ATGTTCCACTAGATCCTGATGTTCCTGAAGATCCTGAAGATCCTGAAGATCCACTAGATCCACTAGATCCTGATGTTCCGCTTGATCCTGATGTTCCTGATGTTCCACTTGAACCTGATGTTCCTGATGTTCCTGAAGATCCTGATGTTCCTGAAGATCCACTAGATCCACTAGAACCTGATGTTCCTGAAGAACCCGAAGAACCTGATGTTCCCGAAGAACCTGATGTTCCACTAGATCCTGATGTTCCAGATGTTCCTGAAGATCCTGATGTTCCACTAGATCCTGATGTTCCACTTGAACCTGAACTACCAGAAGTTCCACTAGTTCCTGAAGAACCACTAGATCCTGATGTTCCGCTTGAACCTGATGTTCCTGATGTTCCTGAAGATCCGCTTGAACCTGATGTTCCTGATGAACCACTAGAACCCGAGCTACCAGAAGTTCCACTAGTTCCTGAAGAACCACTAGATCCTGATGTTCCACTTGAACCTGATGTTCCACTTGAACCTGATGTTCCTGAAGATCCACTAGATCCTGATGTTCCACTTGAACCTGATGTTCCTGAAGATCCTGAAGATCCACTAGATCCTGATGTTCCACTTGAACCTGAACTACCAGAAGTTCCACTTGAACCTGATGTTCCTGAAGATCCTGAAGATCCTGAAGATCCTGATGCTCCACTTGAACCTGAGCTACCAGAAGTTCCACTAGTTCCTGAAGAACCACTAGATCCTGATGTTCCTGAAGAACCTGATGTTCCACTTGAACCTGATGTTCCTGAAGATCCACTAGATCCTGATGTTCCACTTGATCCTGAAGATCCTGATGTTCCACTTGATCCTGATGTTCCTGATGTTCCAGAAGATCCTGATGTTCCACTTGAACCTGAACTACCGCTAGTTCCTGAAGTTCCTGATGTTCCACTAGATCCTGAAGATCCACTAGATCCTGATGTTCCACTAGATCCTGATGTTCCTGATGTTCCACTAGATCCTGAAGATCCACTAGATCCTGAAGATCCACTAGATCCTGATGTTCCGCTTGAACCTGATGTTCCTGAAGATCCTGATGTTCCACTAGATCCTGAAGATCCACTAGATCCTGATGTTCCACTAGATCCTGATGTTCCACTTGAACCTGATGTTCCTGATGTTCCAGAAGATCCTGATGCTCCACTTGAACCTGAAGATCCACTAGATCCACTAGATCCTGATGTTCCACTTGAACCTGATGTTCCTGATGTTCCAGAAGATCCTGATGCTCCACTTGAACCCGAACTACCGCTAGTTCCTGAAGAACCTGATGTTCCACTAGATCCAGATGTTCCGCTTGAACCTGATGTTCCTGATGTTCCTGAAGAACCTGATGTTCCTGAAGATCCGCTAGAACCTGATGCTCCTGAAGATCCACTAGAACCTGATGTTCCTGAAGATCCACTAGAACCTGATGTTCCTGAAGAACCTGATGTTCCTGAAGATCCACTAGATCCTGAAGATCCTGATACTCCGCTTGAACCTGATGTTCCGCTAGATCCTGATGTTCCGCTAGATCCTGATGTTCCTGATGTTCCTGAAGATCCTGAAGAACCAGATGCTCCACTAGATCCACTAGAACCTGATGTTCCACTTGAACCTGATGTTCCACTTGAACCTGAAGATCCTGATGTTCCACTTGAACCTGATGTTCCTGAAGATCCTGAAGATCCTGATGCTCCACTTGAACCTGAACTACCGCTAGTTCCTGAAGATCCTGATGATCCTGATGATCCACTAGATCCTGATGTTCCTGAAGATCCTGATGTTCCTGATGTTCCTGATGTTCCACTTGAACCTGATGTTCCACTTGAACCTGATGTTCCTGAAGATCCTGAAGATCCTGAAGATCCTGAAGATCCTGAAGATCCTGAAGATCCTGATGCTCCACTTGAACCTGAACTACCGCTAGTTCCTGAAGAACCTGATGTTCCGCTAGATCCTGATGTTCCTGAAGAACCACTTGAACCTGATGTTCCTGAACTTCCTGATGTACCACTTGAACCAGATGTTCCTGAGCTACCGCTAGTTCCTGAAGAACCACTAGAACCTGATGTTCCAGAAGAACCTGAACTACCGCTTATTCCTGATGTTCCTGAGCTACCGCTTGTTCCTGAAGATCCACTTGAACCTGATGTTCCTGAAGATCCGCTAGATCCTGAAGAACCTGATGTTCCTGATGAACCGCTAGATCCTGAGCTACCGCTAGTTCCTGAAGATCCTGATACTCCGCTTGAACCTGAAGAACCCGATGTTCCGCTAGATCCTGAGATACCTGATGTTCCAGATGAACCCGAAGTTCCACTAGATCCACTAACCCCCGATATACCAGAGGTTCCCCTTGTACCTGAAGATCCACTAGATCCTGATGTTCCACTAGATCCAGATGTACCGCTTGAACCTGATGAGCCTGATAAGCCTGATGTTCCACTAGATCCTGATGTTCCTGAAGAACCTGATGTTCCTGAAGATCCACTAGAACCTGATGTTCCTGAAGATCCACTAGATCCTGATGTTCCTGAAGAACCAGATGTACCGCTTGAACCTGATGTTCCTGAAGATCCACTAGATCCTGATGTTCCTGAAGAACCAGATGTACCGCTTGAACCTGATGTTCCTGAAGATCCACTAGATCCTGATGTTCCTGAAGATCCACTAGATCCTGATGTTCCTGAAGATCCGCTAGAACCTGATGTTCCACTAGATCCAGATGCACCGCTTGAACCTGATGAGCCTGATGTTCCTGAAGATCCACTAGATCCTGATGTTCCTGAAGAACCAGATGTACCGCTTGATCCTGAAGATCCTGAAGATCCTGATGTTCCACTAGATCCTGATGTTCCTGAAGAACCTGACGTTCCTGAAGATCCACTAGATCCTGATGTTCCTGAAGAACCGCTAGATCCTGATGTTCCACTAGATCCTGATGTTCCTGAAGATCCTGAAGTTCCACTTGAACCATCTATTCCTGATGTTCCTGAAGATCCGCTAGAACCTGATGTTCCACTAGATCCAGAAGTTCCTGAAGAGCCATCTATTCCTGAAGTTCCTGATGTTCCACTAGAACCTGATGTTCCACTAGATCCAGAAGTTCCTGAAGAGCCATCTATTCCTGAAGTTCCTGATGATCCACTTGTTCCTGAAGTTCCATCTATTCCCGAAGTTCCACTTGAACCTGAAGTTCCACTTGAACCGTCTACTCCAGAAGTACCTGAAGATCCTGATGTTCCCGAAGATCCACTTGAACCCGAGCTACCACTAGAACCTGATGTTCCTGAAGAACCATCTATTCCACTTAAACCCGAAGTTCCACTAGAACCATCTGTTCCTGAAGTTCCATCTATTCCTGAAGTTCCTGAAGAACCATCTGTTCCTGAAGTTCCATCTATTCCTGAAGTTCCTGAAGAACCATCTGTTCCTGAAGTTCCATCTATTCCTGAAGTTCCACTAGAACCATCTGTTCCTGAAGTTCCATCTATTCCTGAAGTTCCACTTGAACCATCTGTTCCTGAAGTTCCATCTATTCCTGAAGTTCCACTTGAACCATCTGTTCCTGAAGTTCCATCTATTCCTGAAGTTCCACTAGATCCTGATGTTCCCGAAGATCCTGAAGTTCCACTAGATCCTGATGTTCCTGAAGAACCATCTGTTCCTGAAGTTCCATCTATTCCTGAAGTTCCACTTGAACCATCTGTTCCTGAAGTTCCATCTATTCCTGAAGTTCCACTTGAACCATCTGTTCCTGAAGTTCCATCTATTCCACTAGTTCCACTTGAACCATCTGTTCCTGAAGTTCCATCTATTCCACTAGTTCCTGAAGATCCTGATGTTCCTGAAGAACCAGAAGTTCCACTTGAACCATCTATTCCTGAAGTTCCACTTGAACCATCTGTTCCTGAGGTTCCATCTATTCCACTAGTTCCACTAGAACCATCTGTTCCTGAAGTTCCATCTATTCCTGAAGTTCCTGAAGAACCATCTGTTCCTGAAGTTCCATCTATTCCACTAGTTCCACTAGAACCATCTGTTCCTGAAGTTCCATCTATTCCTGAAGTTCCTGAAGAACCATCTGTTCCTGAAGTTCCATCTATTCCACTAGTTCCTGAAGATCCTGATGTTCCTGAAGAACCAGAAGTTCCACTTGAACCATCTATTCCTGAAGTTCCTGAAGTTCCATCTATTCCAGAAGTTCCTGAAGAACCATCTATTCCTGAAGTTCCACTAGAACCATCTATTCCTGAAGTTCCACTAGAACCATCTGTTCCTGAAGTTCCATCTATTCCTGAAGTTCCTGAAGAACCATCTGTTCCTGAAGTTCCATCTATTCCACTAGTTCCACTAGAACCATCTGTTCCTGAAGTTCCACTAGATCCTGATGTTCCTGAAGAACCATCTGTTCCTGAAGTTCCATCTATTCCACTAGTTCCACTAGTTCCACTTGAACCATCTGTTCCTGAAGTTCCACTTGAACCATCTGTTCCTGAAGTTCCATCTATTCCTGAAGTTCCACTTGAACCATCTGTTCCTGAAGTTCCATCTATTCCACTAGTTCCACTAGTTCCACTTGAACCATCTGTTCCTGAAGTTCCATCTATTCCCGAAGTTCCTGAAGAACCATCTAATCCTGAAGTTCCACTAGAACCATCTATTCCCGATGTTCCACTAGATCCATCTAATCCTGAAGTTCCTGAAGTTCCATCTATTCCAGAAGTTCCTGATGTTCCATCTATTCCAGAAGTTCCTGAAGAACCATCTATTCCTGAAGTTCCACTAGAACCATCTATTCCCGAAGTTCCACTTGAGCCATCTATTCCGGATGTTCCGGATGTTCCGGATGTTCCACTAGAACCATCTAATCCTGAAGTTCCACTAGAACCATCTAATCCTGAAGTTCCTGAAGAACCATCTAATCCCGAAGTTCCTGAAGAACCATCTATTCCTGAAGTTCCACTAGATCCGCTTGAACCACTTATTCCCGAAGTTCCTGAAGAACCACTTATTCCCGAAGTTCCTGAAGAACCATCTATTCCGCTTAAGCCTGAAGTTCCACTAGAACCGTCTATTCCTGAAGTTCCACTAGAACCGTCTATTCCTGAAGTTCCTGAAGTTCCACTAGAACCATCTATTCCTGAAGTTCCACTAGAACCATCTATTCCTGAAGTTCCGCTAGAACCATCTGTTCCACTTAAGCCTGAAGTTCCACTAGAACCATCTGTTCCACTTAAGCCTGAAGTTCCACTAGAACCATCTGTTCCACTTAAGCCTGAAGTTCCTGAAGAACCATCTATTCCTGAAGTTCCACTAGTCCCAGAAGAACCTGAGGTACCACTTGAACCTGATGTTCCTGCTCCTCCTAATACTGATACAGTAACAAAGTTATTTGAAGATGTAACTGAACTAATACCGGATCCCGTAAAATTAATACCGGTAGCTCCTGTAGCCACTTGTCCGGTTGGTCCGTATATTGCTATAGCAGATCCACCAGATCCACCTGGTATTGTAACTGTTACTTTTTCAAATTCTGCACCATCACCAGCTACTGTAACACCAGCACCAGTAAATCCAACATACCAAGCTCCATTAAATTGTTGTCCTGTAGGACCTACAATTACTGGAACATAATCTGAGATGTTCTGTGCATCTAAATTGGTTTGAGCTATATCAGATCCTGCAGGAAGACTAGGATAAACTTGTGAAGACACGTTCCATCCATAAGCTCTGTTAGATGTTTGTTGACTTATAGCATTTTGTATAGCATCTGTAGGTATTCTATTAAAAGCTGAATATGGGGCTTCCTCATCAAATTGTACATAGAAAGAAAGTGTAGTACCATCTCCAACAACATCAGAAATATATGTGATTCTCCAAAGATTAAATACGCCTGATAAATAATAACTAGTGTTAGCATCAGTAGCTAGATTAACTATCTGAAATCCCTCTGTTATATCTGTATTGTCATAAGCTCCGTTTACATCCAAATATGTAGATCCAGGACAGTAGTAAAGCCCATCAGAGAATACTATAGTTAAAGTAGTTCCGGTAGCTGTACCTGTTGCATTATTGCTTAATATTGCAGTGTTCGCTCCATAATTTACACTTAATATAGTTGTACCAGGTGGAAAATTACTATTAGATACTTCTAATCCAGGATAGAGCAGATTCGTATCAGTTATACCGCTAATATTAGCATTACCTGAAGCTACGTCTGCTGTGGGGTTAACTGCAATGTATTGAGAAAACCCCGGTATGGTAATTTGTCCGGTTATTAAATTAGGTCTAGCCACAGATTAATTTCTTTATATTTATTTGTCTTATTGTATATATTCTTCTTCTTTTAATTAGAAATCTAATCTTACGAGATTACTTAATGATGGATTCATTGCTGCAAAGTTAAATACATGAAAGTTAGATGATGTATTTAAAGTTAATGTAGCCGCCTGCGTTGCACCTGTTGATATTGTCCTAACTAAAAATACAGGATAAAATTGATTTTGAGCAGTACTATTCGCTCCACAACCATTTGTTGCACCAATAGGAGTAGTTACTGCTAATGTTTGCCCAGATCTAGCTCCTGTTGCATATAATACAGACAATAATTGGCAATCAGCACTTGCGGGTGCTGTTATAGTCAGTGCTGCTGCTGTAGGTGTTCCCACTGTAAATCCTAGAGAATAAGCTGCTTCTTTACCTGAAAGTGCCCCACTGTCCACAGTATTTACTGTGAAGGTGTTTGCATTTACTACACTAATAGTACCATTGAAATTATCAGCATTTGCGTTTCTCACAATGATCATATTACCATCAGATCTTCCGTGCGAGTTATGTGTGATTGTTAGAGTTGTTCCAGATCTAGACCAATCAAGTCCAATGTTAACGCTTGAACTTGAGGCTATCCAGCATTCTATATCCGAATTAAGATATGTTCTGTATCTAGAAACTGAATTATAAAGAATAGCTGTTCCTACTCCTGATGTACCACTTGAGCCACTAGATCCTGATGTTCCACTAGATCCTGAAGATCCTGAAGATCCTGAGCTACCCGAAGATCCTGATGTTCCACTAGATCCTGATGTTCCACTAGATCCTGATGTTCCTGAAGATCCACTATATCCTGATGTTCCACTAGATCCTGATGTGCCACTTGAACCATCTATTCCTGAAGTTCCTGAGCTTCCACTATATCCTGAAGTTCCACTAGATCCACTTGTTCCACTAGATCCTGATCCACTTGTTCCACTAGATCCTGAGCTTCCACTAGATCCTGATGTTCCACTAGATCCATCTATTCCTGATGTTCCGCTTGAACCTGAAGTTCCTGAAGAACCATCTATTCCCGAAGTTCCCGAGCTACCACTATATCCTGAAGTTCCACTAGATCCTGAGCTTCCACTAGATCCTGATGTTCCACTAGATCCTGATGTTCCACTAGATCCATCTATTCCTGATGTTCCACTTGAACCATCTATCCCTGAAGTTCCTGAAGAACCATCTATTCCCGAAGTTCCTGAGCTACCACTATATCCTGAAGTTCCACTAGATCCTGAAGTTCCACTAGATCCTGAAGTTCCACTAGATCCTGATGTTCCACTAGATCCATCTATTCCTGATGTTCCACTTGAACCATCTATCCCTGAAGTTCCTGAAGAACCATCTATTCCCGAAGTTCCCGAGCTACCACTAGATCCTGAAGTTCCACTGGATCCCGAGCTTCCACTAGATCCTGATGTTCCGCTAGATCCTGATACTCCATCTACTCCTGATAAACCACTAGTTCCACTTGAACCATTTATTCCTGAGGTTCCACTTGAACCATCTATTCCAGAAGTTCCACTAGATCCTGAGCTACCACTAGATCCTGAGCTACCACTAGATCCTGATGTTCCACTAGATCCTGATGTTCCACTAGATCCACTTGTTCCACTAGATCCACTTGTTCCACTTGAACCATCTATTCCAGAAGTTCCACTTGATCCATCTATTCCAGAAGTTCCACTAGATCCTGAACTACCGCTAGATCCTGATGATCCACTAGTTCCACTTGTTATACCAGGAGCGGATGTACCCGATGTTCCATCTATTCCTGATGTGCCACTAGATCCTGATGTGCCACCTATTCCTGATGTTCCACTAGATCCTGAACTACCATCTATTCCTGTTATACCGCTTGTTCCACTAGATCCTGATGTTCCGTCTATTCCTGATGTTCCACTAGATCCTGATGTTCCGTCTATTCCTGATGTACCACTAGATCCTGATGTACCACCTATTCCTGATGTTCCACTAGATCCTGATGTGCCGTCTATTCCTGATGTACCACTAGATCCGCTTGTTATACCTGGAGTGGATGTTCCTGATGTTCCACTAGTTCCTGATCCTGATGTACCGCTAGAACCAGAACTTCCGTCTGTTCCACTTATTCCACTAGTTCCACTAGTTCCTCCTATTCCTGATGTTCCTGATGAACCACTTATTCCTGATGTGCCGCTAGTTCCATCTGTTCCTTGATTTCCTTCTAAAGAAAACATACTAAATCCTGTGTCACCATCGGTGATATCTACAATACCTGATCCTCCTCCTTGGTATACTACCTTTACCCAATACTGATCACCAACAGCTGCATTCAAAATACCAGTAATAGTAATTATATCAGATGGTATTACACCAGATGCAACATCTTCTAATGTTGTAAATCCTTTAAAATTTGTTATCTCTACTGGTGTTGTTGTATCCTTCCATAAGCTACTAGATAAAAAACTATAAGATCCCGAAGACGCATGTTCCAATCCAACTTTGTATGATATAAAATATGTTCCGGCTTTTAAAACCTCAACATATACACCAGTTGTCGAAGAGATTGTAAAAGTCCCTACTGTAAAATATGAACTATCAATAAGATTTGTGGTGTCAAAATTTATAGGCTTAAATCCACCTTGTGATATTTGTTGTGATGTGCTAAGTTTAGATAAATCTACATATCCCATAGGTGTAGGCGTTCCTACTGCTCCTGTTGCTCCGGTAGCTCCCGTTTCACCAGTTCCCGTAGCTCCAGTAGCTCCAGTATCTCCAGTAGCTCCAGTAGCTCCTGTTTCCCCTGTTGCTCCTGTTGCTCCAGTATCGCCAGTAACACCTTTAATATTAGATTGTAATTGCCAAATTCCCCCTATTTTTTCGTATACATCTCCAGTAACACCGTCTAAGTATAAGTCTCCTTCGCTTCCTGTTCCTATAGAAGGAGCACCAGATCCTGTGTACCAATTAGTTCCAGTAGCTCCAGTAGCTCCAGTAGGTCCGGTAGAACCTGTAGATCCAGTGGCACCATTACTTCCTGCTGTTCCCGTAGATCCAGTAGGTCCAGAAGGTCCAGAAGGTCCGGTAGCACCAGTAACACCAGGAGCTCCTGCGGATCCTTTTGCTCCATTAGGACCAGTAGGTCCTGTATCACCTGTTGGTCCGGTTGTTCCGGTTGTTCCTGTAGCTCCTGTTCCAGTAGCTCCAGTAGCTCCTGTGATTCCTGCACCAGTTGCCCCGGTAGCACCGGTAGCACCTGTTGTTCCTGTAGCTCCTGTTCCTGTAGCTCCTGTAGGTCCAGCTCCTGATCCTGTAGGTCCTGTAGGTCCTTGTGATCCTATTATAGAAACCCAAGCTCCTGTTCCATTAACACCGCCTGACATAGTTCCAGATGTCACACTGACAGGTACACTTCCTGATATTGTTATAGTGTCTCCGTTTGCTGTTGCACCTAATCCAGGTAATGCTAGGATTGTAACTGTATTTAGATTTGATTCTGCTAAACAAGGACCAGTGGCGTTAGTAAGTATAGCATTTACTAAATTTTCTGATGTTAAAACATTATCATTATTCCATTGAACTTGTCCTGCTGTTGCTCCATTATATAAAACTGCTATATCCTGTCCATTTGCACCAGAACCCACAGTAAATGAGAATGACGATAATACCTCTCCATAATTTAAATAAACCTCATAGTCATCTCCAATAAACCTTACCTGTCCGGGTTCTCCAGGTTTAATTGTTTCGTCTATATAAGTTCGGTCTAGGATTAATTTTAATCTTCCTCCATTGTTACTGTCACCTACTATTAAGTTTCCTCCAATAAAGGCATTAGCAGTTGTAATTAATCCGTTTACTAATATTTCTCCATTGCTTCCATTTAATTGAATAGAAGAATTACCATTGATAGGCAATCTTATGGTGTCTGCTTTTATTGCACCAGTATTAATTTTACCAGTAGGGAAATTTAATGTCTTATTCTGTATTGAAATACCAAATGCTGAATTTATAAGAAGTAATCCCTCTTGTAATTGTGCAAAATTGGCATTAGTGATAGAATTATTGACTCCTATGGTATTAGAAGCCAGGAGTTGTTTTATCGTTATTTGATTAAGTTCCTTCATCCCGGACTATTTTGTTTATGATATATATCCTAACGAATAATATCAATCTTATCTCAGGAGACTTTCTACTTCTTTATAGTATTCTTTGAATTTACTAGGAAAAAACTCAATCAGTTCTTTTATCTCTCTATTAGAGATTTCGTTCTTCTCTTTTATAAAATCTATGATCTCTTCCTTGTATTTATTTTCTAATTTCTCTTTCTCTTTCTTAAGAGTCTTTGTCCAAATCCAAGATGGAGTACTTTTATGCTTGTGTGTGATAAAAACCTTCCAGAAGTCAACAACCTTTGAGGGATTTATTTTTATATGATTGAAAGAATTAGCTTGTAAAGGATATGCAATAGAACATATCCTGTTTATCATAAATAAATTTCTAGCTTTATCTCTATCTGGAATTTTATCCCAGTTCTTAGAATGAAAAGCTTTAATTATATCGAAAGGATTATTCATATCACTTAAATAAATCAAAAGGATCAAATCCTCTAGGTGGTGTTGACTCTCTAGCCCATGGTGAATTGTCAATCATTTCTTTTTTGTCAATCTTAACTTCGAATTTTTCTTTTGCATCTAATTCTTGAACATGAGATCTAAGTCCTTCCACTATATTATGTGGTAATGATTTACTATTTAGCCAAACTAATCTGGCATTCTCTTCGTAGAATTTTTTAAATTGATCTCTGTTTTCTTTATTATCGGTCTGTGATATTAGTCTTAAAGATAATCCTGCGATCCAACCAAGAAAATCTTCGTTATCCCAAATTTCTTCTAGACTGAATTTGGACCATTCAGTTTCCACATAAAGATCCCAAATCTTCTGTGCTTTACCTTCTGCAATATTTGAATTCTTACCGTTTTTTGTTTTGTAAGGAAAAACACCAGGAACATCATCTTTTTTATCTCCCATAAGGATTTTTTTAAAGACGTATTCTTTAATATCTATTTTTTCAACAATACAAGAAGAGATTAGCTTATCTAATTTATCATCATTAGATCCAGAAGCTGGTGTGACATCAAATATAGTGGGTTCTTCAACTTGATTAATAGACCAATCTTGTGATACCACTAACTTATTATTTTTTGAATTGGTATTCCATATACCAGTCCATCTTTTTCCGTTATATTCTACAAGCTGGTGCATATCCTTATCTCCACTTATTACTATAACGCAATCTTCTGAATCTTTTAAATAATCACACCAAGCCCAAATTAAATCGTCGCCTTCCGCACCTCTATAAGAGCTATAAATAAATCCACTCTCTTCTAAATATTCGGAAAATTCGTCCATGAGTTTAAAGAAAGATCCCCAGTCAACTCCTTCGCCTTTTATTCTACTCTCTTTATATACACTTCGTGTTATTTTATAATCTTTTCTCCAAGATCTAGAGTCTTTACAAAACACTATACGATTTATATTAGGTATTTGATTTAATGAGTAGCATAAATCTGTTATCACCTTTCTTATAAACATATTTCTTTCTGCCTCAGAAGATAAAACGTCTCCTGGATTTTTGCTACCAAATCCAGAAAAAACCCCGAACGTCTTGTGAAATATGTAGTTTCCGTCTATTAGTATCGTTACCATATTTTAAAAATCTTCATTTGTTATCATTATATCATAGTCTGAAAATTTAAAAAAATCCTTCTGGTCTGCAATTAATCTTCTTTCGACATCATCTGCATCATTTCTTTCTTTTAATCTTTTGACTCTTGTATCCTCTGGAGGATTTAAATAAATAACAAAAGAATCAGCTCTAAAATTCTCAGGTAAGCTTTTAAGTCCTGCAGGGCTTAAAATAAAAAGATTTTTTATTAAAAACTCCCCTTTAGAAATTCCATATTTCCATTCATTAAATTCTTGTAGTTCTAAAAATATGTCTCTATTAGATTCAAAAAAATCAACATCTCTATAATAATAGTCAATTCCTTCTTTCTCTCCTTCCCTTGGAGGTCTGCTAGTAAAAGATACACCATAATCAAATCCTCTTTCAACCATTTTTTTTCTTAGAAAATCTTTTCCTGATCCTCCTGGTCCTACTATTATAATTTTACCTTTCATATTTCATATTTTGTATAGTATACTAAGCATTATCATTATATTTCTTAATTAATGCATAGTTTACTGGTCATTTTTAGACTATTTTGCTGGTCATTTTTAGACTATTTTGTATAGTATACTACTCGCTAAGTGAGAAAATCTAAGGTAACGAGTAGTATACTGATCATTTGTTCATTGTCCCTTGCAAACTGAATACTAATGCTAATAGACTTGTAATAGGGTCTATGACTTGACTTCTTTCTGCCTGGTGCTTAGCACTAAGAATTATTATATTAGGAATAAGTCCTAATTTACTAGGATGTTTCTCTGTCAGCCAATTTATAAATTCTGAATCTAACGAAGACATAGCTTCATCAACCTTTCCTGAATAATGTCCAATAATGTATTGATAATTCTTTAAAGGATCTGGCGAACTCATTATAAGATTAAAAAGATCCTCGTGATCAAATAGAGCCTCATTAATTTTCTGTTCTGTAAGATCTGTCACTCCATCAATATTCCATCTTTGAATTGTATTCAAAGCTGATCTCATATCCGGAAAATATTTTTTAGTAAATAACTTTAATGTTCTGTCATTGTGTGCTATTTCCATAGCTGAAAGAATTTTAGAAATTCTTTCTTGCCACTGTGTCTGTATTTCAGCCTCTTCTTCTTTAGATACTGGATCAAAATCATAAACTTCAAATCTTGATTTTATAGCATCTGGTATTTTACTTATATAATTACACGTAGCAACAAATCTTGTTGTCTTAGCATATTTCTCAATTGTACCTCTTAAAGCTTTATAGAACTGATCTGATGCACCGTCAAACTCATCTAGTACTACTATCTTTATTCGATTCTCTCCGTCAAGGATAGAAACAGTAGAACAGAAATCATGTACCTTAGTTCTTATTGTTTCAACTGAGCTCTCATCAGATACGTTTATAAAAATATAGGGATGATTCCTTATCAGAATTTTAGCCATACTAGTTTTACCAGATCCTGGTGATCCAGCTAATAAAACATTTTGTTGAAGTCCGTTTTCGAATGATCCTTTAATCCTTTCTGGAAGGATCATATGTTTTAATTCTTTTGGCCTTAATTTTTCCGTTAATAATTCTTGTATCATTTATTTACATTTTTCTTTTAAATCGTCTGCTTGGTCTTTATCATGTCTAATCTCTACAAATCTAGGTAAAAATAACGACCAGTTGTTGTTCTTGTCATTAATTATAACATTATATAAAACCGAGCACACTTTGTTTATGTGCGAATCGGGATCTTTACTTAATTCTTTTAAATCTAAATCTGTAAATCCCGATCCAACTTTTACTTTAAGTGTTCCTGACAAATCTTTACAAAAGAATCCACCAATAAAACCCTCTCTTTTTCCTTCTCCTGGATACCAGCCAGTGATTACTAAATCACATTCATTTACTTCTTTTAATTTAATCCAATTTTTAGATCTTTTACATTCGTATACATGTTCTGGATTTTTAAGAATAACACCCTCCCCACCATTATATACGATCTTCTTATAGTAAGCGTATATGTCTTCTTTTTCTGTAGTCAAGAAAGAATCTGCAAGTGTTAGTGAAGTGGTCTTATATGTACTAAAAACTCCCTCTAACGTAGACCTTCTGATACTAAAAGGAATGATACCTTTACCCGTCTTAAGAGTATCTGCATATTCTAAATCAAATACATTATAGATTAGATCATCACCTATAGCATTCATGGGCTTACCCTTTAACATTTGTGTGACTTTGCCAGATACACTTTTTCTATTCAGATCTGTTAGCTCGCCATCAAAAAACCAATCACCAGGTAATCCTGAATTTTTAATTAAGGACAAACATTCATTTCCGATTTTTTCTAAATACTGATTTGGAATTTCATTAAATGCTCTAGTGTAGAATTTAACCTCATTGCCAGAAACAAAAGCTATCACTCGTACGCCGTCGTATTTTTCCTCACAAATAATATGACTCCATTTTTTTATTTCGTCTTCATCATCTTGAGCTAACATTAGACTTGGATCTGGTATAATTTCTTTACCAAAAGATTTATTGATGAGCTTAGCTCCTATACCAATATTAAGTCTTTTGGTTAGAACTTTACATAATACTTTTCTTTCCTCTACAGAAAGAGGAAAACAATTAACTAATTCAAAAGCTTCTTCTCTAAACTTATCATTTGCTGCAGGTGCTATAAAAAGTCTTTCTGTTAGATCTTTAAATCTTTCAAATATGTCTTGGTCAGCAGAAACTAGATATGGACTTTCTTCCAAAACCTCTAGTTTATGTAATTTGGTAGTTAAAAATGGGTCTAACGCAACCTTAAGAAGATATTCTAATTCTTTCGAATAGTTATTTTTAATTAAATCTTGCTTGATTTTTTGAGAACCGTTTCCTGACAAACATTCAATTTCTAATAAAATTTTAAGCTCTTTTTGCATCCGATATATTTTAAACAAATGTAGAAATACCTACTAAATAATAAAAATGATTTCTATTATTATACTTGTTATAAAATACTAAGTTTCTTAAATAGATGCTTCTTCTTCTTCTGCTCCAGTTTCACCTTCTGCTCCCGTTGCTCCTTCTGCTGCTCCAGTTGCTCCTTCTGCTGCTCCAGTTGCTCCTGCTTTTACTTCCTCCTCTGCTTTTTTAACATAAAATTTGTTCATCTTAATATCATCATTAGATAAATCTAACCATCTTTCTATTAAGTAATCCTGATTGAAATATTGAACTTCTTCTTCATTTATTGTTTCTTTTACCTCTCCTAAAGCAGTTACAAAATCTACTTTTTTAATTAGTTGTTCAATCTCTCTAGATTCACCAAACATGTTATCGCTTTCAAACTTAACACCTATTTGACTTCTAAATTCTGCATCGTCTTTAAGATGTGGAAATTCTAAACACATTTGGATCCATAATGGCTTAACCATAATTTCCTGAAAGATAGATCTTAGTCTTGTTATAAATTTAGAAAATCTAACTTCATCCCTTTCTGCACCATCTGCACCAGATTTAAATGTATTGCTACTACTAACACCGAATCTAGAAGAGAATCTATTGTATGGAATTTTTGAATCCTGTCTTAATTTATTATAGAAATAAACCACAGAATCCATTACGTTCAGATTTGGTCCTTGTCCGTTAATTGTTTCCACTTTTACTGATTCGCCACCACTTTGTGGAAAAAGATAATTTTTATAAAATTGTAAATCGGGTCTTCCATTTATAGATAATTCACCTGATGTGGTATCGAGTTTAATATCCTCTTTGTAAACTGACATAAGTTCTCCTAAAGTCTCTTTAGCTTTTTGTGGAGCTTTACTTCCGATAGGAACTGTCATTTTAATTCTGTACTGGGCATTCATTACGTTCCAGATAATCCTTGAATGCTCCATAATCTTAAGCAAATTGAAAGATCTAATTAATCTTTCCGTATAAGATATTCTTGAAACTGAATTAGCTTTAGAGTAAGAGATATAAATCACCTGTGCATCTAATAATCTTCTTTGTCTAGTAGTTTCACCATAGTACTGCCACCAGATAGTTTCTCTTGTGCCATCAGGTTTTTTTTCTATAGCTGGTGTAAGACTTATAGCATCTAATTCTTTAAATCCCACAATTTCTTTTCCGTCACTAGAATAAATGATTTCAAATGCCAAAAATCCCTCAACAATTAATTGTCTAAAATATTGCCATCCCGTTATACCGTTGCAAAAATTATGAAGGACATAAAGTTTTCTGAAATTGCCTCTTAAGGATTTTAATACGTCATCCTTTAATTCCATATTAATGGTTGCAGGATGACAGAAGAAGTTCTTCTCATCGTAAACTATACCTTCATCACAAATAGTGTCTAAGATGTATTCTATTTCAGCATTAAGTGCAAATGTTCTAAGAAAATCTCTTTTGAATGGATAATCTTTATCAAAGTATGCTATGTATTTTTTATTTGTGGTATCCTGTGCAGCTATACTATAAATAAAATCTTCGTCATCTCCAGAGAATCCAAATCTTTCTCTCATATTAGCTTCTGAAATACCTATAGCCATAGAATCCTCTATTACCATATCTTTATATTCCATACCAAAAGATCCTAAACCACTAATTGATTTTAATATCCTTGAGATATTAGGATTAAACTTTCCAATATTATCTAGAAATCCTGCCATATTTTTTTATAGTGTAAATTCTTCTCCTCCTTCTTCTTCTTCAGCTGGTGCTTCACCTGTTGCTCCTTCAGCTGGTGCTTCGTCTTCAGTTGGTGTTCCGCCTGTTGCTCCTGCAGCTTCTTTTTTCTTATCAGCAGCTTCTTCTTTAGCTTTTTTGTTATCGGAAATATCTTGGTTATTCATTCCTAGAAATCTATCAACTAAGAAATCCATACTGAAGTATTTTTTACCTTCGGAATTTAGTAGACCTGAAATTTTTATAACCTGATCCTTTCTTGCTACCATTACCTCCATATCCTTGGCTTCTCTAAACATATTTTCCTTAACGTAGTCTAGTCCGAATTCAGATTTTAGAATGTAATCGGTTTTTAGATTAGGAAAATCTAAACAGAATTGAACCCATAATGGTTTCATTAAAATATCTTGGTATATTGACCTTAATCTGTTTATAAATTTACCGAATCTAATTTCTTCTTGGTCTAATCCTTCTGCAGTAAATGTAATAGTACCTTCTGATCCTGATTCTTCCCTACCGAATCTAGTAGCAGGTATTTTAGAATCCATCCTTAATTTATTTGCAAAATATTTTAATACCGTAGTATCGGAGAATGCGGTAGCATCACCTGCTCCAGCTAAAGGCTGAATATCTGGTGTTCCGTTAGGAGATGAAGGCATTAAATAATTCTTAAAGAATTGTATTTTGGGTTTTCCGTCTACTGATAATTCTCCACTATCAGTATTTAATCTAATATCTTCTTTATAGATTGACATTAACTCTCCAAGAGTCTGTTTAGCTTTTTGCGGAGATTTAGTTCCAATTGGAACTGTCATTGCCATACGATAAGAAGAATTCATTACGTTCCAGATGATTCTGGTGTGTTCCATAATTCTAAGTAAGTTGAATGATCTAATTAATCTTTCAGTATAACTTACTCTACCTGCTGTACCTCCACCTTTAGCATAACTTATATAAATTATCTGCGAATCATAAAGCTTTCTAGTCAAAGATGGGTTATCTGGATATTGAATCCATATGTCTATAAATGATCCGTCAGGCTGTGCTTCTACTGTTGGTACAAGAGAAGCAGGATCTAATTCCTTAAAACCTACTATATTTTTACCTTTCTTATCAAATACTATTTCAAAAGATAATATACCATCGGATAAGAATTTTCTGAATAAGTGCCAAGCTAATATGTCTTGGTTAAATCCAAATAGATTATAGATCTCTTTGTATCTTTTTTGTACTTTATCGTATGTCTCTTCATCAACATCATCGTGCTGCATAAATGAGAAGTAAGCCCAAAAGTTTCTTTCGTCATACACTATAGCTTCATCACAAATAGTATCTAAAATAAATTCAATCTCTGGATTCTGTGAAAAACCTTGTAAGTAATGCTTTTTATTTTTATAATCTTTATCAAAATAAGCTATATACTGCTTAGTTGTTGTATCTGCTCTTCTTAAACCGAATAAGAAAGCCTCATCTTTAATACCTCCTTTTTGTAGGAATTGTGCTTCGCTTACACCTACTGCTTGTGAATTTTTAATCACTAGATCCTCATAAGACATACCAAAACTGCCAACTTTTTTAACGCTATCTATAATAGCACTAAAGAATGTTTTTTTATCATCTGTAAATCCAGCCATTAGATCTGTAAATTTTTCTTATATATCTCATTTAACTGGGTCCCTTCAATTGACCTAGTATCCAGATATACTATTCTAGTCCAATCTTCGTAAGGAATTTCCACAACATCACGAACTTTTTTTAAATCCCATGCTCTATAAGCATGTTTATAGTTTATTCCTTTAAGAATAGTGTCAAGTGTTTCGTAATCTGTTTTTAACAGAACCTGTGATTTAATTTCCCCCCTGCCGATTTTTTCTTGGTTCTTTTCTATGATTTCTTGATAAACACTTTGTATTCTTGTAAAAAAAGGAATTCTAAATTGAGGAGACAGCAATATTAAATCTATACCATAAAATATTGTCTTATCTTCGTAGCTTTTAAAGCCAGTAAAGAATACTATGGGTCTTTTATTAATATATTTTTTAGATTTTTCTAATTGGTCGTTATATTCTAATGAATAAACTTTACCTGACAAAAAACTCGAAGGGTTAAATTGGCTCTTACTATTTACAAATGTTTTAAACCAGTGCATAAAAGAATCCTCGGCTAATGACGAAAGACCAGATACTGATAATTTATAATCTTCAAATTGTGTTTTAAAAGGTTTCATCGCATTATAAAGGTTTCGTTTATAGCTCCAAACTTATAACCTCTAGATTCTGCAAATCTTGTTGCTGCTTCAAACTTACATCTGTTTGTGATCCAAGTTTTGAGTCTTTCATTATAGCTTCTTATTTTCTTTTCCGTAAGATTACCTGTAGGCTCTTTTGGCCTCATATGTAAAGCATACTGATCTTCTGGCTTTATTTCAATTAACCAATTTTCTACCGAGTTATTTTTTAATACCTGGATATAATAATCAACAAAGTATTTATGTTCTTTTTTATCAATTGGACTCCAATAAGGAATACCTGTAGGTTCTGAGCTCCATTTAGTTATATTGGGATTAATATCACAATACTGACAAAATCTTTGTTCCCAAGAGCTTCTATAAATTATATTATGAATATCACCAATATACTTTTCTGGATTAGTAGGGTAGTATTTACCAGACTTCCATTTACCATTCGGCTTTAGTTTTTTGATGTCCATTCACAATTATATATTATAATTGGAATTTTCTTCTCTTACGATTCTTGAAAATGGTATAGTTTTAGGAGCTTTAGGTGGATATATTTTTTTCCATCCTTTCTTCATTCCATTATGTGCTATTTGCGAAATGAAAGCAAAAGGATTATCAGATTTTGCTGGATCGTATCTGTTCCAGTATTTTATTAAATCCTCTAATCCGAATGAGATACAATCTTCGCGATCTTCGTGATCTCTGTATGAATGGGTCTTAGACATTCCGTTTACTATTAAAGTAAACATTTGCACAGTTTCGGATGTGAGTTTTCCTACTTCTTTGCTTTCTTGTAAAGCTCTTTTAAGCTCTTTGTTTTTTACATATATCATTGTGCTTCGGGGCTGTTATTTTGGAGTTTCTCTATTTGATCTTCTAAATTTAATCTTAATTTTTCCAAATTTATCCTCGAATTTCTAATTGTTTCTATACCTATCTTACCGTGTTCTTCGCTAGAAGTTTCCAATTCCTTTATCTTTGCTAGACAATCTTTCAAATCATCTAAAACAAAATTGAGTCTGTTGCCAATACCCTCTTCGGATTTTTGGCCAACAGACTCAATTATTTTCTTCGTAATTACTTTTTTTTTGATGCTCTCCCTGGTGTAGTAGCAAATGCTGCTACAGAATCTGCTTCTGCAAATCTTTTACCATTCTTATTGGAATTTCCGTGAGCATCTGCTAAATTAGCTCTCTCTTCTTTTTCAATAAACTTTTTAGGTACTTCTTTTGATCCTGCAGGAGCTTTTTCAATGTGCGAATTTTTTTGACTCTCTTTAATTGCAAGATTCATATTCTTAAGATCTTGAATAAATTTAGCTGATCCTTTAACAGATCCACTTGGTGCTTTAGCTAAATCTAAATTTTCTAATCCATCAATAAAGTTTTGTCCTTTACCAGCAGATCCTTTAGGAAGTTTTGCTAAATTACTAGCTCCAGATTTTACACTGTTTCCTGTTTCAGATGTTCTTTTACCAGACTTAGGTGTTTTTCCAAAATTAGCATTTGAATCATTATCTATAAATTTAGGAGATGATCCTGTTTTTTTATTAGGAGCAGCAGCCATGTGTTTTTTAGATAAATTCATAACCGATTTATCTTTATAACTACCTCCTTTATTTCCTGGTGCAGATGCTAAATTTTGATTAGATTCATTAGCTAAATCGTCAGTGTATTCAATATCTAAATCAGGAGTTTTAATGTCGTAGTTGTTAACTTCATCAGTAAGATCTTCTACATCAGAGAAGAAATATTCTCCTGTTTTACCCTCTTGGAATAATATAGTGTAAGTCTTAGAGCTTCCGTCTACTCCAATCACTCTGCCTTTAACGCCGTTTCTTTTTACTCTAACCTCAGTATCAATTGGATATCCAAGATCTTCATTCATATTTGAAGAAACGTCTTTAGCTTTATTTTCAAATCTTTCAATTTCTACATTGATTTGATTCCATCTGTCTTTTAAAGATTCGATTTCGTTTTCGATACCTTCTTCTAAAGATATTAGTTCATCAGAATTAGCAATAAGAGGATTTTGTTCCTTAACAACATCTAATTTTCTTAATTCGCTTTCTAAGATATCAATATTCTTAACGATTTCTGTTTTGTCATTTTTCATAACGCTTAAGAAAGCTACTTCGCCATCTAAGAATTCTGTTAAAGATTCAGAGATATCATATTTAATAAAGTCTTTAACGATATTAATAGCTTGAGTAGCATTAGCTTCGTAGATTTTATTTAATTTCATTGCTGGATTAACTGTTTGAACGTAGATAGTTGCGCCAATTTTAAATATATTAGCTTCTACACCTTCATAAACTTTAGATTTAATTTTTTTACCAAAATCCAAATCAATAATCTCATCAGCAACTTTAGCAATAAAAATTGCTTTATTGATCTTGTAGTTTGAATTTTCCAATAAGTTATTAGTTGAAACACTTACTGCAAGCGGTAAATCTTCTTCCTTAATTTCTTTACCATCAAAGAAGATAGTTTTTGATTCATTTGCAAAAGAGATCTCGATTTTATTATTTCCAAGTGTTAATAATATTCTGTTATTCTCAACTCTAACGTCTCTATCAGCTAAGATTGAAGCTTTGTCTTGTAGCTCAGCAGGAACTTCTTCCATTTCGCATTCAAAAATAGTTCCTTCAGATTCTTGAAGTTTTAAGAATTTACCAGAAGAGTAAAATACCACTTCATTTTCGTTAACATATACTGGAGAATAGATATTACTGATCTCGCAAATATTATTGTCAAATCCAACATTAAATTTGCTAGTGCCTTGATTTTCGTAAATTGAAAGGAAACTAACTAAATTTCTAACCATCGGGTTAAATCCAAATCTTTTTAATCCGTGAACTAAAGTATCTGAGCTTCTTTTTTCTGAGGATAACCAATTTTTCATTTGGTCTGTAGCATCTGAAAAAAGTTCTTTTCCTGAATTATTCTTAATAGTCTCGTAAGTTTTTAAAACCTCAACTTCTCTTCTGTTACTTTCAAAAGTATTTGTTAAGTTTTCTAAAACTGGTTTAACTGAATTTTCCCAAGAAAAAGAGCTAAGATCGTTTAACAATTCTTCAATAATAAAGGATTCAGAAATACCTTTTTCTATTAGTAAGTAATTGTATTTTTCTAAAAGAATTTTACCTGCTGGTAATTCATTTAAGCTTGAGTTTCTTAATGCTGAAACAGTATTTAAAACACCAAAGCTGAAAGAAGTTCTTTTAGAAGCTTTAGTTGACATATCTGGAAATGCAGATTCGTTTAAGTGCTGAGCAGTTGAGCCATTAAGAAATGAAGAAGCAACAGGAGCTTGAGAAGCACCTAATCCTGCCCATTCTCTTAAAGAATCAGCTGCTTGCTTAGATGTTTCCATGTTTAATCTGTTGATCTCTGGATTAATATTTTTTTCCATTTTTAATTCGCTTTTTTAGTATATATCTATTCTTTTCTAGATTCCTCTTTGTTATTATTTAATGATCTTTATAATAATAAGTTTCAATCTCGTTTATTTAATTTCCCCCAATAATAACCTCAACATTTACTCTAACTGAATGTGGATTATATAATAACATACCTCCTTCATCAAAGTAAGGGGATTCAATATCACTTCCGTTTGGATCTAAATCCCAACCTCTTCCTAAAAAATATGGGGAAAGATCTGACGGATTCCCCGTTAATAATGTTATATCTGACATTGGTAAATATGATCCATTATAAATTATATTAATAAATCTATTATATACTGGAAGTGTTGATGGGTAACTTGCTTTTATCATTATAAAAGATACCTCTCCTAATCCTTCAGAATTAAGAATAAGACTTGAATTACTGTATATGCACCCATTAAAAGATGTGTAATTATTCAAAATTATATTAGTATCACAAAGACTTATTTCTCTAAGAACCGTAGTGCCTTTTATTACACTCAAGTTACATCTTTGAAATATTGCTCCTTCAAACTGTATTGTATCACATACTATAGGTGGTGTAGCCATTAATTAAAAACAAATATTTCTAGTTCAGTATTATATGTGTTGCTAGGATTACTGAACATAATTCCTCCGAACGATAAATCGGGCGATGCTATTGGTGGATATGTGTGTGGGCTAAATACCGGACTTGGTGGAGTGTTTGAATAATATCCTAAATCCCACCCTTGCCATGGTATTTCTGCTTGTGTTCTGCCTGTTAATATCATTAAATTATGCATTGGGTAGGTGTTTCCTTTATATTCCCAGTATACAAGTCTATCCTCTTCTCGATGATTTTTTTGGTACGTAGCTTTTACCACTATCATTTGAACCTCTCCTTGTGCTTGTCCAATTTCACTTGCTGTTAGTATATAGGTACTTAAAGCATTTAAAGTTATGTTCTTTTTTAATGAACCACCGCAACCACCTAATTCAGAACTCCCTAATGATTCAAGTTTAAAATCACATAAAGATATAGTAGATAGAACGTTTGCACCTTCTTTAATATCTAAATTACACGATTGAAAACTAATCCTCCTATAGACTGCGGGATTACAATCTAGATATTTAATATGAACAGGATTTGTTGTATAAACAGGTTTTATCATCTTAATTTAAAAGGTCCGACTCTGGATTATTTCTAAATCTCTCTCTAATTTTTTTTTGTTCTTCAAAAGAAAGATTAATATCTTTGTATTTATCCGTATCATCTATTTTATTCTCTATATCTTTCACATTTTCTTCTATTGGAATAATAGATACTGGTTCTATAATAATTTTAGGCTCTTCAATTACAGTTTCTTGAGGTATAAATATAATACCTTCCGAATCATTTTTTGTCTCACTGTAATCTATAACATATTCTTTTTTGTGATGTATTCCGCTATTTTCTTCTTGCAGTTTTTGTACTTTTTTCTTGAATAAATTATCCCAGAACTTTTTTAATTTATTCTCTTTTGTTTCTTTTACTATTGCTTCTTGGTTTTTTTGGATTTTTTTCTTAAATAGATTACTCCAAAACTTTTTCAATTTATTCTCTTTCATTTCTTTGTTTTTTTTTATTTCTATTTTGTTTTCTTTATCTTTGGTTATCTCAAAAGCAAAGTTTGCTGCAATAACTAAAGCAATTGCTAAAGGATCAAAAACTAACATTAGTACAATGATATACCAATTCACAACTTGATCTAACGTTTTACCAGTGAGCTCTGCAATATATTTTAAAGGACCTACTTCTTTTGCTAGATCTGAGTTTGATGAAACTCCTAATTTATTCCTTTCAATACCTCCTATTTTATTATTTTTTGATGATATTGAATCATTCATTACAGATATTTCTGAATCCATTCTTTTTATTTCAGAATCAACATCATTAATTTGTTTTCTAATAGCTGTTGTAGATTTTGATTTTTCTATAAGGACATCTTGTGTTGTTTGTAGACCTGTTCTTATTGTAGTAAGCTGCGTTAATCTGCTATTCTTCTGTGAAATCTGTGATTCGTAATTCTTAATCTCTGTTTGAACGACCGCGATATCCTTATCTAATATTTCAATGTTTTTATCCTGATTCTGGACTTTAAATGCAGTTTCTTGATAAGCAGATGAAAGGAAGCCGTAAATTCCAGCAGACGTGATTAAAATCAATATTAAGGTGGCTACAGAGAGATAAGTTTTAAGGAATCCATTAAGTTGTTTCCAGTATTGATAAAGTAATGATGCAGTTACTAATTTTGCAAGTTCTAAGCTTCCCGCTAGAACCATAACTTGTGTGGATGCACCCGCAAACATTTTTCCTAAACCCGATACAGAATAAAAAGCAGCAGATCCAGAAACTGACAGTGCTGAAAGTGTTATTATCCACGGTAACAATTTTTTCTTCATGACATATATATCCACAAAAAAAAGACTAGAAATATTTCTAGTCTTTTGTTATATTAGGGTATAAGGTTTATTATGCTAGCTCCAATCCTTGCTCTGCAGCAGCTAATTGTTGCTCAAGATCTTTAACAACCAAGTTATCTTGTTGAATTAGTACTAATGTCTCTTCAAAAGTTTTCCAAAGAGCTACGAAATTATCAATTCGGCTTTCTCCAGTCCCTTCCATTTTTAAAATAAAATAATGTGAAGCTTCCACCTCTAGGTTATTAAAATAAGCAACGCCATCTTTAATACCTTCTTTTTTTGTTCTCTCTATACTTTTTAAAATCTCTTTAACTCCAAGAGCTTCTTTAGATCTCCACTGAACTCCATTTTTCATGTAGTCTAGAAATACATCTAAAATCTCTGGTGTCATAGACACAGCATATTCTTTTCCTGCTAGACTCTTTTTGTAATCCTCTAGATCTTTTTTGATAGAATTAACTTTATCGTGATCAACATTAGAAAGATATTTTTCGAGAGCAGCTTCGTTTGCTTCTTCTTTAATCACTTCCATTTTCGGTGTTTTCGCTATTTTTGCCATTTTGTATTTTTATATTTTATAGGTTATTTGTAATAGAAAGTTTCTTAAATATTGTTAATTTCTCTGAATTTTTCACATAAATCTATGAACTGGGAAAGGTAATCTTTTAATTCATAATCATGTACTTCAAATGTTTGTATATCAGATGTCTGCTCATTTGCTATACGTATCTTACCAACTTTAGGAACTTCATTATATTTTTCAGCACACATAAACATGTAAGCTGCTATTTGTAATTTATAACTTAATATATCTTCTTCGTCTTTTAAAGAAGTTGATGATTTAAAATCTTCTACTATTAAATTGTATTCCAGATCTCTGTAAACAAAGTCGCACGCACCAGCCCATCCTCCTTTAAATGTTGTGTATAAGAAAGCTTCGTTATCTACAACTTCTAAGATATTTTCCCAAAACTTTTCGTGATAAAAATTCCAAAAAAGATCTCTTCCTTTATCTACGTATTTAGAAAATTTACCCTCATCTCTTCTTGATTCTTCTATTGCAAATATTTGTGCTTTCTTTAACGATCTGTCTACGTTTTTTTCTTTTGCCCATTCAAGAAGAAAAAGTTCTAGCATTCTGTGCATTACATTTCCTCGTTCTGCAGCATCGTGTAATATCTTATCCCATCTCTTATCTCCGAATTGCTTTCTGAGCATTTCGTATTTTTCGTTTTTTAATAATTTAAGCACAGTAGTAACAGATGGCAAAATTAAAGGAGCTTCAGAAGCTCCCTCAACGATATATGCTCTACCCCATGGGTAAGCTTTTCTTGTAATTTCTATATTAGAAGATGGCATCAAATAACGATTTTATTAGACCACCTATCCATGATAAGAATCCGAACTTGTATTGAAGATAACTAATTACTAAGATTAAACCAATTCTATAAAAAATCCATCTCAATGATAATCTTTGAAAAGCTGGAGTGTATGTAATAAGATAAGAAATTGATTTTGGTATTGGTGTTATTTCGGGTAAAATAACTTCAGACAATCCTAATCCAGTAAGATACTCATTTAATGGCTTAGACTCTTCAATAACATATGCAGGTCTTATTTCTTCTGGTGTATCTGGAGAATATATTACTTCTGGCGGAAGATTTACAACAGTATAAATTCTTCCAATCCAATCTACTCTAAGCTTAAATTTATTCCACTCTATAGAACTCATATTATTCTTTATAGTTCTTCTCACAAAGAAATAATTACCTATGTCTATTATAACTCTTTTAAATGGATATTTCATAACTTTTTTCTTAATTTTAGATTATACTATAAGAAAAGTTACATTAATTATTAAAAGTTAAATTAACTCCAGGAAACATTTCTCTGACTTTTAATCTTGCTCTTCTAATTCTTGTAGCTATAGCTCTTTTTTTCATTCCATGTTTATCTGCTATCTCTTGATATTTCATTCTTAGAATTTCTCTATCATAAAGAATGTCTTTATAAATTTCCGGTAGGTCACTCATTTTCTCTATAACATTATCATAAAGATCCTCCATCTCATCATTATCAGTAGTTATATAGTCGCAAGTGGTGTCACCTTGAACTACATTTGAACTTGATCTGAATACATGATCGTCAGAATCATCGGAATTTCTAACCATCTCGTTTATAATAGGCATATACCTATCTTCACATTTTTTAATAACTAAAGATTCGTTCCTAGCTATATTGTAGACCCATGTAGAAAAATTACCTCTAGTTGAATCATACTGAGTGATCTTAGTCCAGATCTTAGCCATTGTGTTAGAAACAGCATCTTCTGCAGCTTCCTGTTCTATTAAAATAGATTTACAATGATTTAATAATCCAGGTTTTATTCTTTTGTATAGTTCTACAAAATCTTTTTCTGATGAGCTTCTCATAAAGCTCTCTGCCAATTCTTGAATGTTTTTTACTGCCATTTTAGTTCCAATTTTTTTAAATTTCTAATCTTTTTATTTCTATTCCTGCTTGTTCAAAAAGTTTAAAAGAATCTGTCTTTCTATAAACTTCCGAGTAAACTATTCTTTTAATTCCTGCCTGAATTATAAGTTTAGCACAATCGAAGCAAGGAGATAGGGTTACATATAATGTAGCGCCTTCCGCCGTATTTGTACTTTTAGCTATTTTCGTTATAGCATTAGCTTCTGCATGTAAAACCGTTGATATGGTGTTGTTATCGCAATCCTCGCATTGATTAGGAAATCCTGAAGGAGTTCCATTATACCCATCAGATATAATTGTACGATTATTGACTATTAGACATCCTACCTGACTTCTTTTACAGTGAGAATTTTCCGACCAAACTTTGGCCATTCTTAAGTACAATAAATCGATCTTATTCTGCTTCTGCAGCGGTAGGCTCTGATTGATCATCAGCTTGTGCTTTTAAAGGTACGACTTCGATTTTATAGCGTTCTACAATAGAAAACACGTCTCTTAGTCTAAAAGCACCAAGGAGATTTAATATCTCATTAACTTCATCTTCCGTAAATCCAATTTTTTCTTCATTTTCTAAATTCTGCAGACATTTTTCATAGTTCGAATATTCCTTAAGGAATTGAGCCGATGCCTGTTTAAGCTCTTTCGAAATCTCATAGTTTTTACTCATACTTTTTTATTTTAGGTTTTATTTTACAAATATAGAAAATACTTTTTATAAAGTAAATCCCCTATTGAAACTTTTTATTAGTTGGAGTAACAATTAAGGGTCCTTGCATAGTGCTATTAAGCTGTGTCAGTAATGATACCATATTTTTCATAGTATCTAACATTTCTTTATTTCCTTCTCCTTCTGTTTTATTTCCTTCAACTTTTTTTTCGTTATTAGTAGTTTCGCTCTTAGGAACTTCTGTAGTGGTACTTCCAGAGCTTCCGTTATCAGAACTAGTATTACTAGTAGTGGTATTAGTAGTGGTAGCAGTATTAGGTTCTGGCTCTTTGGGCTTTTCTACCATTGTGCTTACACTAGATAAATTTTGTGTTGTTGTTTCTATCTTACCCGTAGAAACAGGTAAAGTTTCATTTACTTTATCATTTTTATTATCTATTTTATTTTCTAACTTAGTCTCCTCATTTTTTTTCTCCGGTTCTTTTTTTTCAGTTCCCACAGTAGATCCCGTTACTCCTTTAGGAGCGCCTGTAATATCTTCTGCTTTTTTTTCTGTAAGTTTTTCTGTTTCAGTCTTAGCTTTACTATCTCCAGTTCCTCCAGTTCCTCCAGTTCCTCCAGTTCCACTGGAAGCTCCTGAATCTATACCAAATAAATCCTTAAGCAAATTATTAACTTTACTTTCTTTATTATTATTTACAGTATCTATTTTTGCTGGTTCAGAGTTTACTGTACCTGTACCTCCCGTAATGTTTTTTGTCTCTTCTAATTTAGTTTCTGCTGATGAAACTGCTGGTCCAGTAGTTCCACCAGTAGTTCCTGTAGTGTTTTTTGCTTCTTCTAATTTAGTTTCTGTTGATGAAACTGCTGGTCCTGTAGTTCCTCCTGTGCCTTCTGTAGTACTTGTTTTTTCTACTAACTTAGTTTCTGTAGATGCTCCTGTAGGTCCTGTAGCTGGTACAACATCTCCCTCTTTAGTCATTTTCATTGACTCTATGGATCCGCCTTTAGATTTATCTATAAGCTTAGCTAAATTATCATCATATCTTTTGGACATGTTTACAACGCTTTCACTAGCAAACCCTTCAGCTTCTAGTATTTTAGCAAATGCAGATATTATAGCGTTATTCTCTGGTGTAAAAAGAATTGCAGATTTTTGTACAGTCATTGGGCCACCATCCCCATTAAAATATGATAGAATATCTAAAAATTTATCCAATAATGGATCAAATTTAAGTTTATCATCTTTTACTTTACTATCAAATTCTCCTTTGATTGTATCGTACTTTTCGTACTCTTTTATATTTCTAAGCCCTAAATTTTCTACTATCTGAGTTACACTACCAGTTTTAAGCTTTTGTGCATTTCCTATCTTATTTTGAGCAGATCCTTTGGACATTTCAAAAATTTCCTTACCGTCTAATGCCTCTCCATTGTCTATTTTTTCACCAATATCCATTCTATCAGTTCCGCTTTCATCGTAAGCTTCTGAATAATAAATAAGTTTAGGATCATAAGCAGGATCTAAAGCTTTTAGATTTTTTTCAAACGATTCATTATAGAATGCTTTAGCTTCTTTTATAACCTCATCTGCAGATTTCTTCTTCTTTTTTAAATCTTCGTCTATTTCCTTTCCCGTTAATTGCCCCGTAGGGGTTATCATTGCACTTTCTTCTTGCTTATATTTAGCTCTATCGAAAGCACCTTCTCCAGATTTAAAAATTGGAAATTCTGATCCTTGTGTTCCTGTTTCTCCTGCCAAAATGTATTTTTATTTATATACCTAAAAAGCCAAAAAGTTAACTTTTTGGCTTTGAAAATGAAAATGCTTCTACTAAATCTCCCTGTTCGGATTTCTTATTCTCTCGTTCTATTTTTTCATTAAGCTTATCTACATATAGTTGATATTCATAAAATGGAAGAGATTCTAAATTATCTATTGAGAGTTTAAATTCTTCCCAAAGTCTAAATTTAATATCAAAATAGTTGCTCAAGGATATTTGAAATAATGAAAAGGGATCTGTATCCTCCGGGAAAGGAAATTTCTGCTGTGACCTCCCCATCACAGCTTTCACATTTTGTATAAATTCTTGATTTTGTTGCAAAATTAATTTTTTCACTGATTTGATCTGCTATTGAGAATTGTAATGGAGTCCATTCTAACGACGCTCTTTCATATTGATCATATAATCTTTCATCTAGACCTCTCCAGTCTGGAATTATAAAAGTTGCAACCTTTGCAAAGCTATCGTCGAATTTTTTACCCTTCTTTCTTTTATCTGCTATAATTCTTCTACATACTGTGGTAACACCAATGGTGGGAATATACAAATCCATTTCTGCACTTCCGTCTTTAGGTATAAATTTGAATGAATATGAATCTTTATTGTATCTTTTTAATATCTCCTGATCAACAACAAAACTATCTAATAGATTAGATTTTAATTCTATCATATCAGGAATGTTACATTCTTCTTTAGTACAGTTTTTTGTAATAGGTAATAAGATTCTATTCTCTCCTTTTAAGAAAGTCATATCTCTTATTGACATAATAATAAAGAATCTATCTTCGTACCATAAATCGTATGATTCAAGAATACCACCATTCCAACGTATTTTCATACATTTTTCAATGATAGTATTTAATTTGTCATCTAGATCTAATCTATCGCTATCGTCTACTGTGGAGAATTGCCTAATTTCAGTAACCTTAGCTGATTTTATTGCAATTTCAAATCCATCAGGATAGCCAAATCCTTTAGAGGGTAAAGTGTCTGCTGGTATATTTTTCCATTCCGCCTCCATTCCAAGTGGAGTTCTATTGACGTTAACTTTTCCTAAATTTCTCGGTGTTATATTATCTTCTGTTGGTATCCAATCGGGAATTGTTACATTTTCTACATCTGGATCTTGTTCTTCAATCCTTTGTTGAGCATCATACTCGAACTTAGATTTAGCTTCTTTTTGGTTGAGTTCATTTAGAAGCTCATCGTCAAAATTGTCAATCATATTTTTTTTCTTATATTTCTTTTACTCTTTTTTTTCTTTTAGTTTCCTATTAGACGATAAAAAAAAGTAAAGACCAAAGAACAATCCCGAAAGGAAATAAAAAATTGCGACAGTATGCCAATAGGAATGTGTCCATTTCATTAAAGCTGCAAAAAGGATATCGAATCCGAAAGGATTGAAAAATGTTGCTAGGATTAAGCAGATTGAGGCAAGTCTTCTTTTCTGTTTCTGAGTCACAATCGTCGTCCATATTATTTTAATATCGACATTCTTGTAAGAAATAAGATCAAACAAAAATGGAGACTTTGTTGAGTCTCCATTTATATATTCCCTTGATTTTTTTTAGTTAAAAACGTCTTCGAAATAATCCGCTCTAAATGAAAGTGCTATTTTGTACGGAGTTGTTCCGTTAGTATAATCTAAATCCATTGCTTTTATTTGATCTGTAGGAAAGCAATTTACTAATTTAATTCTTCTAAATACATCGCCTTCTTTATTGAATATTGATACAAGTACATAAGTTCCACCAGCATATGTAGATTTAATACCAGTAGCACCTGTTAAAGGATTATAGATTAAATCTGACCACTGACGCATAGTTTTAAATACGTAGTTGCTGTTGTTATCATCCAAATTGGTTTCAAATTCAATTCTGAATTTTACACCAGTATCATCAACTGCACCACCTGCATATCTTCTTCTTGAGAATTTATACCTTTGTTCCATTACACCTGGGTTTTTATCAACTGATAAGCCAGAAACAGAAAGTACATTTTCTACCAATAAAGACCTTCCGCCGTTTCCTTGAGGAAGAGTTACACCAACAGGAGGTTGAATAATAACCTCGAATTGATTAAGATATACTGGTTCGTATAATTGAACTGCTGCTTTTGCTGAGCTAAAATGTGGTAATCCTGCCATTTTCTTTTATATTTATATAAATACGTCTTCGAAATAATCTACTGCCCATTGTACATCAATTTTATAAATAGATGCTTGAGTATAGTTTAATCCCATATCTGTTATAGGTGACATAAGGAAACAATCTTTAAGATTAATCTTTCTGAAAATATCCCCTTGTTTATTAAAAACATTAATTAAAATATTTCCTGTGTAATCTTTCTTAAGACCCATTGCTCCTGTAATAGGATTATAAATTAAATCAGACCATTGACGAAGTATTTTAAAAACATACATTGAATTGTCATCATCAAGGTTAACTTCGAATGATATTGAAACATCTAAACCAGTTCTTTGTGGAGCTGCTCCAGCATAGTATCTTTTAGCAAATTTGTACTGTTGAGTGATCTCACCAGCATTTTGATCCACTTGTAAACCTGAAATATTGGTCACCTGCTCTAAAAGAATATTTCCGCTACCAGGATTTCCTTGAACTGATATAACACCAGCAGGAGGTGAAATAGTCACCTCAAACTGATTAAGGAAAACGGGTTCGAATTTATTAACCGAAGCTTTCGAACTTGAATAATGTGGTAATCCTGCCATGTTTTTATTTTATATATTTTTCTCCCTGATTTATTTACAAATCTATTAACTAAATTGCAAAAATCCTCCAGAAGCAATACCACCTGTTCTAGTAACTGTCATTCTATTAATAAACTTATGAATACCTCTTGCAGGTTCAATAATTACGTCAATAATACCAATATTTTGATCAATGATTGCAGGTGTATTATTAGAAGAGTCCATAATAGATAAGTAGTTATAAATACCTCCAACAGATCTTACTCCAGTTAAATAATTGTCTACTAATGTTTTAATTTCAAGTCTTACATTGTCTTCGTTAAAATCAAACACATAGTTAGAAAGTATTTGCTCTATTGCAGATTCAATAGTGATTAATAAGTCTCTAACGTGTAAGTTATTAAATGCTGAGTTAGTTCTTTGGTAGCTTGTTTGGTTACCGTAGATAACAATACCAACACCTCTTTTTCTGATGATTGGATTGATACCGAATGGCTCTAAGTATTCTCTATCTTCAATATCGAAATCATACTCAAGACCAACTAAGTTACCAGCAGAGATAATACCTCTTTTAAGACCAGCTACGATTGAATAAGGTTCACCTGTAATAAATTTACGAATGAAGTTGTTAGAAACGTATGCTGATGGTGGAACGTTTAAGTTCTTACCATTCTCTCTGATTGTTAAGAAAGGAGAGAAGAATCCTGAGAATTTTGCTCCTAAGTCTTCATCAGGTAAAGAGAACGTGAATGAAGGATTCAAACTTAAGTTACCTCCGTCTGCAATATATCTAGCTTGTAAAATTGGAGCTGGATCTGTTGCTGTAGGTGCTGAAGTAAATCTAGGATCAATAGAATCAGAGAATTTCTTCATTGAAGGCACATTACAAATTGCTAAACATTTTTGTCTGTTTTTAGCAAGTCTAGTAAGTTGGAATTTACAGTTTGGTTGAATACCTCCGTCGAATGTATCTACGATGTATCTGAATGTGATTACGTCAGTATCAGCTAATGTTCTTGCTAAGTTTGTATTAGAAAGTACGTCCAAGATCTCATTCATTCTTGTATCTGTTCCGTTTGGTACAGAAGCAGCTTTAATCTGAGCTCCTGGTAGATAAGTGAAATTGAAAGATGTAACAAATTCTTGTATATTTTTAAAGCTCAAAACTCTTGTTGTTGTACCTGGATACAATTTAATAGGTCTTTCAGTTTTAACTTGTACTGTGTAAATACCAGGGGAAGAAGCAGAAGATACTGTTTTAACCTCAAGTACTCTAGTTAATCTTGACTGAAGATTCTCAGTTAATGGATTATCGTAAATTTGAGTGTCAGTAGAAACTAATAGATCTCCCACTTTAATTCCTGAAGAATTAGCAATTGCTGTAGTTAATTCAATAACGTTAGGCTGTAATTGAGTAACAATATCAATATAATCACTAATGTTACCTGTTGTTGAAACGATATTAAATTGGTATGTTCCAACTGCATTAGTACCAGTAGGTAAAGAACTAATAAAAGTATCGCCAAATCCTTCAATTGCTTCAGGAGTTGTGAGGGTATCCTCTGAAAACGCTCTACAGACTAGGATTTTATAACCGTCTCTATCTACATTTACTTCAAATTTTAAGTATTGTTTAAGAGATCCAGTATCATCTTTCCAGTCTTGATCACCATCTCCAATATTTCCCTTAGTCCAGTCTCTGTACATAAGAGAGTTTTCATAAGCTAAATAGCTATCTGTACCTACTGGGATATCTGGTGAGAAGAAAACATCATCATTATCAAAGTAATCTGGAGTACCAATCTGGTAAGCATCCACTGTACTTTTATTTGTTTCGTACCAAGGTTCAACATATGTTGTAGAAGCAGTAGAACCAACTAAAGGGTGATTCATTCTGATTCTTACCTGTTGTTTTAGACCTGTTGGTAAAGTGTTATTAGTAATAAATTTAGCTTCAGTTACCTTAATCTTAACTAAGTCACCAACGTAGAATCCTAAATAACCAGCTGTTGGTAAGGTAGATGTAACTTTACCTAATACCCATCTTTCAGCAGGTGAATCTGGCGTAGTATCTAAGAATTGTGTTAAAGTTGTAATTTGTGTATCGTGTAGAGTTGGGTTTTGAAATTTAGTATCTAAATAAATAGATCCCCCATCTCTAGCAGTAGTAGAATATGTATCAAATTCAGTGAAAGGTATTCCAGCGTCTCCTATAACATTGTAGTTAGTATCTATTAATAATGTACCAGTTTCTGGTAATATATCAAAGCCAGTAGAAGGAGAAACTCCAGAATCAGAAATCTCTGTACCTGTAGTAGAACCGTCTACATTTCTATCGTAAGTGTAATCTGCAAATAGATTTTGGCTATAAGATAAGAAATTTAAATTCCTAGGAACTGAAGTGATATCAGCATCAGGAGTAGTTTCATCAACTAAGTGATGACCAACTAGATCAAAAACTGAAGAGTTTACTAATAAATCATCTAAAGCTTCTTCATTAACTGCACAGAATATACCAGTAGTTGGTGTTTGGTTGTTAATTAATGTCTGAATGTATCTAAGAGTACCGTTTTGGTCTGTAAAGTTAGGAATAATAGTACCAGTAACAGTTAATAAAGTATTAACTCCATTTTGTGATAAGAAATTATCTATTTGTGATTTAATAAATCCTTTAGAAGTGAAATATGTGTTATAAACTGGGTCATTAGCTAAAGCTTGATAATCGGTCCAATTTCCACTAATTACGATTACATCAATAAACCAATCTGAAAGATAATCGTATTGATTCATATAAGAAGGTACATTATCAGCTCCAAAATATTCTCTAGCTGTAATATCAAATCCTCTTAAAGGAAATCTAGAATCTAAAGATTTTCTTACTATAATACTTACTGGATTTTGACCTAAGTTAACAAGGCTGAATAATTTTCTTGTATCTGGTTGTGCACCAGCAGAATCTTCAGTTGCTAAGAAATAATTAGTGTCTGGGAACCAGAATTTCTCTTTGTTGTAATAAGAAGAAACTAATTTATCCTGATTTGTCAAAGGATCTGAATATGCTCCTGTTGCATTAGCACCATTTTGCTCTTCTGAATCCATAGAGAAAGCACGATATCTAGCAACGTCAGCACCAGCAGCGTAATCAGGATCTCCGTTAGTATCTACGGTATTGTTAAGTGATCTTAGATTTAAAGCAAATACAGGTCCACTCCCTAAACATGTTAAAACAGATCTATGAAAGAATGATCCTTTTTTCTCTAAAGCTTTATCAGTACTCCCAAATACTGACTGGAAAGTTGTAATATCGGGACAATATACTGGAGTATTGAAAGGTCCAATATTAGAGTAACCTATTACTAATCTAATCGTCTGAGGATTAATGATAATATTTTCCGAAGCATCAAATTCTAATGTGTAAACACCCGATGCTTTGAATTGGGATAAGTCAAGTTTAACTTGTTTGGCCATCTTTAATTTTTATTTTTTTATATATCGAAGAAGTATACTGCTTTAGACTTCTTTTTCTATGTATATATCATTCGTCTCTCAAGAATCAAGGAGTCCGTTTAAGAAAGTATAACTTGAAAGGTCATTAGTCTTGTTTTGAATGGATTCTACATTTTCAGTTAACCTTTCTTCCATTAATTTTCTGAATTTTTCTGGTATTATATCATACAGGTCAGAAACTGTCTCTTGAAAATCTCCGTTATCAAATATACAATTTATATTTACCAGTGTCATTGCCTCATCATCTTTACCTATTTGACTAGAAAAACTCCCATTTGGATTTATTCCAAAGTTAGCTAATTCGTGTATTCCGTTTTTACTACATGGAATTATTTTAGAAGATCTTGTATTTATTTTTAAATCGTAGCAGAATTTTTCTTTATTCTTAACGGTTAGTTTAATTCCAGGCTTTAATCTATTCGAAGCTTCAGAATGTTTTGTATAAACAAACATTTCGTCAAAGAATTCTTCACAATCTAAAAGTTTATCCATTAGAATTTCCCCTTTATAATTAAGCTCTAGAACTATTCTTGTATTATCAACACCTAATATACTTCCTATTAATATCTCTAACAAAGCTTTAAATTCGTCTATCTCTATTGTGTTAGATCTAAAAATACCAACTTGTAAAAGACAGAAGAAATCGCTCTCATCCTCAAAGAATTTTTTATTCTTAATGACATTAGATGGCATAGGAGCAACCTTAAATATATTTGCTACTGAATAATCTCCTCCTCCACCACTTGCTGTATCTATTGAAACATAAAATCTTTGACCATCCTTTTCAAAAATTGATGTGGGATCGAATTTAGGATGCCATATAAGGCTAGAATAATCTATTGGACTATTTTCGAACGGGGAGAGTTCGTGAAAAATGAATTGTTCTTCACTATTTTTTAATCTTTTTAATGTGTAAGAATCCAATAGAAGTCTTGATGATGAAAGGAATTGGCAGCCATATTCTTGATTAAAATCCTCCTCAGACCCTAATGCTGCAATTTCTTTCCTTTTCCATTCCTCATCCCTATTTGGAATTTGCCACCATTCAACTCTGATTGGATTAAATTCATTCTCCCCTTCTATTGCTCCTTTATAAAGTTCCCAGAATTTATTCATTCCGTTAGGAGTGGAAGTTATAATAACTCTGGCTATCTGTGAAGAAGATATAGTAGGGTAAACTGATTTAAAGAACTGATTGATAAAGTTAGGGTTAATGTGTGCGAACTCATCCATGTATAACATATGAATTGTGTAACCGATAGACGATGTTTTAGTTGTCGTCTTAGCCATTATTCTACATCCGTTATCAAACTTCATGGTCATTACATTATAGACGATTAGACCTGGCTTTAAGAAGAAAGGAAGTCCTTTCATAATAACTTTGATCTTATCCATTAATTCCGCAGCAGTATCTCCAATGTTTGCCATAATCATAGCATTCTTTTCAAAATTAAAAAGTAAATACCATAAAAGAAATATGGAGGAAGTTATAGTTTTACCTGATTGTCTTGGAGAAACGAATATATTTTTTCTGTGAGTTTGATATTGATCTAGGATCTGTATCTGGTAATCCCTAAGATTTATCTTCTGTATACCATCATCTGTCATTACTTTACAATACTTATTTGCAAAATAAACAACATTCTCTGCACATTTTCTCATCTCCTCTAATTCCCATTCAGTGTATTCGAATAGAATTTGTCCCTTTCTTAATTCTGGATCATTCTCATGATAAGGATTATCAACATCTTTATAGTCTATACCATTTTCTTCTGCATTATAGTTTAATTGATCAACTTTTTCAGTCGACCAAAAATTACCTATTTTATCTTCTTTAAGTGCCATAATAAATTAATTATTCGAAAATATCATCTTCTATTACAAAGTCAATATCATCATCTCCGCCTAAAGATAAATCGCCTGATCCTGTTCCGAATTTTGTTCGTGGATTTATTAGATCATCGTTAGGCGGTACTATTTCTGCGTCTTTAACAAGATTACCAGATTTTATTACAGATTGTAAATTTTCCATTAAACTTTTAGTACCTCTTACTTTTAAAAGATCCATATTTTCGTCAGTTTGTATAACATTTCCGTGTTCATCTAATTGGATATTACCGCCTCTTTTAATCTCTTCTGATTCATTTTTAAGCTGTTTGTAATTTTTCTCCATTTGTGACATGTAGTTAGAGAAATTTTTAGGCATTTGCATGATCTGATTTTGAAGCTGTGCTAGAACCTCAAAAAGCCTAGGCTCCATTCTTCCTGAATCTATTTCTTCTACAAGCTTCGATATAGCATGCTGTGCAGTTCTTATCTGAAATGCCATAGTTGATATATTAAGAGCATCTATTTTCTGTTTGTGTTTTAAATAACTGTCTTCTGGAATATCTTCTAAATCGGCATAGAATCTAGATAATGAATCTAGTATAGCTCTAGCTTCTGTTTCTACCTCATTCTTTACTGAATCTACATTTATGAATCTCTGAGGCTTCATTGCCGGGATATCCGGTGTACTTAGTCCTGCTAGCATTTCATCTGCTAAAACAATTCCATCAAGCTTATCTTTAAGATTAAGCTCTGCCTCTTTTGAAAGATTCGGTATTTTTGGTTTTCTTCTTGGCATAAATTATCTGTTTCTGGCGACCTTAGGAAGTTTTAATATAGGTTTAGCATTATCTATTATAATAGCAAGATGCGCATCTCCTATTATATTCTGATTTAGCATTGTTGACTGTTTTTCCTCTTCTACCATATGTTTAAAAAATCTATAGTTAGTTGCCCAAAGTGGACAAGAACTAGTTTTATATGAATAATTATTAGTTCCGTAAAATGGACTATCATAATTATTATCAATTACAGGCGTAATATTAAAAGTATAAGCCTGTGAAGTAACTCCATCCGTTGAATGTATTAGACTCAAATCCGAAGTTTGAGCTAGCGGATTATCAGGATCATAAGTCAATTGCCAAACCTTTAGTGAATATTGTCTGAATATGTTAGAAAAATTAAAAACAAATCCGTACCAATCATCTACAGAAGGTATAAATTGTCCTATGGTACTAGCTATTCCAGCCCCAAACGGAGAGTATACTTCTAAGTTATTTATCTTTATTCTAAAACTTCCTGTTTCTATATAATTATTATCTGTTGGACTAGCGACTGCATTTGATCCGCTCCATATGAAATCTATACGTAATCCTTGTCCCCCGTAATATCCATCGAATAGAATTCTTGTTTGAGCTTTTTGAGCTTTCCATCCTGCAGTAGTACCTGGTGCTGCTGCTCCATCATCTTTTATTTTAAATCTGAATTGATCGACTATTTCTAGTATTTCAAATCCGCCAGATCTTATTCCATCCCCGAGTATTGATATAAATCCATTAGGATTTTCTCCAAGACTTAATTTATGTGGTATTGGATAAGTTGTGTAAGTTATTTCATTTGTTCCTATTGTATCAATAGTTATTGACAATTTAGGAGCGGGCTTAGGAACTAATCTACTTCTATCTAAGAAATTTCTTGTTCTAAACCAGCACATAAATGATCTTTCGTCTGTAGCTGTTAAAACTGGATCAGATTTCCATCTAACAGCATCTCTTTCAAAATCTAATAATGCAGGAGATGCAGGATCTACTGCATTTTGTGAGTCAATAAATAATTTATCTAAATCATAATAATTATTAAAAACTATCGTCCAGTTATTATTTAGATCATATTCTATTATAGGAAGTTCTTTGCTAATATATGATCTTATAGGATCTTCCAATCTTCTTTGCGACGTCACTGCATATTGTTGGGGTTTGGTTAATTCAATCTCTTGGTTTTCTATTTCCTCTCCAAATAATTTTTGGGTGTTTACCGTGTAATCTAATAATTCAGTTTCTGCAGCAGGATTGACAAAAGATGTGTTTTTCTTAATCTCATATTTAACTAACTGAATCTTAAAATATACAGGATAATTATTTATATCCCTAAACACATACATTGAATCTATTTGATAAATTCTATTAGTTAAGGGAAAGAAAATGATATCTCTTTTTCTTGGCTGTGATGCTTTTCCAAATATGCTTTCAAAATATTTTCTATCAATATGGATTTCAAATGGTTGATTAAAGTTTAATCCGTAGGTATCGAAAGTTAAAGCTGCATCAGGGAATGTATTATTGGGTACCATTACCTTCACACATTTTTCTTCTACTACATCAAATAATGTATACTCTTTTAATACAACATCTTTACCTCTACCTTGTGGCTGTACTGAATAATAAACAACCTCGTGTCCAAAAACATTATTTACGATCTTGCTTAAATCCTGATATAGATTTATAGCCCTATTGATATCATATGGTCTAAATGTATAATTACAATCTGAAAATACTATGGGATAATTTGTTAATTCTTTACTACACATAGGTGCAGGCGGATTTCCCATTAAATCTCTAGGATCTACTGTTACATATGTCAAATCAAATTCGAAGTCTAATAATTCTATTGGTGGGCTTAAAGGTGTTCCTGGCGGGTAATAAGGACTAGAATTTTCATCCGACGTAGCAGTCATTCTCGCCTCTAACCATAATGGATTATCGGGTGATATAGATAATGCCTGAACTGATGCTTCTGTCAATTGACTCCATAAAGACCAATTAGACCCGTTAATACTCCATCTATATTCTAGATATAAAAAAATGTGTGGAGGATCTTCTCCTGTTGTATCAATTATCCACCCATTAAATGATTGAACATTTTTCCATGGCTGGCTCCAAGAAATTATTCTGTAATTTCCTATTGAAGTAAAATCTATTAGTGTCTCTGCCATTTTGGCTACTGTTTGTAATATATATCAGAAAAAACAATATGAAAAAATTCAGAGCAACTATGGAGAGGTTTAGCTTCGCGCAACTTACTTCTAACTCAGATGGAAAAACTTCTGGGAGTGGCACATCGGGTCTATATATAGTTTTTATTGGGGGTATTTGTTTCTTACTTGGCTGTATCGATAAAATGTTTTTAGATAAAAGTGCAGATATACTAACTCAATCTATTATTCTTATATCAATAGGTGCAACTCTTTTAGGTTATAGAAAATCTAAAGATTCTGGAGTTACTGATCTAGAAGAAGTAAAAGAAGAAGAAGAAGTAAAAGATGATCAGCCTTTAAATTCTTAAGGATTAGCTGGACCAGATCCTGTTGCACCCGTTTCCCCTTTTATGTCGCTATTAATAGCATAAACTCCTAATCCTGATATTATTTGGCTATTATCTGCAGGAGCTGTACCAAATTCAGCATTTAATTTTATTCCTCCTTGCATTAAATTACCTCTGAATCTTTCAGTAGTTAAATCCAAATCAGGAAGATATGTTTCTAGCTCCATAGAGAAAGAAAGGGTTATTGCTTCTCCTCTTTGAGATCCATAAGACATTTGGAAATTATTAGGCTGCTTATCTGGTGGTGCATCTGGGAGAACCGCTTGTACTGGTATTCTGAATCCTTTATAGTAAAAATAGTATATAAACCTTTTATAAAGAATTTCAAGAACACTTTGTTGGACTTTAAAAGCATCAAGAGTGGTATCAACTTTTATTTTTGCAGTAATTTGTATACTTAATGGAATTGGATTAAAATAAGAAGAAAAAGTAACCATTTCACTTCCCTCTTCTTTTTCGACTTCCTTAACATAAGAACCTCTAACAAATTTAGTAGTTGCCGATCCTGAGTCAATTCTTGTTGATCCTATTTCGATAATTCCTCTTGGTATAACATCATAATTTCCTTCAGCAAATGCTGGCTTACCATTGCAGTCTTCATAAGAAAGATAGAAGTCTTGTAGGAATGGTTCATCCCCTACCATAGAATAAAAGAATGGTATGTAAATTTTAGTGGTTACTTGGTTATTATCAGTTTGTTCATAAGTTATTATTTGATTTAACTCAGTTAATAGACCTAGTATTATACCTCTAAAGAATACGTCGTCGGTGTTATATTTTTCTAAAAAATTCATATTTTATTATTATATTATAACAGATGTATTATCCTTTATTATAGGTTTACTCCCGTATTGGTATAGATCCTTATTAAAATCAATAACTCTTATTTCAGATTGCATATAAATAGGGATTTCTTTTAATCTGAAAGATAAAGGTTCTTTTTTACTATTCTTGTAGTATGGATGATAAAAAATTCCAGTAGCATATTCAACATCGCTAAGTTCGTTACAAACAAAAACCTGGGAATTTAGAATGAATTTAAAGTATTTTTTTAATTCACTAATTCCATCGCTAGCACTAAGTGCCACTTTAAATCTATAAACAAAATATTCTTTTTGTGGAATATCGTCTGCAATAGAATCTTCTTTAACTACTAAAAAATAATTAAATTTGGGTGTTAAATTTCTTATAGATTCTGTGCCTGCTGGAAATGTATCTGCCATGATTTATATATCCTACACCATTTTATCGAAAGCAATATCTGAGAAATTATTCTTTTTTGATATTTCTATCTTATAATCAAATATTTCTGTTGGCATTGGAGCATGATTTATTACAAAAATGCTCATGCTTAGATCGTCCGTTAATTTTCTTAATGTGTTTAATATACTATGAACTCCATCAGGATCTACTGAACTAAATATTTCATCAAGGAAAAGTATGTTAACTGAAGAGAATCTTATTTTCATTAGCTTTATTATAGCAACAAGAACTGCAAAATCCACTTTCTTCATTTCTCCTGTGGATAATGTCTGTGTTGATATCTCTTCTCCCAAGTGGAATATCTGGGCATTAAATTCTTCGTTAAAAACGACTTTGTAAGGTAAGTGAAGGGATAATAAGGTATTTAGTATTTCGTTGTTTAGAGACGGTAATATGGACTTAATAGCTAATTGTTTAACCCCTTTCTCACTAAGCACTTCATCTAAAGTCTTAATCCAAATCTGTCTTTCTTCCCAAACAGTCTTTTCTTGACTAAAATCGGAAAGATCTTCATTAGCTCCATTTAAAAGTTTCCTTACCGAATTAACCTGGTCGTTATTTTTTGAAGTCTTGAGAGTTTTAATTTTATCTTGTAATGTTCTAATTGCACTTTCGATTTTACCACCTTTTGTAAATAGGTCATTCTTAATCGTAGCAATATTACTTTGAACCTTCTTAGCATCCTCATAATTCTTTTTTAAATCAGCTAGATCTTCTGTTAATTTAATCTTCGTATCAGAAAGATCGTCGAATAAATTTTTATGAAATTCTGTAGATAAATCGGATGAGCAAGTCGGGCATTTTTCATTATTATATAAATTCATTTTAGAATCTATATTTTTGATTTTAGAAGAAAGATCACTATACAATTCGTATGATTTTGTTACGTTCCTAGTTGCTTCATTTTCTTTAGACCTAAAATCTTTTAGTTTATCTCCGTGTAGTTTTAAAAGTTCTTTGTAGTTTTCTAATTGCTCTTTATTACTTTCTATTTCTGACCCTGAATTTTCTAGTATTTTTTGTTGTAAATCCTCTAGTTCTTTTTGTGATGCTGCTATAGATCTTCCAGTAGCAAATATTTCACCGGATAATCTATCAATTGATGATTTTATAGTCTTTGATTCTTCTTTTAAAATGTCTCTCATCTCATTGAGAATATAGAATCCGAATATCTTATCAATAATCAATTTCTTATCTGTTGTGCTCATTTTAAGGAAGCTTTTGAAATCATTTATTGATAACGAAATTGTATTATTAAAAACATAATAAGGTATTTTTAATATGTCATCGCTTAAAAAATCTTGCACATTATTTTTACCAGCTTGATCGTAAATATTACCATCTATAGTTAATTGAAAAAGTGAAGGCTCTAATCCTCTCTCTACTTCATAAATTTTTCCATCCTGCTCGAATTCTATCTTCATCCAAGCACATTTATTAGATCTATTTGGTATATCTTTAAGTTTCTTTCCTTCAAGCTTTCCATATAGCCCGAATGTAATAACATCGGATATTGTGGACTTACCTACACCATTTTCACCAACTACTTGGATTAGACCAGATTTATCTGGTAATTCTAATTTTTGGATTTTGTTACCGTATGAAGCAACATTTCTCCATTCAATCTTCTTGATCTTCATCTTCTTTAACTTGTACTGAAACTTTGTGTAATAATTTTTCTATCGCTTTATAGATCTTACTTTTCTTATCATCTTCATAGTTACACTTATCTAAGTATAATTTAGTTAGATCTAAAATAGAAAAGCTTTTTCCTTCTAGATCGTGAAATCCTTCATCTACTAATTCCTCTCCGGGATTAGTTATAGGTGTGAATGATATTTTTAATGGGGGAACTACATATTCTGTTAATAATCCGAGAGGAGCTTTTACTGCTAATTCTGGATCAACTAATATGTCTATAAAATTATTTTTGAATATAGGATTTAATTCATTAGGCGTTGAATTTAAAACTTTATCAAAAGTGATTCTAACAAATTTAGGGGAGTAATTGTTTTCGTAATACTCCTCATCTCCAGATTCTAAATCTAGTATGGTTATCCCTTTTGCATTATCAGTATCGGATCTTGTTAACTGAAAAGGAGATCCTAGCATTCTCATTTTTCCAAATGTCTGTGAATAATGTATATGTCCAGAATAAACTCTTTCAAATTTATCCATATCTGCATAATCTAATCCTGCATCAATTCTCACAAACTTATTAAACATTAGACCTTTAAGATCTGTATGACAGAACATATAATCATGTGGTTCTTTTACTGTCATTAATGTTTCTCTCTCCGCATCATGATCTTTTCTCCAAGGCATAAGAAAAATCTTTCTGTTACCTAGTTGTATAGATTCAGGTTCTTCGTATATTTTTATTCCTGGTATCCATTTAAGAGATTTTAAAGAGTTTACTTCATTTGTATTTTTTCCGTAAATATCGTGATTACCACATATTATAAAAATACCATCTTTAAAAATTTGCGAAAGATCTTCAAATATTTCTATACCAAGATTAAGAACCCGAAGATTAAGTGATTGTCTACTATCATAAACATCACCAAGATGCACTAAACAATCTCCTGGTCTGTATATTTTTTTACAAAGGGGAATGAACCAATTTTTAAAATAATCATCATGAATGTCTATCCAATCATTAGAATTGTTCCTTACACCTAAATGAGTATCTGTAATAAAAATTACTCTCTTAATATCTGAGAATTTTTCCATTAAAATATCTTTTTAATTCCTTTTTTACTTAAAATACCATATTTTTGATCCATCTCTTGAACTATAATTTCTTTATACTTCATATGAATAGATTCATAAGCTTTTTGATAATTTATTGCTGTATAATCACAAATAGCAACAAATTTCTCTACCATTGTAAATTCTGTCTCTTCCAATTCTTTTAATATGTCTTGAAATATTAAAGGGATAAGATCCTTTGGTATTTTTTTACTTGGACTTATGATAGTCCATCTAGATACTTGAAAGATCTCGTCTATTTTATCATTTAAATTACACGAATGAATATAGTCTTCATCTTCATAAGTTACTATAGACTGTAAGCTTCTATAATCTGTACTTGAATCCATTTCAAACTCTTCATCAACAGTATCTTTTTCGTTCTTTTTTTCTGCTAGTTCTTGATTTATGTCAAGGTCGGTTTTTTCATCTTCGATCAGTTTTTGCTGTTTTTTCATCAATCATTTATTATTTGAGAGTTGGGATCTTCAGATATTCTCATGAAGGTGTAATCAACTATAAACTTTTTGTAAGAGTTTTTATAGCCTTCGTCCCTATTTGCAAGCAATTTTAGCTTGTATTCGTTGTTAGTAAGCATCATAGGATCTTGAATAATACCAAACATACCATCAACTGTTGCTACCAGTCCTGATGATTCGGATGCTGAATTCATACTGAGATCCGTAGCATCAAATTCACTTTGTTTTGTCTGAGTTGCTGTCACTATTGCCCAATCATTTCTTTGTGCTGCAGCTCTAAGATCTTCTGCAATCTGTTTAATTTTCATATATGTATTTTCTGAATTTGGATTTCTCCAGTTCTTCATAATATTAATATAGTCAATAATAACGATTTTGAATTTAATTCCCATTACTTGTTCAACCTTAGTTAACCAATTTTCTACGTCTATTGCAGATGCTTGAGATGTGGCAAATTCTTTCACTACTAATTCACCGGGGGTTCTTAAATTATCAAATCCAAGATTTGTTATTTTCTTTTTAATTTGTGAGTCATTCTCCGCTGAGTCTTTATATTCTGACATCTTGATTCCCAAAAGATTAGATCCTAATCTTTTCATGTATTTTCTGTCTCCTAATTCTAATGTAACAATAGCGACATTATTTGCTGCTCTAATAGCTTGTGTTGCTATATTACCAAGCCAAAGAGTTTTTCCAACTTTAGGCTGTCCTAATAAAACATATAGACATTTAGCTGAAAATCCTCCACCAAGGCAATGATCTATGTAATCATATCCACTAGAGAATGTTAAGCTGCTTGGCTGCTTGTGAGCTTCTGGATCTTTAAAGTTAAGCCCCATATCAAATGAGAAATCCACTTTATTACGATCAACAACTATCGATTTGTAAGTGTTAATCACATCCTTAATATTATCTGGAGTTACATCAGTACTTTTGATATAATTTATTGAATCTACCGCACTTTTTTCTAATGTCTTCCATTCAATCCAAGATTCGGTATTCTGTTGTAACCAATCAGTATCGTAATCATTAAGAGATATTGACCACATAGATTCAAGTAAAGAATCTGTGAGTTTATCTTCTAATTTCAAAAGTTTTGCAGATTCTCTGACTTGATTTTTGCTAGGGACCTGTTGATATTTTTTCCAAAATGATTTTACGACTTTAAAAGCTTCTTGGAAATCTGCATTTTTGAAGTAACTAGATTCTGTTGCTTCAATATAAGCTGGATTGTCAATTACCGCTTTAAACCAAATATTTTCTAAGTGTTGATTTTGCATTTTTAATAGTGTGGATTATCCTTTATTTTATACCAATTTTTATTTCCTAATGTTTTTTCAGTTTTTTCAAAAATGTCTGTCTCTATAAGTTCATTAACTGCTTCTGCAAATTTATTTTCTTCCCATCCTTCAGGAAGAAAAGAATTAAAAGTCTGGTCTGAAAACTCTCCATCAGGTCTTCCATCCTTAATTAAATATGAGTTAAGCTCATAAATAACATCTTCTTTTGTTGGATATTCGGGAAGATCTTTCCAGATACCTAGCAGATATTTCATTTTAAGTTTATTCTTCTCCATCTTCCTCTTCAGTGTCTGCTTCAGGTTCAGCTAGTATTGCTAATTCTTCATCGTCAAAAAGATCGGGTAATAAGAAATGAGGTTTAATTACTTTCTCATCGATCATACTTAATACTTCATCAGTGAATATTTCTCCATTAAATAATTGAGAAGAAGTAACGGTCTTGCCTAAATGTTTAATTGCCCATCTTGTAGAAGTAGCATTAGCGGTAAATTCCATGTCTCCTGTTTTTTTATCAACCTCTAATTTACCTCTTTCAATTCCGCAAATTTCCCAGGAAGTAAAATCTTGTAATCCCACATAAGGATTCATACCATTCATAAATGAGATATGGAATTTAACTGGATAAGGTCTGGTGAATCTTGCTTTCTTAGGTGTAGATGTTACAATAATTCCGGTTTTTGTGTCATTCTCTTTTAATTGTGCTTTAGAAAGCATAATAACATTACTCATTGAGAAAATTGGTCCATCACCTCCTGATGCTTCTTTCGTTGGCATAAATCCGCCTATTCCTCCTGTTGTTGTGTGATTAGTACAAACCAATGGAATTCTAACACCTGTTAAGTCTAATGTTATAACACGGAATAGTGATCTCATTTCTTTAGATCTTAATCCCATATCCATTGCGCTCTTACCCTTAATAGCATCACCTGTTTCTTTATCTGTACTAAGCATACCAAGAGAATCTAAAATGATCATGATTTTAGGTTCTGCCCCTTCTTTTCTTGCATTCTTAACTTTTTCTAAAATATTTGTTGTGAATATTTTAAAGTCATTAATAGTTTTAATAGGCTGGTATCTAACTCTTGTTGGATCAACTCCGAATTTTTTGGCTGAGCTTTTATCTATAGCACCTTCTGTGTCACAATAAATAACATCATAATCTTGCTTCTGAGCTTCTCTTGTAATATTCATTGCCAGAAAAGTCTTACCTGTAGAAGGATCACCCGCAATTCCTATTGATCTGTTATTTGCTATTCCTCCAAATAAACTTCCTGAAAGTTGAGCATTTAAAAGATAATTACCTGTTGAGATCCATTCTGTTGTTTTAGAAAACTCATTAGTTTCTAAAATTGATCCCATTTCAAATCCTTCAATTTTTGAAAGTGATTTGTCTAATTCCGCGAACGAAAATTCTTTCTTTGCCATATTTATTATTTTTATTATTTAGTTATTTTACACATTGCTCTAGTAATAATTTCAGAATCCTTTAATTCTTCATTTCCAAATCTTCCGTCCATTTCCCTAAGGATGTACAAATCTTTTCCAATTTCTCTTGCTACATTTTCTAATTGTTCTTTTTCTTTAGTGACATCAATATCACCATACCAAATTTTACCCTCTTCTAAAACAAAAATGTTTGCATTGAAATAAACCTCATTATCTGGGAATTCTTCTCTATATCCAGATTTAGATAAGGAAAGCATTCTTCCCGATAATAATTTTTCGTTTTCAAAAATCGATTCCATAATTTCTTTTTATTATTATACTCGATTTTTTAATTTAGGTTCACAAAAAAAGAGTGAATCCACTCTTTTTTTTTATTTTAGAAAGTTTTTCTTAAAAGTAGAAGCTTATTACAAGCTTCAAAATTCTGTTGAATCTCATTCCACCTTATTAATACGTCCAGAGTATTTTTTGTGTTTTCTAAATCTTCTTTAAGAGCCTCTGAGAACAGATAATCTGAAGAGGTCCATAATTTTGTTTTCTTATCAAGATCTATCTGATACTCTGGCTTCTCTATATGCAAAAAAAATCTGCCATCAGCAGATTTTTTTATGTATCTTCGTCCTTTTCCCATACACTATTTATATTGTATGAACTTGGAAAAGTTTCTTCTGTATTACATCCTTTCTATAATTGCTTGTCTAATTTTTGTAGATTGCTCTAGAATGAATGCACATTTTTCGTATTCTTCAATAGATTCAAAGTGTGCTATAAGTTTATCAAAAAGATCGGTGTCTCTAAACTTATATAAAGGTTGTCCTTCCATAAAAGCATCTTCACCCATTTGAGCAATGTAATCGTAAAGTTTTCTTGATTGTTCATCATAGAGCTTTTCTATACTTTTCTCTATTTCTTCTAATCTTTTCCTGTCTTCCGTGTCCATCTTGTTTTTGTTTATAGGATAAATTTAATGATACTGCTTTGTTATAAAAAACGATTTTTTAAAAAATTAATCATTTTTTCGGTAATTCGTAAATATTTCATCTCCTTGATTAATATCTCGGATTGAGAAGAATATTATTTTGTTTTTTGTTGTGTCTGTTTGCCAATCTGCATTGGGAGATTCGTCTGAGTTATTAAAGATACTTCCATATCCAAGACATATAGCTAATTTGTCTCCTGCGCCTTTTGGCCACGAAAAAAAATGATTATGTAAAATTTCTGGATATTGTAATCCATTTTCTAATACTAAAAAATGACATTCCTCTAGAATTTCACCCGATTTTATAAATTCCGATGCAAATACTCCACGTCCATGAATATCAGAATCATCTACATATATTTTACTTGATCTATATAACATGCTAATTATAGTGAAAAACATCAAAAGTTTCCTTGAATCAGATATATAAAATAAAAATAATAGTATGAATCACATATTATCAATGGACGGATTTCTATTCGAAGATGAGAATAGCTTTAATTTCAACCAGAACGATTTTTCACATGAACAAATTATTGAATCTATAGAATATCTAAATTCTAATGATGATCAATTACTAGAGGCATGGTATAATACAATTTTAGATTTTGCAGCTCTTATACCAGGAGTAGGATCAGTAGCAGAAGGTATTAATTTAGTTTCTTATGCTAAGCAAGGCGAATTTCTTCTTGCTGGACTTTGTGCAATTGGTTTAATCCCATTATTTGGACAATACATTGGAGCAGGAGGAACTCTTCTAGTTAAAGCACTAGGAAAAGGTGTAGGAATAGGAGCGGGGATTCTTAAGCCATTAATTAATGGAGTTGCTAAATTCTTTCCTAAAATTGCTAAATTCTTAAAAGGTTCTAAATTTTTAGCTAAATTCTCTGGTATTGCACCATTTGTTGGAAAAATGCTAGGATCTTTAAAATCATTTGTACTTAATGGGGGATCTAAATTAGTAGCTCTTAGTAAAGACGCTGGAAAAATTAAAGCTTTAAGAGGAGTAACAACTGAAATTAAATCTGGAGTTAAAGCAGTTAGTTGGGTAACAGGAGCTCCTACAAAAAGCGATGTTACAACTCAACCTACATATGCTGGATACGGATCAGAAACACCTCAGCAATCACAAATTCCAGTACCTAAAGAAGCTTACATGAACTATCAAGGTACTCCTTTAAAAAATATTAGACCTTATACAGATACTGAAATTTCTCAAGCAGAAATGGCTCAGGATTGGGATACTTACCTTAATTAATAAAAACTACAAACCCAAGATCGCTCTTGGGTTTTTTGTGTAGTAGGGTTTAGATTTTTTCTCCACAATTTGGACAGAATTTCCAAGATTGCTTTTTAGATCTTGTTCCACAATTTGCACAGTAGTTTCTAAGTGTAGAAACCTCAACTGGTTTTTGTGACTCAGGAAGTAATTTGATAGTAATAGAACTTGTAGCAAATGTGCTAAAATTCCCATTTACTGTTTCGAATAATTGATCGCTTGAATCACCTTTTTCGATTCTACCAGTTTCAATACTTTTTGTTGAACTAGTTAATACACTAGAATTAACTCCTATAGAACTATTAGTAACACTGGACATTGTAAAAAGATTATTTACTGTAGTACCACCAAATGGATAGCTGTAGGTATCATTCAATGTACCCGACACATATCCAGTATGGCTAGTTGGAAATGACGAGTAAGTGGAAGTTGTAATTTCAGTATAGAAAGAAACTTCTACACCTCCATTATTTCTGATAGCATTTAAAGCTTCATTTGATCCTTCGACTTCATACGTTTCAAAAACAAATTTGTTGTTTGAATCAATAAATCTTTCCAGATAAACTCTCTCTCCTGGTTTTAGAACAATTCCTGAATTAGAAATGCTATTACCGTTGATAGTGATTTTTGCAAGTACCCTTGACGTTGTTGGATTGAATAACTCAATCTCGAAATTTTCACCGTCTTTTAGATAGACGGAATTCTCATAGATCTTAGATCTATTTCTGTTTTTTGTAATGTTAGCAGTACATGCCGACATTACGCTTGGCGTTGAATAATACATAAAGACTATTTTATTTGGCCCCTTCCTTTGCTTCCATTTCTGAAAACTCTACGGTTTGTTGACCGGGAAGTGACTAGAAACCTCTAGTTCTATTATTATATAACCTTATTAATAAAAGTTTCCCAATTTTTCTACTGGAATATATTCTTTTACTAAATCAGAATGTATGATCTGTGGTATTCTTTTGTATTCTTTATACCATTTATCTGTAACATAAATATCTTTCCCGTCTGGAGAATCTATTATTTCTACTACATCATATTCTCCCTCTTCAAAAGGACCAATAGAATAGGTAATAATCTTACCTATAATTGGCATTTTTGTAACGTCTTCTCCGCTATATTCTAATTGACTATTAGTTTCTATAAGGAATTCGGTTAGCTTCTTAATTTTCACTTTTTTTGGATTTTTTAGCAGGAGCTTTAACTTCCTTTCCTATCGCTTTTTCAGTTTTAGGTTTTTTTCCTCTTTTAGCTTTAGGAGTAGCTTCTTTTTTCACGATCTCACAAAACATCTCTTCTTTTTTAGTTGTAAATAAAGATTTAAAAAAATTAATAATAGCTTTCATTTTATATTTTATTTTACGTTGTTTATTCCTAGTGTACCAATCTGCTTGGATTTCTCTGTATTTTCTATGTCCTGAGCTTGTAGCTCTTGATTTTGTGCTGGATCTTGTATAGCAAATAAAAGATCTTTATAAAATTCTAAAGGTTTCTTATTACTATATACTCCTGGCTCTGCAAAAGCACCACCAAAATTACCTAGTATATAATCATTATCATCATCTTGTTCAGTATTGTTATTTAATACTTGATCAATATAATCATAATAATCTTTTTTAGTTCTACCAACACCAGAAGGGAACTTATTAAACATTTCTATATTTAAATCCACTACATAATCAGGGAATTTCCACCCCCAATCCTTTTGTATTACTGCAGGATAGAAAGTTAAAGCTGCAAAATCTCCAGCAATAATTGGTGATTTTAATTTCATTTTTTCGAACCACATTTTATAAAATTCCGCAACTAAGTCCAATTGATCAATATTGCTCATTTGTAAAACGTCATTAGGCGTTATTGTTTTACCTGTTTCATCGTTGATAAATATTTTTAAAATACTAGGAAGAAAAGAAATAAGTCCTACTGCACGTGACATTTGATCTCTGTACTTAGGATCAAACCTACTTTCATGAAATATTGTATGTAAAAGCCATTCTGGTTTTATATCTAGCTCTTCTGAAATTTTACAAAGTTTTTTAAGAAATAATTGTCTATTTTCCTCTATCTTATCAACATAAGGTAAAGCAGTAACTGTTTCTTTTTCGTATGTGGAAGGATCCATTTTTTCTATTCTAATCGATTCGAATAGACTAAAATTTTTAAAATCTTTTAGATGTTTAAGCATCCAATATATATCATTACATTAATTTCTTTAGCAAAGACTTTTCTACTGCCCAAGCATGTAAAGAAGTAATGTGCATAGTAAGCATACCAGGTTTTACATTATTCCAATTCTCTGGATCTTTTTCTTTTAGTTTTTCAATTAACCAGAATACTTTTTTAGCACAAAGATAAATGTCATCTCTAAAGTGTCTAAAGAAATCGCAAGATCTAATATAATAAACAACATGTACCCAATCTCCTCTCCTAATGAAATGATATCCAATAGTACAAGGAACTCTTTCTCCTGTAACTGATCCAGTATCTTCAGGAAACCAAATAGGAAGGAATGCTTGTCTAGTGAAAGGTTCTCTTGACATTAATTCAACAACATCATTAAAATCCCCGTATTCATATCTTATTCCTGACATCTTACTGTTAGGAATTTCTGATGCAAATTTGGGCCAGATTCTTTCTGGATAAGTATGTGAAAATTTTTCAAGTCCTCCAAATTCCTCATTATTCTTTTGAGCATAAGGCCATCTCACATGTGAGGGAGGAGGGTTCAATGGTAATCCGCTAACTCTTTCTTCAAAGTGTTCGTCTGCCCATGCAAAATTTGGTTTAATCTGTTCACCTATCTCTTTAATATCCGGTGACATCTGACACGAAAAAGAAAGGTTTAATGTTTCAATCATTGTGTACTTAGGATCATGTTTAATCTCCTTACCCTGCCATTTTTCTGTATGTACCTCATATGAGTAATCGTACATTTGTTGTGCAGTCCAACGGATCACATCATTAAAACGCCCAAACTTTTTCATTATTTTTTTCTTTATTATACTAAAAAACCTGATCTAGTTTCCTATTTATTGAATCTTTCCATTGAATTTTTTGAAATTTTATTGAATCTAACCTTTCCAATAAATTCACCAATAGTTAAACAATCAGTATAACTCATAGCAGATTTTAAATAATCAGTAAAGTTCTCAATCCATCCGGTAAGAGTATATTCAACTGGTTGCATTTTAGAAATTCCTTCTGATGTTTTTAATTCTGTTTTGCCTAGACTCTTCTGCACATCCTTAGTTGACATGCCTCTAAATTTTTTATAGAATTTTTTACCAGCTTCAAATTGTATTAGAACATCTAAAGAGTATTGGTCTACTTTGTCACCAGGCTCGGTCCATGAATCATATTTTTTATTACCTTCATATGTTTCGCCACAACTTTCTAATGTTTTATTAAAAATACTACCAAGCATAACATAGTCAGCTCCTAAAGCCAATGCTTTAATAACATCTGCATATTTTTTAAAACCTCCATCTGCTACTATCTTTGTTGTGAGGTTTCTTTCTTGTTGTATCTTAACTGTTTCATGAATTAAAGATGCCATAGGGTAACCGATACCAGTTTGAACGGTGGTTAGACACCCAGCTCCGTTACCTATTCCCATTCTGACGTAATCCGCTCCAACTTGTGACAGAGATAAAAATGTAGATGGATTAGCACAATTTCCCACCATTAGCACTAAAGATCTTCCGTATTTTTCTTTTGATTCTTTAACTAAGTCCTTAACATATTTCATATGACCATTTGCTACATCAATTAAGACAAACGATCTTTCACCTATCTTTAGGTTTATATCATTTTCAATAAATATCTTCTTAAAATCATCTAAACCATAGGAATACCATACCTTATAATTAGTTGAGAAGTAATCTAATCCAGGATTGGCTTTTCTGGGAATAATTCCATATATTTTATTGTTATTAAATATATTTATATTATCCTCATTTATAACTGTATCCATAGGTGCAGTAAAGAGAGGAAGCATTTGTTTTTCGTCCATTACATCGACCTGTTTTCTTGATCTAATGTGGGTTTGTATTTCAGGTTCAATTAAGATATCGTCAAAATCAAATAACATAATAATAGTTTACTTCTTATAGATTATGTGACGATAAAGATTTCCACAAAAAGCCCCAGATTATTGATAAATCCGGGGTTAATTTTTAATCAGGGAGATATGCTGTCCATACCTCCAATCCTTTTGCGAAATTGCGTATAAAATATCCGTATCCTGGCTTGAATGGTTTCTGTCTCATTCTCATTCCAGCTTCTTCTGGAGTCCTGTCATCTTTTTTATTGTTACATTTTGAACAACATGTTGTTAGATTCTCCCATGTATTAACTCCACCTCTAGATCTAGGTAGAACGTGATCTATTGTTAGGTTCTTAGTAGTATCACAATAAACACATTTCATCCCATCTCTTCTAAAGATATTTTCCCTAGTCGGTTTTAACTTCTTAAAAGGCAATACAACATATTTTAAAAGTCTGATAACAGAAGGTCTTTTGTAAGTGCTTTGTTCAGTAACAATTGGATTTTGTTCATCGTGCTCTAAAACTTCTGCTTTACCTTTATACACAAGCTTAAATCCACGAGCAAAGTCGGTAACACTTATAGGAGTAAAGTCATTATTTAGAACTAGCACTTTCATAACTACATTTTTTACACACTGGTCAATCTATTTATCTTATTTTTTAGATGTCCCGCCAGGGCTCGAACCTGGACTCTTCTGGTCCAAAACCAGACGTGTTGCCAATTACACCACAGGACAATTTAGAGCCTTTGACAGGGATTGAACCTGCGACATCTTCATTACAAGTGAAGTGCTCTACCAACTGAGCTACAAAGGCATGGGGTGACAGAGGGGAATCGAACCCCCGACCTTCTGAACCACAATCAGACGCTCTAACCAACTGAGCTACCGTCACAGTAGCGAGTGGCAGGTTCGAACTGCCGACCTTTGGGGTATGATTCCAACGCTCTACCAACTGAGCTAACTCGCCATATAAGTGGAGTAGATGGGACTTGAACCCACATCCTCTTCCTTGCAAAGGAAGCGCTCAGCCAATTGAGCTACTACCCCGTGGAGCGATAGACAGGATTCGAACCTGCGACCCCCGACTTGGAAGGACGGTGCTCTACCAACTGAGCTACTATCGCATTTAGAGACGTGTGGAATTACGCATCCACTTCAACCGTCGGACTGTCCGTCTCTATATCTTACAGATACACTGTGTCGGAGCGGAGGGATTCGAACCCCCAATGCCTTAAGGCGGCTGATTTACAGTCAGCTGAGCAGCCAATTGCTCAACACTCCGAATTGCGGGGAAGGCTGGATTCGAACCAGCGACCTATCGATTAACAGTCGAGAGCTCTACCGCTGAGCTACATCCCCAGTTTAGATTAGAGAATATTTGAGCGAGGTGTTTTTTGGTCAAATTTAAAAGTTCTGAGAAGTAACCCCATTCGCCGCTTCTAATCTTGTAGTCCCTGAGGGATTCGAACCCCCGACATTTTGGATGTAAACCAAACGCTCTGCCAACTGAGCTAAGAGACTAAATGTGGTTGACATAGAAGGATTCGAACCTTCGGCCTTTGACGTATCAGATCAACGCTCTAACCAACTGAGCTATATGTCAATGTTGCGGAAAGAATTGGAATCGAACCAAATACCAATTAAGGTACGCTTCGCTTAGCAGGCGAGCCCCGTCACCATCTGAGATTACTTTCCTTTGTTAATTAGTCTTTTAATTCTTCCGATCAATATTTTGGCTCTATTAAATTTTAATGTTTCTCTTCTTAAGTTTTCTCTGCTTGAGGGGAAACTTCCTCTGGCTACTATTTTACTTTCTATCATCATATTTTTAAATTTTTTTGAGGTCGTGACTGGAATTGAACCAGTATAACTAGTTTTGCAGACTAGTGCCTAACCACTCGACCACACGACCCTATTTGTTTGAGACTCCACCTGGATTCGAACCAGGATCAGATCATCCGTAGTGATCCATTCTAATCCCTTGAACTACAGAGCCTTTTAGCACACCAGGTAGGAATCGAACCTACAACCTTTGGTTTTGGAGACCAACACTCTACCAATTGAGCTACTGATGTGTGTAGTGATCCCGGAGGGGCTCGAACCCTCGACTCCCGCATTAAAAGTGCGGTGCTCTACCAGCTGAGCTACGAGATCATTTTAATTGTGGTACCGGCCGGAATCGAACCGGCGACACCTAGATTTTCAGTCTAGTGCTCTACCGACTGAGCTACGGTACCATTTTTTCCAGTATGTCAAAGAACAAAAAAAAGGCTTTGATGTGAATCAAAGCCTTTTCCAAAATATCTAAATATGATTTCCTGTATTAGCTTCGATCGGGTTCTTTCCCCTTTGCCCAAAACGCCACCGTTTGATAGCAGCCATTAATCTGACTGATCATGCGATTGATGTTATGTTTACTACAGTTTTTCATTTTTCTTAATTATATATCCTGTTTCCAGAATAGTTTCGCAAAAGTACAATATCTTTTTTGAATAAAAAGATGTTTTTTGATATTTTTTAATATTCCTCTTCGATTATTTCTAATCCTTCGATCAAGCCCAAAGCCATTCCATCTTCTACTTCGTCCCAAACATAATCAACTTTAGTTGTTTCGTAAGTAGTAATAAAAGCATCTTTTGCCCTTTCCAATTGGGTTTCAGTAAATGATACTATTTCAGCTTCCGAATATTGAGCATTAACCATTTCCAAAGCTTCGTTGTAATCTGATATACCTTCTTGGCTTACTCCATCTATAACATTTAAGAAAGATCCTAAAGCAAAAATAGCTGCTTCTCTTTGATCTTTTCCAATTCCGATTGATTTAAAATTTACCTGTGCATCAGGATTCTCGTGAGATACACTCATAGTAACTCTTTTTAATTTTTGATTTTTCATAATAGGTTTTTTGTAAATTGTAAATTGTAAATAAAGTTTGTTAATTTATATTACAAAGATAACCAAATGTAACGGGATAAAAAAATGATTTCTTAAATTATTTTAAAAATTTTAAAACTTTTTCTTTAATTCCACATTTTTTAATACCTTCATTAAGGCTTGGAGTGTGTACGAAATTTATTAATCCCCATCCGGTACCGCTTCTATTAGAAGATACTTCTTTAAAACTCATATCCAAATCATCTATTGCTACCCAATGAGAGACTTCTGGATGATCTTTCAACCATTCTTGGATTTCTAAAGTTCTTGATGCTTCTAAATCCCAATCTGGATGCCATTCTTGTTTCTCTGGTAACGTGTATTCTCTAGGAGTGAAATCTATAGGAGTTTTAATAATTCCTTGCTCTTTATAGTATTCACCCATTTCTTCTACAGTTGCCCAGTTTTTCCAATCTGAAGAAACCACTATTTCAGCTCCTGTTTCTTCTAAGATTGTATTTAAAACCTTTATTGCTTTCTTATCAAAATTATCAAACCTAGCTCCAACAGGAAAAGTCATCAGATCCTGAGAAAGCTTTTTTCTAGCTTTAGCCTGCTTTTTGTAACGTCCTCCAAATTGTTGGGAAAGACAAATTACACCGTCATGATCTAAAAATATAATTTTCATAGTACCTAGGGAGGGACTCGAACCCTCACGACTTACGTCACTAATTTCTAAGACTAGCGTGTATACCATTTCACCACCTGGGCTTAGTAGCAGAGGAGGGATTCGAACCCCCGACCTTTGGGTTATGAGCCCAACGAGCTACCAACTGCTCTACTCTGCGATATAATTTGGCGGTCCCGCGGAGAATCGAACTCCGAACTCTGCCGTGACAGGGCAGCATTATAGCCGTTTAACTACGGGACCTTAATTTTTTGTACTGCCACGGAGAATCGAACTCCGATTTTATGGATGAAAACCATAGGTCCTAACCGTTAGACGATGGCAGCGTAATTTCAAAGAGCGTATAAAACAAAAAAACCTCTGAGGTTATCAGAGGTTTAAATTATATCATTATATAAATTTATTTCCTCTGACACTTAAATCTATCCTCTAGAAGGTCATCCTCTTTACGAAGTTGAAAATCTGTTGCGATATTTAAAAAGTGTTTCATTGAAAGTTTTGTTCCTTTTTTATTATATACTCCAAATGTACAGAAAAGTTTCTCATTAAAAAACGATTTCTGATATTTTTTTATTTTTATTATAAATTCCAAGCTGGGTTAGCTACGATTAGCATACCACCTTCAACTCTTGGTATTTGTTTAGTTGAATAAGCATCATCATATTGGATCTGTTCTGGATAGAACTTTTGTCCTTGAAACATGATATAATTTTCTTCGTCTTTACCTCTGTGGCTCCATCCTTGACCTCTCATTTGGTCATGAGCAGCATCATCAACAGTGGGTTTGCCAAAAAGAGAATCCCAAAATCCTTCGTTAATTTCTGAATTATTAGATTGATATTTTTTAAGATGTTTCATTTTTTATTTTATATATTCTTATCTATGTAAATTAAATTTTACAATTTATTAATAATATCAATAAATATTCTTTTGGTATCTTCTTTACCTAGCTTTTCTTCTATAGATTTAATAAAATTTACGATGTCCTGTCTGTAATCTGGTTTATTATCTGAATACGCATTAGGTTCTTCCCCTGCACATTTAGTTACAAGAGCCTCAACTTCTTTAATAACTCTGTCTACTTCAGTTCTATCTGTAAGCGCTATCTTTATATTAGGTAACTCTAATTGAAATTTATTATAGTCAAAATTTTCAGGGACTCTTACAGATACATGAGTAACCCCGCCGGATCTTCCCTTAAAATCTTTAGATCCAATTCTAATTCTAAGAACATTTTCTGAATCAATAGAAGATAAGTTCTTATTATCCTTTTCATTATCATATCTAAAGTTAAAGAATTCACGAGGATCGGTTATTATAAGTTTATCAAACGAGGTTTCACTATCAAATGATATAGTTGGATCATCTTCTTTTACTTTAACATACCCATCGATAGTTGAATTAAAATTAAATTTTAATCCCCTATACGATAATGTGTCTTCATTAATTTTTTCGTAAATAAAATCTTTAAATGTTTTCATTACTTATATATCTAAAAGGCAAAGCAGGACTTACGTTTTATATTGCATTCCATCTCAAGAACTGCCTATTACCAGTGGGTTTGTGGTTACTTTGCCTAATTTTTAATATTCTCTATTTATTTAATTTATTGTAAATTATATGCAAATTCTCTTGTTGTTGCCATATGTTTTAAAATCCGTTAGTTGATGTATTATAGAAAACTAATCCCCTATACGATAATGTGTCTTCATTAATTTTTTCGTAAATAAAATCTTTAAATGTTTTCATTACTTATATATCTGACTATATATTATGTTCCGATGGCTGTATGGTGTAATTACATAAAGGACAATCTCCTCCGTTTTCATTTATCCACAATATGCATTCTTCTAGAGTTAGCGATTCTTTACCAGGAACAACAATATATGGTGTTACTGTTATATTCATTATTCTATAATTTTCCATTAGCTAAATGTTAGTGTCATTGTTTGAGAAGCCTGGCTTACAGTAGACCCTGTACCCATACCTCCCCAGTTTAAGTTATTAATCATAGGTCTAAATGCTATAGTACTTGATCCAGTACAGCTTCCTACATTAGAAAATTCAACAGCAACTCCACCAATAGAAGGAGTTCCACAAGCTGTTCCCACTCTCCAAACTACGCTGTTTATAGTTACTGAGGTATTGCTTGTTGCATTTTTTAAAGCATCTGCCAAAGTTTGGACCGAAGTAGCATGGCTTACGGTTAGACTAAATCCTAATGAATTTGATATAACAAATTGTGTATAAGATCCCGTTAATGCTGCTCTGAATGTATTCCAAGCAGTTTCTGTGGTAGCTCCTGGTGCAATACCATTAACGAAAGGGCGAGAGAAAGTTACACCACTGGTATAATTAGTCCAATAATTATTTGTTGTTAGCCATGATTTAGCTGCTGAAGCCGATGCTTGTGCAGTACCACTTATTATAGATACTAAATCTTTAAATGCTAAATCCGTATTAGTGCATCTCCAAAATTGTACATTACCTACGTTCCCTACAGGAGTGGGAAAATTTCCAGCTGATACATCCTTAGCTATCACGTAAGAATTATCTTCGTCTGGTCCCATCCACCAGGTTAATCCACCAGGGTTAGTACTATATGCTAAAGGAGATACACCTATACATAGAGTACCCACATTCGTAGTTCCCGCAATTGTTGATTGTGTTGGATTATATGAAAATGCTCTTGTTGTTGCCATATGTTTTAGAATCCGTTAGTTGATGTATTATAGAAAACTAATCCTGTTACATTAGTTGTTTTTGCTATCGTTGGTGTTGAATAATTGAAAGTAAGTACATCACCTCCGCCGGCTTCACCGAATTGAATTCTTATAGGATAATAAACTCCTGCAGTTAGATCTATAGAACCTGATGCCTCTATAGGACCATGAGCACCTCCATTATTGACTGTTGCGTTTGCTGTAGTAAATCCAGATATCGCATTTGCTCCAACCCACACATAAGATGCATCATCCGAGTTGGTGTAAAATGTATAAGTTTGAGTAGTAGTCGGACTGAAATAACCCAACCATTGACAACTAAAATAATCACCATCACCACTAGCTGCTTCTGATATTGCAGTAGTTTGTACAGAAGTAGCTGGGTTTGTTCCAAATGCTTGAGGAGTTGCAGTTGCAAAGAAACTAACTGAATCTGCGAAATATCCAGAGTAAGTTGTTTTATATAGACCTGCAAGATATGGATTTCTGTTAGTCCAATAGTTATTAGATGCTAACCAATCACTAGCTGCTGAAGCCGATGCTTGTGTAGTACCACTTATTGTAGATACCATATCTCTAAATGCTAAATCTGTATTAGTGCATCTCCAAAATTGTACATTGCCTATATTTCCTAACGGAGTAGGGAAATTTTGAGCTGGTACATCCTTGCATACTACATAAGAATTATCTTCATCCGGTCCCATCCACCACGTTAATCCTCCAGGGCTAGCAGCATAGTCTAAATCAGATACTCCTATACATATGGTACCTAAATTAGTAGTTCCAGCAATTGTTGATTGCGTTGGATTATACGAAAAAGGTCTTGTTGTTGCCATACATTATATATCTCTGACAAACCTAACCCTAAGATCGTATGCTTTTTTACTATGTGAAGAAATTCCTTTAGCCACATCAAAGTAATAAGCATAACTACTACTTCCGTCTTTTAATTGAGTTCTTAGAGTGGCAGCTTCTCCTTCTTTTCCGCTCCAATAATATGAATCAGAAAAATCCGAATATTCCGCAGGAAATCTTCCTATGCCTCCAACATCCCTTAGTGTTTTTATTAAAGCAAGTTCTTTTAATGTAGGCAACCTCCACCCATCTTTAAGAAATTCTGCAAAAGTCTGAGCTTTATTCCATCTCACTCCTGGTATATCATTTTTGTATATTTCTATACCGAGTCCGGATATTCTAATATGATCATTCATGATTTATTATATATCCAAAAAATACAAGAGGTTGGATCTGAACCAGCATGAACTTTTGTTCTCCTAAAGACTTTAAAATTTAGTGGTCCCTCACGGGCTCGAACCGTGGACCTACTGATTATGAGTCAGTTGCTCTAACCTACTGAGCTAAGGGACCTAAGTAGAGACGACGAGAGTCGAACTCGTGACCGCATGCGTATAAGGCATGTGCTCTAACCAATTGAGCTACGCCTCTATTGATGTCGGGATGGCCAGACTCGAACTGACGGCCTCCTGGTCCCAAACCAGGCGATCTACCAACTGATCTACATCCCGAAATTGTATGTCTTTAAATATCCCCAGAACATACAAACTGTGCTAACCCACGATTTAGAGAATAAGTGTGCATATCATTAAAGAATACCGAAATATTCTAACTGTCTACGTTGTAGAGGCATATTCTATCTTCGATCCATACCCAGCGCTAGGCAGAGGGCTTTGTGTGATCCCGGAAGGATTCGAACCTTCGACCTTCGCCTTAGAAGGGCGTTGCTCTATCCAGCTGAGCTACGGGACCAATTGGCGGAGAGTGAGGGATTCGAACCCCCGGTAACTTTCGCTACGTCAGTTTTCAAGACTGATCCATTAAGCCTGGCTCTGGCAACTCTCCAATTTTATAATCCAACATGTCAAAGAACACAAAAAAAAACCGAGACTTTTAAAGGTCCCGGTTTAGTTAATGATTATTTTTTATTAACATAGGACCTTTAGGATCGTCTTGACGACGGTCTTAATGATATAGGTAATATGTTAATTGTTTTGTTCATTTGAGTATTATATGTTCTCTTTGTTATTTTGTTTCACAAATATAGAACTTTTCTATTATAAAAAAAATGTTTTTAGATTATTTTATAACGAAAATAGTCTTGTGTAGATCAATAAGAAAAAACTTACTAAACTTTCCTAGGTAATTAGAAATATCTTCGGCAATATCCTCGTCCTCTGTATCAGCTACAACATAAAAAGATGCGTCATCTATAGGATCTAGTTTGCTTTCTGTATAAAAGAACACATCCTTATCTGAATCGTCTTCATAGTCTGATTCAACAGATTCTAAGTATTCACATGATTCTGTATCTGCAAATTTAAATTCATTATAAGTGGAATAGATCGAAACCGACATAATATTATATCTCTTCTATTAGTACCTTTTTAAGTTCATAAGCTCCTCCAGTACCTGTAAGTTCGTCATAGTATCCTATTATTGAATATTGTTTACCATCCGAACTTGAATCTGCTACCATATCAATTGAACTGATCATAGAATTACCTACGTATTCCGGTTCATTAGCAAACCCAATATTAATTGTTGTTTCTTCGCCCTCTGGATTTGTAAAATTAACTACATATTCTCCTTCTTCATTGTCTTCAGTTGGTCTGAACTCTGTAGTTTCTGCTTCAAAATGAGCATCTTTTACTAATTCTGGAGATTCTATCATTTCAGGAGCTGCTGCCATGTCGAATTGTTCGTATATTCTGATGTGTCTCATTTGTTTTATTTTATATATCTTTATTATCTTCCTTGAGATTTATAAGGCTTATTATAATGCTTGGCTTTTTTGCTGATGCTATTCTTACATTTAGAATGCACGCCAGGTCTTTTTGTCTTAGCTTTACGCATATGATTCTTTGAAGAGTCTATTGATTTAGCTTTAGCCATTTTATTATTATTATTTTATGATTTATTTACCAATAAATCCCCTTTGATTAAACATAGATTGATTAATCCTTATCTGTTTTCCTGTTTTTAATAAGGTAAGAATTAATAAATATTCATCAACACTTTTAACTTCACCAGGCATTCCTAAATAAGTCACTTTATCCCCAATATTAAGATTAGTTAAAGAATAAGGAACACCATATGGTTTAATTGGTGAGTTATCATGAATTTCCTGTACATCATAATTTTCAAAAGTTCTTATATTTTTCATATACTATTTATCCAAAGCACACAAAAAAATCCCTATCTCTAGGGATTTTAATAATTAGTAGTATTTATTATGCTTCTTCTGAATCCCAAGCATCTATAATTGCTTTAGCAAAAACCGGCTCTTTACCTGTCCATCCAGCTAAAATTGCTCCTCTGTATAATGATTCTGGTAGAACACTGTTATTATAACCACCAACTTGTACAGTGAATAAATTCACTTTAGGGTTAACTTTGTTTCTATATTCTTGAGCCATTGCAAGTACGTCAATGTATGTCCCTCCTTTCGTTGAATGAACAAAATTAGTTCTCCCTACTGTTTCTCTGTGTCCATAAAGATTACCATGTCCTGCTTGCATGTCGGAGTAGATGAAGATATTGTCATATTGTGTTCCTTTTTTGATAGCATCATCAAAGAATACCCAAATACCATTTTCTGTACCACCTCCTTGAGCTCTACCTCTTTCTGATGTCTCTTCCAATTGTGTAAGAAGCCCATTTCTTTTAGATACTCCTTTTAACGAAAGATTATCTCCAAATACTCCAACTTCCCCTGAATCAGATTGGAGTGAAGTGATCAAAGATGACAAGTTAGCAATTTCGGCAACAGTAACTGATCCATATTCGCTATTGAAAGCACTCCATGCAGATCCTGAGTTATCAGAAAGACACACAGTTTTACCTCCTAATTTAGGCATGTTCTCAACTGAAATATCTAGACACTCTTCTAATGTATCCAATACAAGTTGTTTGTGATGTATTTGAGAATTTGATACTGCTTTATAAGCTGACCAATATCTGAAAGGAAATTGTTTACCTTTAATAACTCCAGCTTTTAATTGAGCTAAGATTCTTGCTGTAGTTGAAGGATCTTCGATCTCAGTAAAAATACCTCTAAGGTTTCTTAAAAGAGCCATATGGGGAATCAAGATTGTGTCTGTGATATCTCTCCAGTTTTTTCCTTCTGATTTTAGATTCTCCCAAGTTTTCTCTGCGTCAGATACTTTTAATCCTCCTGTTGTCATTAGCTCGTTAATATCTTCACTCTTAGCATGCGAGATACGAACAAGATCAATTAGACTTTTACCTTTGTATTTGTTTAATTGGTAACGAGAGAATTCTGCAAGTTTTTCTGCCCAAGTTCTTTTCACTAATGATGAAAGACCTTTTTTAGACGAATTCTTATACATGTAGTATTCGAATTGGTTGGTCAAATCGTCTGGACGTAGAGCAATAGATTTACCTATCTTTTTCATGTAACCTGGATTTTTCTCGTTGAACTCCTGACGTCCTTCGTGCATACTCGCTTTCATGAATATTACAGCAGGATTTAGACGCATGTAGTACTCGTTACGAAGTTCTAATGTCAAATCTAATGTTGCTTTAAAGTCAAAGTCTAAAGCTGCTTGTATGGCAATTTCAAATATGTCCAATGAAGTCATATTGTCTATAACTTCTCCTGATTCTTTTTTGAACAGCGGTGAAAGTATTGAATACTCTAAAATTGTACTAAGATTTTTAGGTGATCCAAGTCCATCTCTATAATACTGTGGTTCTCCAAAGATTGAAGACGCAGCAACAATCTTTAATGTGTTCAGTGGGGATAAAGAATAAGATGTTCCACCCATGAAGTTCTCTACTCCTAGTGCTCCGTAAGAGGAGTTTTGTAAAATTTGCATTGCTGTTTTTTTGTCAGCAAATTCGCCTAGTCTTGACATATATTTATTTTTAATCGTTACGCAATAAAAAAGGGTTCAGTCGCATAGCGTCCAAACCCCTTAAAGTTATATTCTGAGTATATTGATGAAGAGTGTTGTTTCGTGCAAATTTATAAGAAGTAACTCTTTACCCCGCTTCAGAATAATAATTTAAAAACCGAGAATATTAAATAAGGATGTTTTTATTTCCTGTATGATGTAATCCTTATTCCCGCGTCGGAGTTTATTTTATTAATAATACTTTCTTGAGAAATCTTTAAAAGGTGGTCCCTCCTTATGGGAGGTAATCATTCCTTTATTTCTAGTCCAGTGAATTGAACCGAGCTACTGTATTCTTCTTTTAAATCCTTACGAAAATAAAAGCGTCTCATCTATAGCAGTACTGAGAACCTATGTAGATTAGAACCGGAGAACTAATCTTTTCATCGATTATATGAAGTAACCCTCTAAACCGCTTCAAGAAAATAAGTATGTTAAAGAACGTGTTTTTAATAATATTCGCAAATATACTAAAAGTTTCAATTTATTATATATTCCTCTAAGAATTTTTTTATTTGATCTTCAGTTTTTACGCCAGAGAATCTTGAAATTTCTTTTCCCCCTTTAGTTAAAATGCAAGTGGGAATGTTTCTGATATTAAATTTTTTTGTGTTTTCTTCCACTTCTGAAATATCAACTTTAATGAAATTATATGATTCAGAAAGAGATTCTTCGACTTTTGCTAGAGTGGGTTTAAGAATTTTACATGGTCCACACCAATCTGCAGAGAAAAGAATTAAAGTCTCCTTATCATTATTTATTGCTTCATTTAATTGTTCATCACTATTAATTGTCATTTTTATAGATTATTTCTTTATGGTATATAACCATTAGCAGAATAAAAAATTATTCACTTTCTGAAGAAACTGGTCCTTCATTTTCTTCAGAAATTTCTAAGTCTTCATTTTCCACAACAATTGTTGGTAAATCCCCTGATTCATCAGAAAATTTATTATTCGAATCTTCATTTTCTTGTAATTCGGGACCTTCATTAATTTGATCCGTAGCTAGAACATTTAATTTCTTTGTGAAGTCTTCTGAAATGTGCAAAGCACCTTTACCTTCTCTAATTTCTGGAGTTTCTGGAGCTTCTTTCATTAATTCCTGCTGCTGTGCAATTAACTCCATTAATTTTTTCATTTTTGTTTTAGAAATGCCAGTAGGTTTTGGTGTATATTTTACTGGCTTACCTTTTTTCTTTCTTACTTTACTCTTAGGCATAATAATTTTTTCTCTATCATAGACAAAAAGATGATATATAGTTTCATGCTAAGAATACTAAAATTCTCAGAATTTCTAAATGAATCTGTTGATCAAACTATGAAATATTTTGGTTTAGATGAAAGGTTCGAATGGAGTAAAGAACTTGGTGAATTAGCAGAAAATATTCTAGATAAATCTAATGAATTAAAAGAAACATACGGATATGGTAGAAGAAGTGATGACGGATTTGAGTTTGATATAAAAACAAGATCTTGGCCAGATCTAGATAATCTTGCTGAAAAATATAATACTACAAAAGAGGAGATAGAAGATCTTTGGTATCTTTTCTTAAGTGATCAATTAGAAATGTACGGAGATGATATAATAGAAAACGATAATATCTTTGATGATTGGTCACAAGGAGGCAGAAGTGGAGGATGGTTAATTCTAAAATATAACGAAAGAATAATTAAATACACTGAGGAAACAATAGATGATGACATAACAGATTATAATTTATATGCAAATCGGGTAGATGATGAAGATTTTAATGAGTGGAAAGAATTCCAAAAAAAAGGAGGAAAAGGATTAAGAATGCTAAAGTCATTCAATATAAAAACTCCAATACCCGAAGATATTCAAATTTTAGAAGAAGAATTCAATACATGTAAGCCTAATCTAGAATTACTGATTGAAGAATTGAATGTATTAGAAACTCACCTAATTAAGGTTAAAAAATCTATAGATGATTTTTGGAATAACTCTAATGAATATTTTAATGATTTCTTAGATGGCCAGTTTGATTTAGATTAACTCTAAATCCTTCCATGTGGTATCCCAAAGGGATTCAGATTCACATTTAACTTGTTTATCTTCTCTTTTAAAGTGTATAAAATCGCTTTCAAACACATCATTAACTAATACCTTAGGAACAGATATTAAATCGGCTATAAGCTCGCCATATTTTTCCATCTCAGAAGGTTTCTCCCCTTCAGTTCTTACAAATACGCCAGAAATGTTATGTGAATATCCATTAACAATATCCTCAATGTAGACTCTATCCTCCGTTTTTATTTTATCAAGATTGGGATTTTCACATTCTTCTAAAGTGCGGTCATTAATAAACCACCATGAATTAGTTGTTTCTTCGTGAATATAAACACCTATTTTTTCTGAAATTTTTCTTAGAAATGAAGCTTGTAGATTGGTTGGTTGATAAAATGTATCTATAAAGTCCCCATTGCTTTTTGATACTTTTTTATATTTTCCCTCGTATATAAATTTAGGATTTCTTTTATCGTCTAGAAGAATACCATCAACATCAAATAAACAGAAATTTCTAGGAAGATGTGTTCTATGACCCTCCGAAAAAAGATTAGATTTACCCCAATTTCTATTAGTTGACATATTTTTTATATCAGTTTTAAAAAGTTTGTTTCGTAAGATTAATAATTATTAGGTAGAATACCAGCTTCGTATTGAGATTTTCCGTTTTTAAGAAGGAATTCTAACTGAGTCCATTGTTTATTACTAAGTGACCTTTTATTCTTAGCCTGATCCCAAAGACTTAGAAAGAATTTATTGTATCTGTACTTATCATGGAGCCAATCCCACAATTTCTGGTAGTATTCAATTTCAGAATCAGTAAATTCTTTTCTTCCTCCTTGTATAAAATTTTCAAATATCTGGATATGATTCATATTCTATATATTCATGAAGGTATTTAAAAAGATAGGATATATAATACATGCCAAATGAACAATTAGAAAAATTAATGGAGTATCTTTCTGGTAAAAAGAAGGTACTATTTTTAACCACATCTAATAGATGGGAGGGGAGTAAAGAGATACCTAAGTCTACTCTTCTTGCAATGGATATACAGAAAAAATTAGCGGAATCAACTGAGGTTGTCCTATTGGAAATACCTAAATTAAAAATATTTCCTTGTGAAGGTAACGTATCTGGTGTAGAAGGTAATAATTGTGGTGTAGAAGGTGCACAACTAAAAGACGAAGAAAAAGATCCATCAGGAAATCATAGATGCTGGGCTTCTCTTAATAACAAGGAAGATGAACTTTGGAAAGTTACTAAAGAACTTTTTGAATCCGATGCGGTAGTTTTCTTTATAAGTGTTAGATGGGGTCAAGCAAACGCATTCTATCAGAAACTAATTGAAAGATTAAACTGGATAGAGAATAGAAAAACAACACTGGAAGATATTAACGTTGTAGAAGGTATAGATGCAGGATGTGTTATTATAGGACAAAACTGGAACGGAGAAACAGTTCTAGAGACACAAATGCAAGTATATGAATTTTATGGATTTAATGTACCAGAAGAAATGTCTTTCTATTGGCAATTCACTCAAGATTCTAATGACGAATCACAAGAATCCTACAAAGAAGCCCCTAAAGTTTTTGGTAGAGAATTTGAAATCTCAATTACAAGATTAAAAGAGTCTTTATCAAATCGCTATAGAGGTATTAAAAGACTCTTCGAATTCTAATCTACTATTTCAAAATATGTTTTATTAAAAACAGATATACATTTATTTTCTGAATGTATAATCTTTAGATAATGTCCTGACACATCGCTTTGATCTGGATGAAGATAAATCTCATCTCCATTCTGTAGAGGAACAAATGTGTGTTTCATCCAAGACATATCTCCTACGCCTTTTTTAACGATTGCTTTTTTGAGAGACTGTGTGTCTTCTTCGTAGATGTTTAGATAATTTTTTAAATCCATAGTTTTTAAATTTTAAGTCGGAAAATTTAACGAATCAAATTTTTCCCATATTTCTTCTATTTTCTTTTCGAAGAATTCTATATTAATAAGTGAATCCGGATTTGTTCCAAAATCCCACTGTATAGCTTCTACTCCTATAATTCCTCTTCCTGTATTTAATTGCACTTCAAAACAGAACTCAAAATTTTCTGGATTATCTACAAGATCTTTGTAATCATAGCAATAACAATAGATAGTATACTTTAGTCCTTTTTCGTTCTCGAAGTCCTTATAATATGCGTCATAGCACACTTCTCCTTTGATTTTTTTACCATCAAATTTTATATACTTCTTAAAAACTAAAAGTTTTCTAAAGAAGCCAGAAGGATCAGTTCCCTTCTGTAGCTCCTCTATAAATAGAAAATTCTCCATCTAAATATATTACTTCTATTGGTTTATTTTGAATTGAGTATCTTCTGTTTACAACACTACAATTCATATATAATACTCCCTCCTCCTCAGATGTACCATATCCCTCGTGAATATGGCCAAAGGCATTAATTTTTGGTTTTACTCTTTGTATTGCTTTATATAGATCCTCGCATCCGACATCTTCTCCCTCCAATACCATAGATAGATGATTTTGTAAATAAGCGGGTGGTCCATGTGTTAACAGAACATCTATTCCGTCTGGTATTTTATTCCAATGATGTTCTATTTCAGATCCTCGAAATCTATTAAAAGCCCAATTATTAAACCAAGGTGTTATTGGAGATCCCCAAAATCTTATTCCCTCTATTTCTACTTCGCTATCAATTAGACATGTAATACCTCTGGAATCCACCATATTTTTAGCTGTATCATAATCTTTTTCAAAAAAGAAATCATGATTTCCTGGTATCATTATTTTATGATTATGTGGTAAAGCAGAAAACCAATCAAGGAAAGATTCAACTTCCCTTCTATCACCTCTTCCAGAAACGTCACCACAATGTATAATAATATCACCATCAGGGATCTCTATCTTATTATGCTGATTGTGTGTATCTGATATAAAAATAAGTTTTTTCAATTCTATTAATCTTTTATCTTTTTCTCTATTTCTTCTAATGTATGATTCTTATATAATTCCATAAGGAATTCAAATTTCATTACATCTGCTAATGTATCTATTTTAATCTCATTTTCTAAATGATCTAACGATTTTGGTAATTTGATTATTGACATAATTTATGATTTTTTAATTATTTTTTTTATCAATCTATTCGCCTTTAGTTTCGGAACAAAACCCTTTTTATTTGGTATGAAATTTATATATGATTGAAATGATAAACAAAGTTAATCCAGACCATTTAGAAGATTGGTTGATAAGAAACCCAGATAAGGTTTATGTGAGGTCTGTAGAAACTGCATTAAAACTTATGGAGAGTGAAAATTTATTAGAGTCAGCATTCTTAGAGTTCTATTGGGATAATGAGATATACTCTAAATTATATATGAAAAAAAGCGACATTCCTACTGCAATGGATAAAGCAATAGAATATTTTGTAGATAAAGAGTTATATGAATATGCAGTAAAGGCAAAAAAAGCGAAAGATCTATTCGAAATCTCTAAATAATTCTATTTTTTTCTAAAAAAACTTACAATTTACTTAAGTTTATTTTTTTTATTAACATCTTATTGTTAATTTAGCGTCATAAACATTACTAAGTTTAATTAAAATTTAAAAAAGATGTCAACAAGAAATTCCTCAAAAAAAGAGGGAATTAACGTAAGAGACGAAAGAGAATTTAAGCTTTGGGTTAAATTTATTGCATCAGTACAAAAAGACGGAGGCGATATAAATAGACCATTGGATATCCTTTGGAGAAGTGTAAATTCAGAAATTAGTTCATCTGAACAGAAAGAAAAAACACTTAAAAGGGTGTTTGCTTCTTAAAATATTACAATTTTCCTTCTATTGAAATTTTACCCCTAGATATTTGAGATGTGTGAATAGAGAGAGTATTATTTTTGAATCCAATTTCCCATAGGAAATTCTTTTCTGAAACGATACAATTTATTTCTAATACTTTATTTCTTATATTTCTAAGGGGTAAAATTCTTTTCACTATTGGATATTTTTTTAAATATACACTAGGAACTTTTTTTATGGAAATATTATTAATAGAATTAAAAATAAAGTCGGGATTCTTGGAAATAGAGCCTGGTGTAATAACCATTGAGTAGGGTGTTCTTAATTCGTCAATAAATTTAAACAGATTAAGATCGTCATCTATTTTTATTGATTCAATTTTTAATTTTTTAAAATGCTCAAATGATGCTTGAGCTGCATATTGGTATGATCCGTCATCAGATCCAAGATCTAATATTAACACTCTAGTTCCTGTGATCTTAAACTGATCTAATAGGTTTTCTATGGTGTCTTTTAATCCATATAAGGAGTTTTTACATGGTATTATTATGGTTAATAAGGAATTGATCAAAATATTATCTTAAAAATATTTCATGAATAATTAAAGCAATACACCATACAAAACCTACTCTGAATAATCTATTTAAACTGGGATAACTGATATCTTTTATAAAATCTTTCTTATCCTCTTTTTCCTCTTGCATTCTTATTCTATTTCTAGTCATCATCATAATAAAGCTGATTCCTAGAACTTGACAATATTGAAAATTAATAAGATATGGTATTTGGTAAAGATTAATAATCGAGTAAACCATTAGAGATTCTAATAGTGTTAAAGGTAACGCTATCAATAGCGCTAAAAGGACTGCTGATGATATTCTTTTAAATAAATCCATACTCTTTATATTATATATTTAAGCTGAATGCGGTATCTGAACTCTTATACAATTTTGTGTTAGTCTTTTATTTTTCAGATAGTTATTTATGTATCCCATTATGTTTGCAGAACCTATAGGATTTGCACTATGTGTTAAAATAGTTGGAAGATTTACTCCAGTGTCTATGCTTTTCTCAACAAGCCATTTAGCACAATCGTATCCTGTTTTTTCGTGTATATTAGCATAATCAAGAATGTAATTATTTGTGACATTTTTGAAATATTCTCTTATTGCAGTCTCGCCAAGATCATGATCCAATGAAATAGTCTCAATATTATCTAATCCTATCTCATTCACTTTATTGACAAACTCATTATAATCCCTACAGATTATCCATCTTTCGTCATTAGGTGTTCTTATGTCATCTAAATATATGCTTACTTTTTCCATATTTTAATTGTTAGTCTCTTCGCTAGATTGCAATTCGATCATTCTATTTATTCTATTTCTTCCTTTCTCTCCAATAGGAATAGGATTACCTTCCTCGTCAATGTGTACAAATTTAATATGGGTCTTTAGAACAAGTACTTGTTTACCATTATATACATTATGTGCTCTAGCTTCCATATATAATGTTACTGATGAATTACCAACTGTTGTTGGGTAACCATATATTTTAAGTAATTGACTTTCTCTTGCTGGTTTTTCAAAATTACATTTATCTATTGATACAGTTACCATTCTAGGTGTATCACATAACTGCATTGAATAACTAGCTGCAGCAGAATCTATCCATTTTAATAATTGCCCGCCAAAAAGATTTCCATGAAATCCGAGATCAGATTTTTTAATAGGATGTTGCGATATCATTTCCATATTTTTCAAATTTATCTTCGGTTGCATTTATTTCAGTGATATCTTTTTACTCATTTCTTTTATTTTACGAATAATTGAATTCCTAATATAGTAAATGACAAGAATAAGCAGATAAGTGTTTTTGTAGTTAGCGGCTCATTAAATAGTGACAAACTAAAGTAAGTAAACACAATAGCACCAATTGAAAATCCTATTAATCTCGATGGCCACATTTGTCCGTTATAAGCAATTACCATATTCTTAACTGAATACATAAAAAACATAGAAGCAGGTATACCTAAAAGAACAACTAACCAATAATTATTCCTAAACCAATCATACTTCAGAGATCCCTGCAACTGGAAGAAAACTAATATTTGAGCTATAATACCGAAAAATATTCCTATTATAAGTTTTCCTATATCCATCTTTCATCATTAGGTGTTCTTACTTCATCCAAATATACGTTTATCATTTTTTATTTATTATTATAAAATTACTATTTAATAGACAGATAGCTTTTACCATTTATAGTCTTTACAATCCAATTGATTTCAGGATCTAAGGAAATACCTATACTCATTGACTGTTTCAGCGCCTCTTCTTTTCTTTTCCTTTCATCTTCAGCTCTACCCGCAAGTGCACCCATATGTTTTCCCTCGCTTTTTTCTGGTGTAATAGGTGGATATTTTTTATCTTCCATCGATTATTTTTTCTTTACTCATAACTTAATCTTCTAAGTTTAAATTATAGCTATCAAGAGTCTCTCTGATTTCATTTCTGATTTTTTGACAAATATCTATTTCCTCACTTGACGCTTCTTCGTTTGAATAAAACTTAATTCCGTGTTTGGTTGTTGACCTTAACTTTTGGTCAAGATCCCACATTGCCAATTTCCATTTATAACCATCAAGAGCCACTCTTGCCTCTTGCGATTCTTCGTTTGAATCAAATTCCAATATTATTTTCCCCATTATATTTATATTTGATGTTTATTTTTATCTTTTACTAATTAGACAAAGGCGCTTTAATTGCCGGATGTGATTGGTAATTAAGCATTTGTATATCTTCTTCTATTAAACATTTTATAAATGTTCCTTTCTCTAATAAATCTAACAAATATTTAGGTTCCCAGAATTCAGTATTAATATTTAATTCTGTTAATTTCATAGGTTCTCTAGTAATCTGTTCCTTTGCTTGTTCGATGTGATTCAAATACAAATGCGTATCACCTAAATTACCAATCAATTCATCTGGAACCATATCCACTGCTTTTGCAATGATTTCAAGTAGTAGACCATAAGAAGCAATATTAAAAGGTAAACCTAGGAATGTATCTGCTGAACGTTGATTCCAGCTTAAAGAAATTGCTCTGTATTTTCCAGGATTTGTTATTTTTTCTTCTCTGGTTGTTGGTCTTGTATAAACTTGAAATCCATAATGACACGGGGGAAGAACCATTTGGTCTAATTCACCTACATTCCAAGCATTAACCATTAATCGTCTTGAGTCTGGATTTGTTTTAAGTTGTTCAATCAATAGTTTAATTTGGTCTACATATATAGGGAAAGAGTCATTTGGTCCTACGCTATGTAATGTCCAATTTCTCCATTGTGCCCCATAGATTGGTCCTAATTCTCCCCGCTTCTTAGCAAAGTCATCATCTGTTTTGATTTTATTAATGAATTCTTCTTGTGTGTATGAACGTTTTACTTCTTCATCTTCATAAAACTCGTGACCGTCTTTGTAAGATATACAATAGTTCTTATAAGCATCACCATCCCAAATATGACAATTATTATCAACAAGGAATTTAATGTTTGTATCTCCACGTAAGAACCATAGTAATTCCGTTGTGATTGTTTTGAATGGCATTTTCTTTGTTGTAAGTAACGGAAACCCATCACTCATCTTGTGTCTGATTTGTCTACCAAATACTGAAAGTGTTCCAGTACCAGTACGATCTGATTTTGTTACTCCATTATCTAGAATATCTTGGAGTAAAGTTATATATTGTTTATCTAGATTATTCATTGATAATATCTTTTAGTCGTTTAATTTCTGCTATCACATCATCTCCCAATTCGATTTTGGACATCATAGTTAGATCTACTACTTGGGAGTATAATACTTTAATTAATTCATCTCTAAATTTAATTTGATTATCCTGTACTCGTGTATGTTCATCGATCATCCACTTTATCTTATCAAACTCAGTTCGAATGTCATCTTTTAGTCTATTTGATTGAGTATCTGCTGTTATTTTTTTTTCCATATTTTTTATTAATATTTAATCAAAATCCCAAATACTTTTTTTGCCTTTTTTTGGAAATTTATAAGAGATCCATAGCATAAGTTTTTGTATTTTCTTTTTAAGTGAACACATTAGTCTTTATTAAATTTTTCAAATCCTTCAATTATAAAAAAAGGTCCTTCTAAATCAGTATCTGTTAGAAGTTCTGCGGTGGTATCTGCTTGCTCTTTTATGTAAAATCTGGTAGCAAATTCTATACCACCAAACCTTTTACTATTTTTTGAATAGTATCTACCTTTAATATTTTGTATCAGAAATATTCTTTTCATTCCAATGGTTTTAAATATTCAACTTTTATCCCATTCTGTTTTGCAAATTCAATCTCTGCTGCAACACCCTTAGAATTTTCCCATCCAGGGATAGTATTACACACTAGGAGTTTATCACATTTATTAAGTAGAACCAAACAGAAATCCATCCAAAATCCCCAATCAGTTGCCATTTCTTTGCATTCCGATAGAACGTGTCCGTATGTTATAGGTGAAATAGCAACATGCCCATTAGATACAAGATCTGCAGCTATTTTTGTAACTTCTAAATAATTCTGAATCCTAATGTTATTATCTGGATTAGTATAAGGAGAAGCAATATAAATTAATTCCTTATCCGTTTTCATCTTCGTAGTTTTCTTCCGTTTCTAATCCTTCTTTATATTCTAGTGCTATATGTAAAAGCCCATTTAGATATTGCCATTTAGGAGCTCCGTGTGGATAGCTTGGAAATAATTCTTTTAGAACCGATTCTTGCCATTCCTTCTCTGATTTAACAGGAGAAATCCATGATCCATCTTCCGAATTAAAAGCAACAAAAGTTTGTACTCCTTTAATAAAGATCTCTAAATCTTCCTTCTCTGGTTTCATATCTCGTGAATATGAATCATAATATATTTCTTTGCCATCAGTTCCTGTCAATGGAACATTGTTGTATATGAAGTCAGTAAATTGGCTAGTGGATAGTATATCAACTATTGTGTCTTCTTTATCATACAATACATATTCATCAGAATCTGTTTTTTTAGCTTTAAGTATTGGCCCTTCACTATTTAGAAGTACTATCTCGTCAGATTTTTTCGATCGCATCTTTTATAAAATTATTCTCGGGATTATAATCACCAAGATTGTAAGTAATATAATTCTTCTCTATTGGATTAAATAATCTCACCATTAGATAATTTAGTTCAGATATATGAATTTTTTCTAATTCATACTCTTTATCTTCTAATATTATTTTTGGATTTATTTTTCCTGACATATATTTTTATTTATTAGAATCTTCTCCGTCCTTTGATTTTTTCTTAGGAACTATTTCTTTTTTAATTTTATTTTTTTTCTTACCTGGCTCTTTTTTAAAGTCAAATTCGGTTTTAATCTCAGTGGGTTTTTTAAGCTTTTGGTGTAAATCCCAGTTTATTATACATGGCATCTTCTCATCGGTAAGATTATTCACTTCTGTAATATTATTAGCGTCTATTATTTTTTCCTCTTCATTTTTACCTTGGATTCGAAAGTAATTACTTTCTACAAGAAAGCTATGAAGGCCCTTAAGATTTTTACAAATTTCTTTCTTGTCCTCATCCCAAGCCTGCATATCTTTTCTAGGCTTTCCTGATATTCCATTTTTATCATAAAGATACCAGTATAACCAGTCTTGTCCAGTATCAGTTAATATTTGACTCCATAATATAGTAACAGCTTTCTCGTATTCATCATGGTAATCAAGGATGTCTATTTTTAATTTATAAGCTTCGTCACTTTTTCTGTGCATTTCAATTAAATTGTCTATACACTCTTTAAAGTCTTTAAAATCCATATTATTTTTATTATTTTACAGAAAAAAAGAACAAAAGTTCCGGAACAAAAAACAAAAAAAGCGTATAATTTTCATGATATATTTCACTTCAGATACTCATTACGGGCATAAGAATTTAGTTTCCGGATGTACCTCTTGGGACAATGACAAAAGATGCAGAAAGTTTAGCTCCCTTTCTGAACACGACGAATTTATAGTTAGATCAATAAATTCCACTGTAGGATACGAAGACACACTTTATCATTTAGGCGACTGGAGTTTTGGTGGATTCGATAATATTAAGAAATTCAGAGACAGGTTAAATTGTTCAAACATACATTTAATACTAGGGAATCACGATCATCATTTGGAGAATAATAGAGATGATTGTCATGATTATTTTTCCAGTGTACAACATTATTTAGAAATTGAGATTGATGGAATCCGAATAATCATGAGTCATTGGCCGATGAAGATGTGGAACAAATGCCATAAAGGATCTTGGCAATTACATGGACATTGCCATAATAATCTTCAGCCAGACGAATGGTGGACTTCATCAAAAGCAAATGAAAGAAGAAGAACCATGGATATTGGATTGGATACAAACTCTCTTAAGCCTTGGTCTTTTAATGAACTTAAGAAGATAATGAACAAGTTGGATAAATTCGGTAAAGCTTTAGATCACCATGAGAAAGATTAAACCGTAGGTATATTAATCTGATCCATTAAATTTTCCGGTTTTTTATTCTCTATATCTTTCCAAACATCGGATTTCGTAATTCCATTATCCTCTGTCATAATTAAAGCCTTCTCCGTCCATTCGGATTTAACAGCTAAATTTATTGACTGTATATTTGATGTACATTCCAATGATCCTAAATCTAAAGAGTCTTTAATAATATCTGATGCTTTGTTTATGAGTTCTGTACAGCAGGCATCGTGATTTTTTTTCTGTCCGCTAATATGGAATTTAAAAATATTCTCAAAATATTTTTCCGTTTCCTGTCCATTTATTTTTGTTAGTAAAGCATCACCTATTTCTCTGTATGTTTGAATTTTTAGTCCTTCTAATTCACTTGAATGATTTGCTTTTAGTCCGCTTATAAGCTCTGAATATATTTCAATAAGGGTATTTATGGCTTGTATCTCTTTAGCTCCTCTTAGACCCTCTAAAGTTGATCTTACGTGATCCTTACCAAATATTGAATGATCTATATTATCCGTTGGTATTCCAAAAAATTCAGGCAAATAATCAAGTACTATTGTTAAGGCTTCTTGTGGAATTCTAGTTGCTGTATTTGTCCAAATGTGACTAGTAATATGTGTTAAAGGTGTAATTGCCCTATATTGATGAAAAAACGGAGGATCTATTCTAAATCCACCTCTATATGGTAATCCATTAACAGCATCTATTCCGCCATTAATATATATTTCTCCCGATCCAAAACTTCTGGGTATATTAAATCTTCCTTCAAAATCAGTGATAGCTGTTTTTATTAAACCCCCACTATTTGCATACAAAAAATTTACTCTAGCACCAACTAAAGCAGCATCAGAAACAACCCCGTGACTTCCATCTACATCTAAAGCTCCATCATAAGCACCATCTTCACCTGTATCATTTTTTTTACTAAACGGATCTTTGTATTTCTTCCTCTCCTCTGCTTCATTTAGAAGTCTTTGAGTTTCTTTTTCTCTCTGCCATATTTTATACTTTATAAGTAGCTGATTCTCTGACAGACCTGGATATTTGTTTCTAAAGCTTTTCATAAATAACTATAGATTATATATCAGCAGGATTTTATATAAATTATTCTTTGGGTAATAAATGGGATAAGGAATTGAAAACCTGCTCCGGTGTGATTGTCTTTGTGCACTCAAAATGTTTTTCTGTTCCTTTATGTAAAGGACACCAGAACCAGTCATCCGAATCAAATTTATGTTGATGATTGTTTATACATCCATGACAAACATCTTTGTTTATTAACCTAACTGTGTCTTCAGTAAATTCATTATCTTCCGAAGTTACCCCTGATATCATAACTACTGGTTTACCTAAAGCGTGAGCAACCCATGTTAAACCGCTACTTAAGCCTATAAAGAATTCAGAATGGTGTATGTAGTTGGACATCTCTTTAAGATTCATTCCATTTCTTTTGACACATGACTTAGGTACAGTATTCCAATTCCCATCAGTACCGAAGCTTTCGTGAACATCTATACAAACTGGTGTTATTCCTTTTTTTCTGAGCATTTTACACAATTGATCCCAGCCTTCTTCATAATTCCAATGTTTAGATTGAGCTGTTGAGTGCATAGAAAAACACGCATATTTACCTTTTATTGGTCTTTCTTTTACAAAAGAATCTATCATTGGTCTATTCCATTCTTTTACATCAAGCTGTTGTGCGTATCCTTTCATCAACGGCTTATCAAATTTGTATACGATCTGCTTGTACTCGTCATATTCTATTCCGTCTATTACCCATTTATCGATATCTGGCGCATAATTAGGAACGGAATTATGTGGATATATTTTTTTAATGTCTGGATAGCTATTACAAAAATACTCGCTATGGAGATTGCAAATAACAGATACATTTTTATTATTTTTAGAACGATACGAGTCTATTACTGCCATTGCTCCTATAGTATCACCAAGGGATCCGGAACATATTCTTATTAATGATCTTTCCATATTAATTTCCAAATCCTAATTTAGATTTCTTCCTGCTTGTAACCTTAGGTTTTTCTCCCATACTATTAAGGGTAGCAATTGATTCATCAAAGTCTTTACTCATTACTACAACAGAAATTACTAATTCTTTTAAGTGTGAAAGAGACATTCCGTCAGTAAGCTCTATCCATTTTTTAATATCTATTTTTTTAAGATCTTCGTCAGTAAGCTTATTTTTTATATAAGCTTCTCTAATTTCGCCTGAAGGCATTTGCACCTCGTATCTTCTATCAAATCTTGATGGACGATTAGTAATACGTTCTTGTAGTTTTTCCGGATAGTTTGTTGTTGCTATATAAACAACATTTTCTATCTGCTTAACCCCATCTAGAATATTAAGCAATTTTGTTGTTGAATATCTGTCTTCCCCTGCTAATGAGTCAATATCTTCTAGTATTACAATAAGAGGTCTTTCTGGTTCAATAGATCTTATAGTGGGAACCATTTCAACAAATGCTTTAAAATCCTCATCTTCTTTGATATTAATAACAATACCATTCTCTTCCTCTATTAGGTTTTTAACGCAAAGCTGTATAATTCCAGATTTACCACACCCAGGATCTCCGTAAAGTAAAATACCCCTTTTGTGTACGAAGTTATACTCCCTATAGGTTTCTCTTTTTCTCCAGAATATTTTTATATCACTTAGAATGCTTTCAATCTCTGGCGATGGAAGCTCGTAAAGTTCATCAATATTTAAAGCTTGCTTAGCAATAACCCAAGTCTGTAATGAACTATTCCATTTCATTTCATAAAGCCCAGAAGGTACTTGTGATATTGAAACATAAGATGGAGCAAATTGACCACTTTGTAATACTGACCATTGTGTGTGTTTTTGCGTGTCTATTGATTCTAAATCATCATCCTCAAATGATATGTGTCTATCTCTCATTTTTCTATTTATATTAATTAAATTGTTTATTCTTTCCGTAACCTCCACATTATTTTTTGGAACTTTTCTATTTTTCATTCAGTAGGAATTTATTACTAATCACTTTAAATGATATTGTTCTGTCTATACTTCTTATAACTACGCCTTCTCGATCAAAGTTTGAATTTAATGAAGATTTTTCATCTGCATAAGATAAAAGATCCTCTATTGTATCTGGTAAAGTAAATTCTGTTTCAATCTTAGGTACAGTATCAAGTCCTAATCCATGAATAGTATTAACAAATTCTGTTAATCCCACATATTCACGGGTGTCAATATTGAACACATTAAAGAACTTAACCGTCTGTCCTAATATTTTATAAGGATTACCTTGTATACCCTCGCCAATTAATTCACCTTGGAAACACACATTGTATCCTAAAGATTTCATTTTGTTCTCTAGATCTAGATTTCTTGCAACTTTCCAGAATGAATTTCCTTCAGTTTCTAAAAGCTCTAAGTTTCTAGAGCATACTCCAAATTCTCCATCTTTGTAATAGTATGTAGCAGAACTTCCGTCTAGCTTTTCTGTCACATAGAATTTATGTTCTTCTTTCCATGTCTCAAATACTTCAGAAAGATTCTGAATCCTTTCCTCATCAGTCTTTGGAATGAATCCAGGAAATAATCCTTTAGCTATTCCAGATAACTCTGCAGGTATAGGTGGTTCATATTTAACGACACCTAAAATTTCAGATACGTCAGATCCTTCTTCAAATTCAACTTGAAAATTCTTATATCTCATAAGAACATTTATAGGAATAATTAGACCTTGAGAAACTTGTCCTCTAAGTTTAATTGTTCTCAATCTGAATCCCTCAGTGCCATCTGCCATTTTTTTATATGATGACTTTCTAAGAAATTCAAATTCTTCTTTTATAGGAAGAAACGAATCAATCTCACAGTAAATAACATAATCACCTTCTTTGTGTTCTACGTTTTTTCCCACTACTACTTTCCATCCGTTTACAATTGCTAACTCAATAGCATCTGCTCCTTCAATTGGAAGGATTTCTTTAATTTTCTGAATTGTCGCTAGTTTTCTCATCCTCTTGTTTTTTTAAATAATTCTCGACATATTCTTTTCTGATTTTATCGACTTCTTCAAAATATTGATCTGCATCATCGTGCCACACATCAACAGTTCCGTAATAAACTACATCTTCTACTTCCTCGATTTTTTTAATTTCATTAGAAACCCATTCTTTATCTGATTCGTTTTTTAGACTATCAAAAAAGAATTGGTATTTCTCCTGATCACCTCCACCTGTACAATCCATTCCTCTAGATATGACAATATTGATTATCTCATCTACAATTTTTCCATCTGGATCTGGACCACAGTAAACATCAATACAAAATCCATATTGTCTGAATTCGCCGACCCTCTTTTTCTTTCTAATTCTTCTGCTGTATTTGCTCCTTTGGAACTCCATTATCTTAATTTTAGGTAAAGATAGAAATTTCTTATTAATTAAAAAAATGTTTTAACAAAATTGAATATATATTGAATGAAATACCCAAAAAAATACTTGTCTACTAATCCTAATGTGATGAAAAGGGAGATAAAAAAACATGGTGGCAAAGATGATTCTGATTCTTCTGCTTATGGTCCATGGGATGCTGATTATAAATCGCGCAAAGCAGGAAAGGGTAAGCCAGTAAAAACCAAAACAAGCAAATACACTAAAAAATACAAAGAAATGTTTGGGGAAAATTTAATGACAGACCCTTATCAATTCATGAGTGTCTTAGAAGAAATAGAAAATGAGTTTATAGATTTATTAGAATCTTTATCAGAAGATGAGATCCTTGAAATTGAGGGATTCTTAAATGAGGGAGTAACTTCTGCTGGTAGCCCAGTAAAAAAAGCTCTAAAGAATAAATCAGATAAGACTGGATTTCCCCAAGGTATATTAACTCAGGTATGGAAAAGGGGTTATGCAGCTTGGAAAATAGGTCATATTCCAGGAACAACACCACAACAATGGGCAATGGCTAGAGTTAATTCTTTTGTAACAGGAGGTAAAACAACAAAGATGGGTGATAAAGCTTTATACAAGCAAGCTAAAGCTAATAGAAAAGATAAAAAATAAACTACTTAAAGAAAGGATTCAATTCGCTTAGTGTTGAAACAATCTCATCTATTTTTTTGCAATCCTCGGTAAAACCAATAACTTCAGAATCAGTCAGATGGAAGAATTCATTATTAGATAATGTTCTCTGCAATTTATATTTTCTATGAAGCCATCTTTCTATCTTTTTATAATTTCTGCTTCTATATGTTTTAAGCACAGATAGATCTCCGGAATTACCAGTTTTTAATTTCTTTAATCTTTCTTGAGGGTCATTTTTAGTGATTCCAATTTTATACTTCTCCTCTCCGTACTGATCTCCTTCTACAATAAGATAAACATAGCCTTCTATCATATTATATTTATCTTTTCTTTTTATACGAAGAAACTTAAACACATAATTAAAATATAACAGACATGAAAAAAGAAAAGAAAATTCAGCCTTTAAGTGATTGGGAATGGACACTCACTTGGTCTTCTTTAAGATATTTCTGCGGAAGATACTCGATAGCTTCTGCAACATATCCCACTGAATTACTTATGAACTTTGGAAAAAGATTATCAGCTGATCAAAAAAGAGCGTTGGTTGAAGAAGTACAAAAACAAATCGAAGATGCTATAAGGACAGATGATAATATGTGGTTAAAAACGGATATGGAGCCATGGAGTGCATTAAGAAATTATTTAGATGTGTCAACGTGGAAAGAGTTATTTTGTCAGGGAGAAGATATCAAAGACACCACAGTTATAGCATTTCCTTGTGAAAGCAAAGAAGATGAAACAATAGTTACTCGTTGGATACCTATAGATTCTTACGAAGGATCAGGATCAGTAAGAACATCAGTTTATGCACCTTATATAAAACAAATAAAAGAATATGAATCTAAATGAAATGAAACTAACTGCAATGTTAGCAGAGAAATTTAATAGTATGGACTCGGATGCTATTGAACAGGAATGGAAATTAATCGAAAAAGAAGGTGAAAATGCAACACCAGAAAGAGTCGAGGATGTGCTTAAAAGAACACCAGGATTTACTGCTGTTGATATGATCAACTTTGGAGAATACTGCAAGAAAGGTTTTACTGACTATGAATGGGACGAACTAACTCCTGAGCAGCACTTTGTTAATTGGTTAGAAAAAATAAAATGAGAAGAATCTATGATTTCTTTAGGCTCTGGATAATTTGGAAAGATGCTAAGGAAGCTTGGCAGGATTCAAAAACTATAAACGATAAAGAATTCCGGAGTGAAATTAGAAACCTAGATATTAGGTTAGAAGAGTTTTTAGATAGTATTCCTGACCAAAAATGGAATAAAGTGAAGCTTAATCTTGAAGCTAAAAAAACACATCAAGTAGTACAAGAGACGATTAAGAAAAGAAAACATGCTATTGATTTTGCAGAATGGATATTGTCACATAAAATATCTCTTTCGGAAAACGAAGAAGGAATTTCATATTGGGTAATTAACAATAAAGATACTACCACACTTCAAAACACTAACGACCTTTATGTAATGTATCTTAGAGGAGATTTAGACGTGGAGGAAGATCTAGACGAAGAGGAATAATCTAAAAATAGATTTTAGATATATACTTTGTATGAAGCATATAAGCGATTTTAACGCATTTAAAAACATTTCACTATCCGAAAAAACGTCATATTATATTAATGATATGTCAGATAATTTAGATGAAATAGTATATGGAAATTCACCTATAGAATTTAAAGAAATCATAGAGGATAATAATGATTCAATAAAAGAATGGTTTCAAAAAGAGGGGCTTATTAAAAAAATCATAGAAGAAGCGCCACTTAACAGTAGTGAAACGACAAAAGAAGATCTCTCTATTTTAATAGAAAAAACTAGCAAGGCAACTGGAGATGATCTAACTTTTGCTAGATATGCAGACGATCAAAATAATCTTCCTAACTTGTTTATAGATCTTTTACAATCTAAAGGATACAATGAAACTATGGAAGAATATTTCATGGTAGATAATCAAACTGACGTGATACTAAATTTTCTTAAGAATGTTATAAATCGTCCAAGACCATATCAACTTGCTAAAGCTTATAATTTATCCCTTTATCCACTTATGCGTACTGATGCTATGACAGCAGCATATCCCAGTGGTCACGCACTTACTGGTTTTGTAATGGCTGATCATTATTCAAAGAAACATCCAGAAATTTCAGAAGATTTAAAAAAATTAGGTGAAAAAATTGCAAATAGCAGAGAGGTAACAGGGATACATTATCCATCAGATACTAAAATATCAAGAATGATTGCTGATATTATATCACAAAATAATCTGATTAAATAAAAAATATAATGAAGCATATAAGCGATTTTAACGGCTTTAAAAACTATACATTATCTGAAAATTTATCATACCATCTAAATGAAGGTATAGGTATATTAGAGAGCGTTTTTAGATTAGAATCGGAAAGTTGGTTAGATCTAGTCAACGAATCAAGAGATTTATATTATTCAGGAAAAATTGGTCTAACCGAAGATGAAATTTGGTTGGTCGGAACAGACGCTGGCAAAAAGGGAATATATGAAGGAAGAGAGGTTCTTCTTGACATACCTTTTGAAGATGTAGAAGAGCTACACGAGGCAGAGTATAGAGGTAGAAAAGTAGATCTCAATCGGCCATTCAGAACACCTTCGGGACCTAGGAAATTTGGTGTATACACCAAAAATGAAAAAGGCAATGTTGTTAAAGTGGGATTTGGTCAACCAGGTATGAGAGTTAACAACAGCGATCCTAAAAAAGCAAGATCATTTCAGAAAAGAATGAGATGTGATAATCCAGGGCCTAAATGGAGTGCTAAATACTGGTCTTGCAACGTGGCAAGATACAGAAAGCTTTTAGGAATTAAATCAAGTAACCCGTGGTAATGGAACATATAGAATTATACGAGAATTTTAATCAAAGAACAATGATTATTAAACACAGAAACTTTGGAGAGATTAAAATCGAACTCCAAGGAAGTCAAATAATGGATGTGGTAAACAATTCCAATGTTATGTTTCCATTCGGCGTGGGATCTTCATGGAACAGATCAATAGAAACTTGGGCTTGTAGAAACAACTTTATTAAAATTGAAACGTGGATGAATAACCGAATGGTTAGACAAGAAGACACATGTCCAGAGGAAAAAGTAGCAGGAATTAGGGTGAAAGATATTCCTCATGGACACCCTCTAAGAATCATGTATCCAAATAAGTTTAAAAAATAATAGCGTATTTATCTAAATCGTTAGAAATTAAGCCATATTAGATGCTCCAGTAGCAGTAATATTAAATTGATTTGCTATATCTGTAGCTTTTTGTAAGCCTCCTAAATATGTACTAGTAACATCGTTACCTAATCCAGCATTAATATTAACTATTCCTTTTAAAGCTGTATTTTGATCAGCAAATGTGTTGATATCTTTAGTACCATATTTTCTTTGCATTGTATCACTTTTTGCGCCATTAATAAAGAATAATACTGCTGCTTCTGCTGCTACATCAATTTCATTTAATTGATCTGGATTATTCACTATATCTACAGATTTACCTAATTTACCGTCTTTATTCAATATATCTTGATATTTTTGGTAAATACTTTTAAAAGTTATACCGTTAAATCCTCGACCCCTATATTTGTAACCGTCGCCAGGTGCTGTATTACCCGTATCCCAACCGAAAGATTTTGCTGCTTCTTTTCCGTAAACCATATCATAGAATCTAACATCATCTTTTTTTATTGTATCAAGCTCAGCATCACTAACAGTAATTCTTTTGCCAAATATTTTACGTATTCTATCATTAGAAGTGTTTCTATAACTTGTTTCGTCTTGCGGAATAAACCCTGACTCTTTTCCTACACATCCAAGAATTGCTCTTTGAGTATATGGGTTAGTTATTCCATGTCTTTTCATTGCATCCATAAGAGCTTGAACGTTCTTAGCTTTATCTCCAGATACTGGAATATTAGTTATTGATCCAGATATTGGTGATTCGCTCGTTTTTGTAGTATCGTTAGGATCTCCGAATATTGCATCGGATAATCTTTTTCCAAAATTTCCAAAAAGCTGTTCATTAACTGCTTTGAATTCTTCTATAGATTTTAAATGCTTCATGTTGATTAATATTTAATATATATCCTATTTTGAAAACATTAAATGATTTATATGTATAATGATTATGAAAGTAAAATTTGCAGATAGCTTTTGGGAAAGCTTAGAACGTATATCCAAAAGAGAAAGATGGTATTGGAAAACTTGGTATTTCCTAAGATATGATATACCTAAAGGAGTAAAGAATATAATTTTCTTTTGGAAAGTGATATGGAATTTTAGGCCTTGGGATCACACATATAATTTAAAGATCCTTTCAAAATCTTTAGAACCTTTGAGAGATTCTATAATCAAAGGTAGAGAAGTTGATGTGCCTAGATTAAAGAAAGTTGCAAAGATAGAAAGAGCAATAGAAATTCTTAATAATATCACAGAAGACAAATACATGGAAATTGCAGAGTCTCAACTAGGATGTGAAATGAACTATGACTATACTTTTTGTGACGATGAGCCAGAGGAAATAAAAGGAGCAAATAATATAATTAGGGATCTTTCTCAAGAAATAGAGGATAAAGAATGGAAAGAGCTATGGACTATTTTCCACGGACAAGAACACTCTCATTATATAATGCTATTAGATAAAACGACTCCTGAACAGAGAAAGGAAGGGGTTTGGGATAATTGGTACGATGGATCAGGAATGGGACATTGGTGGGATTAACCAATGATTGTTTAAAACTTTTTATTTATTATAGTATATTAATTTTTAATTTAGCAGTAACAATATGAAATCATATTATATAAAATTTAGGATTAGAAAAATAATATTCCTGTTTAATAAAACATTCGGGTGGTTTTTTATAAACGGAAGAAAACAATTATCTTGGGCGGAAAGATTAAGATTAGAAGAGATAGAGATTTTAATAATGGAATCACGTATTAAATCAAGAAGAAAAAAATGAGTAAAAAAGTTTATCTTATTAGAGGTTCATCGCTAGATTCCGGAGGAAAGAAAGAATGGATAGAATCAATAACAGCTTCTAAAGAAAGAGCAAATAAAATAAAAGCTCAATTAAATCATTCACTAGAATCTGAGATTATCATATCAAAAGAAATATTTGATAAGTACACTAAAGAAGGATCTGAAGAATTAGAATGGGGTAAAATGGAATTCAGTACAGATAATATGACTGATGAAGAATTTGAAAAGTTTTGTATTTATAGATATGGAACTAAAATGCCATTTAAAATAGAAGTATTAGATCTTGTCTAAATACTTCCTTTTAAATTTCTTCGATTAATAATAGCCCTTATTCTTCTTTCAGCCATATTAGATACGCCTCTAGCCCATTCTGGGCTTCTTTCAAACGATTCACCAATTTGTCCAAATGTTTGTGGTTCTTTATTTTCTCCTAGTCCATATTTAAGTATAGTAATTTCCCTTTCCATTGGTTTAAGCTCTGAAAGAATACTTGCTATAGATTTTTTTAAATCCTCGCTTATTATATTACTATCAGTGCTATTTTCAGATTCTATCCAATTGATAGGACTGAACGATTCATCATCGCTAGGATTTGTACTGCTTTCTAAAGGAATTGATCTCGGTGTATTTTTAATAGCCTCAATAGCTGATTCTGATAATTTGATATCTGTGTTTTCTTCTATTAATAATAACATCTCATCTACTGAAGGTTCTCTTCCGTTATAAGAAATAAAGCTCTCCTCTAATGATTGATATTTCCTTAATTGCTGTGTTACATTAGTCGGTATTCTAACTGATCTTGAACTATTTTGCATATACAGAAATATATTCTTTCGGATGTGCCATACAGCATAACTAATAAATTTAAAACCTGTAGAAGGATCAAATGTTTCTATAGCTTCTACTAGACCTTTATTACCTTCTGATATTAGGTCCTCTAAAGGGTTTTGTGGTGAAGAATAAGCTTTAGCAACTGATACGACAAATCTTAAATTGGATTTTAATATAAGATCTTTAGCTTTAGTATCTCCATTTTTTGATTTAACTGCTAATTCTGCTTCTTTTTCTGGGGTTAATATTTCGTACTTACTTATTTCGGCAAAATATCTAGATATATTATCGGTAGTATTTGTAATCCTATTGATAATCTTAAATTCCCTCATCAATTATGTTTTAAAGTTCCTAATCTTATTGTTAGAAACCCATTTAGTTACATAGGATTTTGATTTTGATTTTTTTCCATCCACATTTTAGCTCCATTTCCAAGCATATCAAAGATATCATTTGAAGGCATTTCTGATTGTTGCATATGCTTTTGGAACTCTTTGCTAGCTTCCGGATCTACTCCTGCTGCTTTATTCATAGCATCAAGTTTTTTCTTAATACTTTCTAAATATTCATTGTAATTATGATTCATAATTTTATTTTTTAATAATGTATATATTAAATCATTTTTAACCAATAATAATTTTTTAATATTACAAAATAATTTGTGGTTTTATTATAAACATTCACAAAAAAACGAAACAATCGGGCATAAATCTGAGTAAGATATAAATAATAAATATAATATGAAATTTTTAGACACAGCAAAACATTCAGAAACAACATCTGGTCATAATATTATTACATATTTAGATTTTACCTCACACCCAGATAATCCGGATTATCCTCATTTAAAATTAACCACGAAAACTAAGCATATTCAATTAGAGACATACCAAGTAAGGTGTAAAATTAACGAGGACACAATAGCAGATTTAAAAGTATTTCATGCTGTAGATGGGGATGAAATTGTAAGATCCGTATTAGAATCAGAATCACTAATACAAAGACAGAAGAGGCTATTAGATATCTATAATATTTTAGGAGAAGAATCTGCAGAAGAAATTATGAATCCATGGAAAAAAACAATTAAGAAAATATTCCCAAAAATTAGATATAAATCATATTTAATGAATGGTGGAATAGATGGTTCAAAATTATTAATTTCAAGTATTATAACTAAATCAAATCTAATCGGTGCTAGAAGCAGAAGAGGACCTGCAAATTTTATTATATGTAATGGGTCAGTTGGCTCATTAATACAGACACATCCATCTTTTGTTTATTTAGAAAATAATGTATACAACAAGACATCAGATGAAATCAGATCTATAGGAAGTATAGGAGAAAATATGGAAGTATTTATTAACCCATTCCAAAGATTCACTGATAACACTATAATAATAGGAAGAAAAACGCAAGAGAATGAGCCTGGTGTTTATATTATAGAAAATAAAGGAGCTAGAGAGGTTATAGAAACTGCTATGATAGAAGATAATAGAATGATTAAATCGAAATCACTTCATGAAAGATTGTCTTTTGTACACACAGAAAATTCGGAAAAGAATTTTATAAAATTTGAGGTTTCTTTTACTAAGAAACCTCTATGGGAAAAAATTATATCTATATAAATGAAGACTGTAGTAGATTGTTTTACTTTTTATAATGAACTAGAGATTCTTGAGCTAAGGTTTATGGAGCTTTACGATGTAGTAGACAAGTTTATTATAGTTGAGGCAAACAAAACATTTAAGGGAGATTTTAAGCCTTTTATACTCGAAGAAAACAAATGGAGATTTGAAAAGTGGTGGGACAAAGTAGCACACATAAAAGTCTATATTCCTGATAATCTTACTGATGCGTGGAGCAGAGAAAAATATCAAAGAAATTCTTCATTACCATTTCTTCATTCAATGTGTCTTAATGATAATTCAGTAGTTATTATCACAGACCTAGATGAAATTCCTAATCCTGAAATAATATCACACATCAAAAAAGAATACAATCTTAATGGCATTTTTAAATTAGAAATGGATAACTACTTCGGTTCTCTTTCAAATAAGCAAAAGGATAAATGGTATCACCCTAAGGTTATAAACTGGGGAAATCTTAAATCTAGGAGTATAGAAGGATGTAGATTAACTTTCGATTGTCAATGGTGGGAAAAGGGCGGATGGCATTTTACTTATTTTGGAGGTCCTTCTAGGATATCAGCAAAGCTAAATGATTTTTCACATCAAGAATATAATACCGATTATTACAAAGACGAGAATTATATATTTGACAAAATAAAAAATGGCAAAGATCTTTTTGGAGAATGGAGAGAGTTTGTACATATAGATCCAGAAAAAAATGAATTCCTGCCAAAGAACTGGAGAATACTTTTACCACTAGAAGAAAAATATAAAATAAAAGATGGAAGTAAAGAAACTGATATTTAATAAGATAGAATCGCTTTTAAATAAACCCGCAACAATAAATAAATTCTTCGTATTCACATTAGAGGATTTAAAACACGATCCAGAAGGATGTATAGAAGTAATAGAAGATTATCTTGAACAACACAAAGACAAAATTGAAGATATTGAATTTGATACGTGGATAGACGAAGAAACATTTTCACCGGTAGTAATGATGAGAATGATTCCAAATAAAGAATTAGCAAAATACCTATACAACTCTAATGTCATAAACAATCTTCTGCCATCTTCAGTGGAAGCTCATTTACTTAGAGAAAGAGTCACTGGTGTATTAGAAAAATATGAATTTGAGTTTAACGAGACTTCTACTAGAAATAGCATGAAGCAAGAAATAGAATACATCTTAGGTGCATCTATTATTGATAAAACTACCGATTCTAATTGTGATTTAGGAGTTACTAATTTTGTCGTTATTGACGATTCTAATGAAATGACCTTATTAGAGTATTTAGATGCAGTAGCTGCAAAGAAAAGGCACGAAAAAGGGTAGCTAAATATTATTTTAATCCTTTTAAATTGCTGTCTTATTTATTAGGTATACAGATAAATTCTAATATTACAATCACGTATTATTATTCCATTGTGTTTCTTCTAATATATAAAATATGAATAATTATTTACCATTTGAAGAATCCTGGATTTCAGATAAGATATCTTTAAGATCTTTTAGTCCTGATCTAATAGACGAGGAACTTAAATGGCATATAGATATGGAGGATCGAGTAGTAGAGATACTAAATGATAACGATTGGAAGTTCCAATTTGACGATCAGCTCCCAATTAAAATGGAAGGAACTATAGAAATAAAAAAAGGGGAATGGCACCGAATTATAAAAGGTTCCACTCCTTTGAATGTTAAAATTACTAGATCAACATAATATATACTTTATGAAACTAAATGACATTAATAGATTAAATAGAAAAGGATTTATTGTTTCATTAAAAAAAATATTATAAAATGTCAACAAGTAGACCGTTTGCATACAATAATGGATCACCAATAGTACCAATACCCGGAACAATTCAACTAGGAAGTCTAGCAATTGGTACACCAACTGCTGGATTTGCATCAACTGGACTTGAATGGTGGATGGGTCCAGATGAGAATTTAGGCTATATTATAGCTAGACCCGTACCTGATGATTCCCAACCAACACCAGTATCTGGTGTTACTGCTTCAGTTGCTTTTATTAGAACTTCTGATCTAACTGATGTGTCATTTATTGCATTAGTTAATTCTTATTTTAATCAGAGCTTTACAACTGTTGGATTGTGTTTAGGTTGGCTAAGTGTTAATGGATATTGGACATCATATGGTGCTGGAATTTTCACTACTACGTGGGCTACTACAACTCCAAGTGAAAGTATTACATTACCGTATTTAGTTGGAGGCACTTATTCAGGCACTATAGATTGGGGAGATGGTAATACATCTGCTAATAGCTATGATAACAGAACACATCAATATACAACAGCAGGAACATATACAGTGGTAATAAATGGAACTTGCACTGGCTGGAATTTTGGAGTAGTCGCTGATAGTAAATTAAAAATTAAATCAGTAGTACAATGGGGACAGTTACGATTCGGAAATAATCAAGGGGTTTATTTTTACGAATGTGCCAACTTAGATTTATCGTCAGTATCTGATGTGCTTGACTTGACGGGGGTTGTCATTCTTGAGGGTATGTTTTGGGAGTGCTTATCTCTCACTACTATCAATAATATTAATTCTTGGAATACATCGGCAATTACTGATATGAGTTTTATGTTTTGGGGTTGCGCAGCATTTAATCAACCATTATCATTTAATACAGCAGCTGTTACTGATATGGAGGCCATGTTTTTAGGATGCACATCACTAAATAGTGCATTAACATTCAACACCTCTGCAGTTACTAATATGGATACCATGCTTGGTTCGTGTGAAGTATTTAATCAACCATTAACATTTACAAGTACAGCATTAGTAACTACTATGCAGTCTATGTTTATTAATTGTCATGTCTTTAATCAACCTATTGGTTCATGGAACACAGAAGCTGTTACTGATATGAGTTTTATGTTTGCTTCTTGTTATGTCTTTAATCAACCTATTGGTACATGGGACACAGAAGCTGTTACTGATATGAATCATATGTTCCATACAGCTACTGCATTCAATCAAAACATAGGAGCTTGGAATGTAGGTAATGTCACAAACTTTGTAGACTTTATGGTTACTAAAACAAATGCTACTTTCTCTAATGCTAACTTAGATGCTATTTATAATGGATGGATTGCTTCTCCTAAAACAGTACAATCAGGAATAACTATAAGTTTTGGATCAGCAGACTATACAGCAGCAGGTGCTGTAGGAAAGGGTTACTTGACAGGTATAAAATCATGGACAATACAAGACGGAATCGAGGTATAAGATATTTCATAGTGATCAGATCACTAAACACCGTTGCTAAAATTAGTCCTATGAAATATGTATTAAAAGATTTATTATATAAATTTTAATAGAATTTAAACCTTAATATCTGTTGATTCAATTAATGTATATGTAAATGAATTGCCGTGTAAATCTTTTGATTTTCTACAAATTTTCATAAACGCTTCAAAATCGGCTGATTTTTTAAATACTTGACATCCTTCAGACCAGTTTTCAACATAAGTTGAATCTGCTCCAGCTTTGTGTATATTTATACCAAATACTCCTTCTTGAATTTTATTCTCATCATAGTTTAGATCTTTATTAGCATCTCTATAAACTTTAACGTTTTTAGCTTGTCCTAATGCTTCATATTTACCTTGATGTAATCTAATTGTGTGAGATCCTCTATATTGACCTTCTACTAGTCTAGCTACACCAGCTGTATTGTGGTATTCCAAAACACCTTTTTTTCCTGGATCTGTTGTAGCTGGCCATTCGTGATATTTCCAAGCTCCAGTTTCATCTTTGTATGATATAGTTAATAGATCGTCAAAAGCGTTAGTAACCTTCTGTCCTGTAGAAGAATTTCTAATTCCAATAATATTAACATCAAATCCTTTTTTGTTAGCGTCTTCAAAATAGACATAACCCTTGGCTTTAACCGCACCTTCAATTTGTTCTCTTGTATACATTGCTTTATTTTATTTATTTTGTAGTTGTTTTTTTATTAATTAAAACCAATTTTTAGGGTTCCATTTTGATTTTTTAGCATCTTCTGCAGCTTTATTTAAAGCATCTTGTGCTTCTCTAGCTACTCTTTCTGTTTCTCTTTGAGCAGCTTCAGCAGCTTCTCTAGCTTCATTTGCTAATCTATCTGTTTCTCTTTGAGCAGCTTCAGCAGCTTCTCTAGCTTCATTTGCTAATCTATCTGTTTCTCTTTGAGCGGCTTCAGCAGCTTCTTTGGCTTCATTTGCTAATCTTTCTGTTTCTTTTCGAGCAGCTTCAGCTTGTTCTTCAGCAATTCTTTTTAGATTATCAGCTTCTCTTAGAGCATCTTCTCTAGCTTGATTTTCTAGTCTTGCTGTTTCTTCTGCTAATCTATCAGCTTCTCTTAAAGCATCTTCTCTAGCTTGTTTTGCTAGCCTTTCTGCTTCTGGTGCTAATCTATCAGCTTCTCTTAAAGCATCTTCTCTAGCTTGGTTTGCTAGTCTTTCTGCTTCCTGTGCTACCATTTTAGCTTTTTCCTCAGCCTCACCGTCAGCAATTGCATTGCCTAAATCAATAGCAGGATTCAAATCAAGATTAACATTAATATCAGCGTCAAGTCCAACGAGTAAAGCAGCTTCTCCGCTAATTCCTACGCTTACTTCCCCATCATTAAAAGTTCCATGAGCTTCTCCTTCAGCACCAACTTGAACACCAATACTAGCTCCAGCTGAAGCGTTTGCCTCCGCACCTCCAATTGGAGTATTGACACCAACACTTCCGCCAGCTTCAACACCAACACCGGCACCAGCCATAGCTCCACCTCCAACATCTACACCGTGTTCACCCACACTAGCATGTCCTTCTACGCCAGCGTGTGCTTCTGCATAAGCACCTGCGTGTCCTTCAGCATCTGCTTCAACTTTAACTTCTCCAAGCGGAGTATCAAGACCAGCTTCAGTATGTGCGTTTGCATCTACAGCTACTTCAACTCTTGCTTCTACTGAAGCACCACCTTCAACTTTAGCATCAGATCCGTCCCATCCAGCTTCGGCGTGCGCTTCAGCACTTGCCTCAGCAGAAGCACTTGCAGATACACTTACATCAGCCTCAGCACCTATACTAACACCGCCACCTAAATCTTGATTAGCATGAGCTTCGGCATTTGCCTCGGCGGATACTTCTGCACTTACACCAGCTTCAGCGGATGCAGATGCCATAGTTCCGTCTATACCTGCTTCTGCATGAGCGCTAGCTTCTGCACTTGCTGAATATGATGCATCGGCACTTGCACCAGCATTTTCATTTCCTGTCTGTGTTGAAACGCTATCATTAGTTTCTACTGAAACGTTAGCGTCTGCATTAACGTGTTTGTGTTTTTTGTCTGTCATTTTATTTTTATTTATTTAATGTTTGTTTAACTGATGCTGTTACTGTTAAACATTTACCTATTGAATTAGATGTGATTGGACCATAATGTAAAAAACCAACTGGTGACGCTGAAGTCGTAGATGGTTTGTCGAAATTTACGTAACCAACTACTCCACCTGTTGTCATTTCCCATACAAAACCAAAATCACTATTTGGGTTCCATGTTGTTGATGTAGAAACCCTAAAGGTTCCAACTACTACTCCTGTTCCGGTTGGTATAATAGGAGCTGTTTCGTTAGTGAAGATATTTGTTGCTGAAGAGAAATTTAATTTTCTTTGCCCTGAAATATAAGGTAAGTTAGTTGTTACCTTAGGCCAACCTAACCACTTAGGATCAGTATTGTCATTTAATGCTTTCCATGTTATAGTTCCTGTTGTTATCTTTGGTGAATGAACCCCGCGTATAATTAAAGCATTTAATTTAACTACTGATGTACCAGTGTTTGTCAAACGAATCAGGAAGTCTGCAGTGTTAGTTGTTGAGCCCAACCACTCCATATCCATTTTGACGGATACTGTTGGGGCAATGTTAGTTAATTCTTGTAATCTTTGCTCTTGTGTGTTTATTTTCATATTTTTTTTATTTAGTCCTCTGATACTGGCCAAATACCATTGACACATATCATATATTTTAATGTAGTTCCCTCTGGGCTAGGAATATTTGGCAATTCAAATGTATGTACACCATCTCCACCATAGGTACATCCTATAAGACAGAATAAAGGCGAATAGTCTTGAACTTTTAAAGCTTTTCCGTTACAAAAAATCCATCCTTGTGGTGCAGTATCTCCACCAAATAATCTGATTTCTCCTGAATATCCTTCACCACTATCATCAGGTGAAATTCCATCAACGCACATAAAATATTTTACCGAATTGTTTGATGGACCGGAGAGATTTGGAAGACCAAACGTGGTAATTCCATTTCCACCGTATTTAGTTCCTATCAATTTAAATAGAATAGGATAATCTGTTATTTCTAATATTCTTCCATCACAGAGTCTCCAGCTTTTACCTAAAGTCTTATTATCAGATCCCTCAATAAAAATTCCAGAAAATAATATAATTGATCCGGTTATTCCGTTAATTATTGAATTATCGTTATCTGATTCTGCATAAGGCCACATAGAACAATCAGAATTAATACCCATCATATATCTTAAAGCTGGGCTATCATCCCAATCTTCAGCATTAGAAGAAATATTTGTAATATTTGGTATATAAAAAACTTGGTGATTAGGATCTTTAGTCCCGTATGAATCTCCTATAACTGCATATAAGGCATTATTTTGCATTTCATTTAGAGTTTGACCGTTACAAAAAATCCACCCTTTTGGTAGATTTCTTGATGATCCAGCAAATATTGTAATTTCTCCTAGTGCGGATTCCATCCAATCCATTTCAGTTTTTATTTATTTTTTAATTCATCTATTGCATCTTGTGCATATTGATCCCTTTGATCTTGAAGATACTTAATTCTATCTAACATGATTTCTTTGTCGCTTGCTACTGTTTGTTGAATATAAGCTTCTTTCTCTTCGTATTGCTTTTGCCAAAATGCTACTCTCTCTTCCATTAATCTGTGTTGGTAATATATTACACCAAGCATAAGAATGATCACAAATGACTGCTCTTTTAGCTTTGAAAGAAATACATCAGCAAATCCTGATATTGGTGTTTGATCTTTATTTTCCTCTTTATTCTCCATTAATTAGTCTATAATTTATTATGATCTACTTGGAAAAATTCCCTGAGTACAAATAACGTAATTCATAGGTGCTACTCCTATTGTAGGTACTGGGCCTACAAGATTTGGTAATTTAAAATTGGTAGCTCCGTCTCCTCCATAAGTATTTCCAAGAATAGCGTATAGCGCCTCGTATTGCTGTATTTCCAATGTTGCTCCATTACAGTAAGCCCATCCTTGTGGTGCAAAATTTCCAGCAAATAGCATAATACTGCCCATTATATTTTCATCGTTCATAATCTGTTTTTATTTATTTATTTTTATTTAAGCGTATCCATATTTCCTTGAATTGACCAAAGAAAATCTAATTGGATATCGTTTTTAAATAGTTTTAAATTTTTCATATCTATGTATTGATCTGTCGTATATCCGGCTGTACCTTTATATGTTGCTAATGCATGACAAGACATACAATTAGTTTGCATTCCATAAATAAATTCTGGTTTATATGTGTTAGGATAGTTAAAAACTTTAGGTCCAAAACCTCCTTCTAAATAAGGATTAAATGATATGATAGGTCTTGTGTTTTTGTCGCTGCCACCCGTTATTGGTTGATTTGGCCAAACCATTGCATAAGCAACACTGACTGCATAATGAGATGCTGCACCTTTTAATTCTTTAGGTTTTAAGTCTGCTGCAAATTTTGAGCTTGGTGATGGAGGATTTTTTGGATCTGGACACCAAAAATATGTTTGCCATGTCCAGTTTTTAATTTCCTTAGTCGCAACGTGCATAGCAACCAATAAAACATAATCACCATCTTTATAAGTGGTACTATTAAAATCCTCGTGTAGATTTAAATACTCAGCACCTTCTTCATCAAGTTTGTAGTTAATAAATTCGTTTAGGTTGCATGTTGCATTTTCAATCTCTTTTTTAGAGGGATTTGAAGAAGTGACAGGAACTAAAATCTTATTGGGTTTCTGACGGTTGTTAATATCAGCATAAACCCAAGTTTTCCAATCTGAAGACCTGAACGCCTTAGCAGGAACTGGTGATACCCAAACAGGAACTCTGATTAAACTATTCTTATCTGGTATTCCCGTATAGTATGTAGGTTTAGTTACAATAGATGCATTGGGAAAATCTGGTATAGAACCAATTCCATCGCTTACTGCATAAGATCTTAATTTTGAGCCAGTCAACAGTTGATTAGATATTGCAAAGTTTGCTGCCCATGGATCATATGACACAGTTTCTAATACTTGAAATGTAGTGTCTATAACTTGTGGGTCTTTTAATGCTCCATGGATGAATTGTTTTGGTACATTTAATGCAGTTCTATTAATTTTAGAAGTGTTATTATTTGACGAATTTGCTATTTCCTGTATACCTAACCATGTTTCAAACACTAATAAAGTTTGGCCGTTATATTTTTGATCAGTAGGTTCAGTTAAACCTGCCCAAATACCCCATGCATGACTTATAATCTGTGCGGTGTCTTGTTTAGATAACCACTGATTAATAGTTGTTGAATCCTCTGGAAATTTAAAATTTTGGATTGCTACATCTGGGAATTGAACTGGTGTGATTTTTTTATTTTTAATACATGAATATAGTACAATAAATAGTCCTACAAAAATCATTAATAGACCTAATATAATTTTTTTCATAATTTTTTTGTAATATTTATATTATTTAAGTAATGCGTAATACTCTTTAAAGTGTTTAATTCTATCAGATAATCCAATAGTACCTCCATTTACTCTTTTTGTTACTGCAGTAACTGTAGCATCATCTGCTCCTTTATCACAAATAGACCAAAGGCTATTATTATTAAAGAAAAATGCTGCAGACATTAAAGGGTATTTAGTAGCAACTAAATCTGGATTTCCTACGATATCATCCTCTACTAATTTATCAAAAGAAGAATAATTAGATTTACCAGTTAATTGAATATAGCCTCTACCTCTAAATTTGTATCCTTCTTTAGAAGATTCATCGCCATTACCCATTCTGCTTCCGTAAACTCTTGAAGCAATTTTCTCTGGCTGTCTTGCATAAGACTCATTAAGATTACCGGGGAAATATTTAGGGAAGATTTTTTTAAGACCGTCAGCAGAGTAGTTTAGATTCTCTGAAACTGCTTTAAAGCCTCCAGACTCATGACCACACTGTGCTAAGAAGTGAGCAAGTCTTAATGTATTTGTAATATTAAATTTAGCTGCTGTATCTGGGATCTGTGCAAGAACTGAATCGGGAACGTGTCCTTTTAAATTTTCCAACTTAAAAGATGAAGAAGGAATAGAAATTGGTGCTGCTGCAATTGGTGCTGAACCGAACATTTTAGACCAAGTACCATCGCCGACAATACCATCTGCTGTTAATCCATTAGCTGCTTGCCATTCTTTAACTTTAGCTTCTGTACCGGGACCGAAAGAACCATCTGAGGCCAGTCCTAATTTTTCTTGGAGTTTTTTTACATCATCTCCTTTTGATCCATTTTTAAGTAACATAAGAATATATTTTTCATTATATATTCCCAGTCTAACAAAAACTATCGATAACTAACGCGAGTAACATCTATAGTGTCCCCGGAGGAGTACTTGACCTTACTCTTAAATGATCTTCCGCAAGATGTTTCTAATCTGTATCCCAGAGGAATATTCATTTCGTCGTGTATAGAAACGGGAGTTATTTCTTCACATGAAACAACTACGCATTTAATAATTTCTCTTTTCTCCTTGATTTCTAAGCAAGATGATAAAAATGATAAAGAAATTAATGATGATATTAAAATTTTTTTTCTCATATTCCAAATGTAAGTATTTATATTTAATATAAAAAAAGAAAATTCTATTTTTCTTTAAATATGTCTATATATACTTTAATTCTTTCGTCTGCTATTTGCAAACACATTTTTGTTTGTGCTTCTTTATTTCCTTTGTGGTGTTTTTTTCTAAATAGCTCGTACAATTCTAATCTACTTCCTTCTAACTTTCTTCCCTGTGTTATTTCTAATTTTTCTTCCATAATTTTAGATATATAATATAATATTTATACTATATAAAGACTCGAAAATTTCAATCTTACACGGCTTAGGACCGTGATGTTACGCAAGTAATAATCTAAGGGTCAAGGAAATCGCAACCACCTTGGCCCTTTTTAATTTTAATTCAATTATTTTAAATATTTAATATATTTTTTAAAATGCTAGCAGTTTTTTTACGGGTAAAAAATATATATGTAGACAACCAACTAAATAACTAAAAAAAATGAGGACATTAAGAATGTTAAGTGTTCTAGCGTTTTTTATGACGCTAACTCTTAACTTATTTTCACAATCTGGTCCACCAGCACCTTCTACTGGTATATGGGCCATAATCGACACTAATTACACAGTCGGTACAACTACACAAGGATTTACCACAGCAAAGGTCACTTTAAAAAATACAACTCTTACTAAATATACAGGTGTACAATTCAGAGTATTCTATGATAAAATAGCATTCACTAATGCTACTGTATCTCTTTTAGGATCTCCAACCAACTTAGATTTTCAGTATATAACAAGTGCCGCAAACGGTTATGTAACTATGACATTAGTTTATACTGGAGCTAGTTCTGTATATACATTACCAGATGGAGAAAGATTCGAGATTACTTTCACACACGCTGCTTCATCAATATTTAATAACTTAGCATCTATCACACCATTAGCTTGGTCGGTTGTTCCAGCAGCTAATACATTTCCTCCGTATTCAGCAAAACAGGATGGAACAGATACGACTTTAAATATACACAGTTATGGTGGTAACTTTATATTTCAAAACTTTGCATATCACGGAACATTTAATAATGTAACCGGAACACCAGCTAAGAACTTAACATTAGCATTACAGAGAAGACCACTAGGAGGTAATACTTGGACACAACACTCGGCTTATACTACTGACATAAACGGAGACTTTGCTATCTCGGTTCCTTTAGATACTACTTATTGGGATGTAAGATTAGCAGTACAAGGAGATTCAATGGCAGTAGGTAATGTTATTTCAACTGCAGATGCACAGTTAATAAATCAATGGGTATTAGGTAACGGTACAATGACAGGATTTAATTATTATGCAGCAGATGTTAATGAATCAGATAATATAACGATATCTGACGCATATGGGGTATTCGGTAGAATTTCTGGAAGATTCTCAGTATGGCCTAATAATACCGAAGATGTTAAATTCTTTACACAGACAGAATACAATACTATTAATGGATCATCAACTAACTATACTGCGTCAATATCAGGAGCAACAAACTTTACATTCGATATATTGCCAGGTCAACCAGATTCGGTTATTTATTACGTAGTTGTACCTGGTGATGCTAATGGTACAGGTTATCATATGGCTCGTGTAACTCCAATTGAAGTTCTTGTAGGACCTGCACCAGGATTAGAGAATCAGATCTATAATGTAATAGACACTAAAGTTGAATATGATTTCCCAACATCTTCTATAGAAGTTAATGTGCCTCACATATCAGTTCAAGAGGGTAACTTAGTAAATATACCAGTTAAAGTATTAACTAATGGTATTGAACTAAACTCACTACAATTTGGATTGAAATATAATTCAGACTTACTTTTATTCAAAGGAGTTTATTCATCATCTTCTGCAATGAAATGGTTAACTTATATTAATGCAAACGACGGTGAAATAGATTGGGGAGGATATGATATTACTAACAGTCAGAATACTTTAAAAAATGGAGACGATGTTGTTACACTACAATTCGTAGCACTTCAACCGCAAAATCAATGGGATGAGAGTCCTTTATACACTACCAGAAAATTTGCAGGAAATGCAGCAAATTCTAAAGATTTAACTCTAACACCAACAAATGGAATACTTCAAGTATTAAAGATATCTAATGGACAATTATTAGATTCAAACTCTATGATAGTTTATCCTAATCCATTTGAAAAAGATGTCACAATAACATTTAGCCTATCAGAAACATCAAATGCTACTTTATATGTATCGGATTTACAAGGAAGGAAGCTAGCTACAATATTAACTGGTCAAGTACCAAATGGACAATTTTCTTACTGTACAGATCTTGGCAGATTACAATCAGGATTATATTTCGTAACTCTATCTACAGAAAACGGAAAAACTATAGTGGAAAAAATAGCTAAAATAAAATAAAAATATGAGCGAAGAAACAAATGCACCAGAGACTAATGATGGAACTTGGTCTGGATTAAAAAAGACAATCATCGGAACACTAACTACAGTAATTGCAGGCGGTGGAATATGGTTAAGTACTACATTGTTCGGAGGCGGTAGCGACGAACCAGCAGAGGAAAATAAAACAGAACAATCTGGGGGACAAGCACCAATTACTATCAATGTAGAGCAAAATCAGGAGAATAAACAAAAGACTGAAAATGGTGGAGGTAATACAATTATACACGAAAGAATTATTGAAAAACCTGCACCAACAACACAAGAACCTATTAAACCTAAAAAAGAGGAAGAGGAATCTTGGTAAAAAAATAAAAAAAATAAAAAAAAATGGCAATTAAAAATTTCTTTAACAGTAAAACTGACTATGTCAAAGTAGAAGATAAAAATAGGTTCTACTACATGCTTCAACAGATGCAAGCAAATAGATGGAGAATAACAGCAATCGTATTAGGATTATTTACTCTTATTATATTAGGTATTAATGCTGGCGTATTTTTAGGAAAGAGCATCGGAGAAGATTGGAAAGAAATGCTATTAATACTATTAGGAGCATTTGTAGGTAACTTAAATAAAGTAGTAGATTATTGGTTCAATTCTGAAGATAGAGATAAAATGCTAATTCAAAAAGTTGACGAAGAAGATGGTGTAACTCTTTCTAATGTTGCTGATCCTTCCATGGATTCACCTACCGCCGAAAAAAAAACTGAAGACGTAGAGGAAGTTTACGAAGAGGAACCGGCAGTTGAATATTTTTCTCCTGTAGAACAATATATTGTAAACGAATCACAAAAAGTTGAAGTTGACGAAGATGGTGACGGAGTAAATGACGGTTACGATACTGATGGCGATGGAGATATTGATGAATACTTTGAACATAGAAATTGCGAGCATATTTGGGGAGACTCAGATGGTGATGGTTTTGAAGAATGCCAAACATGTGGATTATTAAGAAGTCAAATAGAAGAGTAAAAATGAAAAAAATAATATTCATAATATCAATATTAAGCTTATTTGGTTGTAAAAATTTACAGGCACAGCCACCTCAAAATAATGGCGGTGGTATTGGCTCAGTAAAAACTGAACAATATCAGGCAGAGTTTGAAAAAAAGCAATCTATAAACGATGTTGCAGATTATACAGACACAATACAAGTTCCTATACAGCTTTTAAAGATTGGTATAAATGAGGAATTATATGAATTATATCCAGAGCTCAAAGACAAAAGGGTAGGCTTAGGTGTAACCAATATAGTTATAGAATATCTAGAGTATACTGGTAGATTCATATTCACTGAAGAAAAAGAAGATATTAAGCAAAGAATGATATCACAAGATAAAGCTTCAGATAAGGGTATATCAGTTAACAAAATAGACGTAAAAGGAAATGTAATACTAGCCAAATATTTTGTATACATTGAAGTATATGACTTTAGTGTTTCTGAAGATGAGGTTGTTAAGATTAACGGACAACAAACAACTACACAAACAACAAGATTAGGATTACAAATAAAATTCGTAGATGCTGAAACAAGTCAAGTTATTGTGGGATCTGGATTAGGTGAAGCAAGCACAGTAAAAACATCTAATATTTTAGGTGATATTTCAGATGATGTTAAATTTAATCAATCAACTATAGGTATATCCACAAAGAAAGCTTTAGAAACCGCATCGTCAAGAGTGGTAAGCAGAATGATTACGAAAGGGATATTTAAAAATTGAAACCAAATGCAATTATATTACTCTTATTTGTTTGTCTATTCAGTTCTTATAAAATAAGTGCACAGACATACAACTACACCTATACCGATCCATGTACAGGTAACGATAAAACAATAATAGTCCCTATAAATGGAAACGTTACAGTAGGATATTATGGATCAATAGGATCTTTTAGCTATAACGATTTTACTAATGGAAATTTTGAGGCGTGGGCAAGTAACATATTTTCACAATACGGAACAAATAGTCCTTGCTCAGAAATAGTTGGACTAGGGACAGCAGTAAACGTAACACAAAGTACCGCATTAAATGTAATAGGTATTTTAAATTCTTTATCAACTATATCAGATATAGCAGGATCAACAAATATATTAGGCGGATCAGTAAATTCAGTTTCTAATGCTGGTGGAGGAAAGAGTGAAGGAAAAAAAGAAAATAAAAAAAATAACAATAACGAATCAGCAAATAACACACAGACACAGGAAAACGGATCTCAAAATCAGACTAATAATACAGGATCTCAGCAGGAAGGGTCTCAAAATACTGAACCTGGATCAACAAACGGAGGATCTGGATCTCAACAGGAAGGGCAAGGATCAACAAACGGAGGATCAGGATCCCAACCTGAAGGTGGACAAAATACAGGAAATACAACCAATACACCTCAAGGACCAGGAAACACAACAACTACTAGTGGTGGAAATACTCAAAACGGACAAACAAATACTACAGGGGAAGGTACAACAACACAAACTCAAGGAACAACAAGCACACAAGGGGAACAGCAAAACAGTAATACAACTTCTCAAGAATCGGAGAATGCGCAAACAAATAATCAAACATCAGGAAATGGAGAATCTAGTAATAATAATCCCAATGGTAATACTGGTAGCACTGGGAATAATGGGAATGGTTCAGGAAATAATAATTCTAACGGGCAGACGGAAGAAGGACAAACAAACACACAATCTGAACAAGGACAAGGCAAAACAAATATAACTGCAGGTGCTTCTACTACAATTAAATCAACACCAACTAGTAAGGAAGGGGGAAAACCAACTGTTGTTGGAAGTGCTGATTTTATAGGATTCAATTTTAAAAACTCAGAAGTTAAGACTGGTGCTAAAGCAACAGGAGGATATACATCGATGAGATGGGACGGAAAAAGAAGCTATGGTGCTCTTGTAGATTACACATCAGCATTAAAAGGACCTAACATAACAACATTTTATGCATGGATAAGACCTAAGTCTATTATATTGACTTCAGGTACTTTAACAATAGGTTTCGAAGGTAATAGATCATTATACGGAACATTTGCAGCAGGACAAATGTTTAATATAAAAAAACCAAAGAATCTTAAATTGCTTTACATGGCCACGGTTTCATACGGTACAGTATATAGGGAATCATTTCTAGGAACTGCATTAATAGTGGGTGGAACATATGATTTTAGGGTAGGTAAAAGATTTGATATAAAACTAATGAATTTAATGGTTTATGCTCCTTATGTAAGTTATTATAACGATGTACTTTTAAAATCACCGTATGTGATGCTTCCAAGTATAGGAACAAACATAAAAATAACTAAGAAATTCAAATTTAATATAAATGGCGGAGGAGCTTGGGATTTAAAAACAAGCGCTTTAAATTATACTATAACATGTGGTACAAGATTTGTAATTGGGCAATAATATTATTCACTTGGACTTCTTTAAGTGCACAGAGTGTTGTGGCACCAAGTGCATCATCATACCCTCAAAATACATCTAACCAAATTATAAGTGGATTCTCAGTAACGGGATTTAATGCCTCTTCAACTCTACTAATCACAATAGGATTGGTTAATCCACCTTCAGGAACAACATTAAGACTAAATACAACTGCAGGAGTAACTGCTAGTACTGGATACAATATTACAGCAAACTTTACGAGAATAAGTTTTACTGGGACATTATCTAATGTAAATAGCGTATTGGCTTCTTTAAGATTAAATACTGGATCTATCCCAGGTAATGTTTACATTGCAGTAACTGCTACAGAGAATCCTGTTGGGTACTTTTATCTTCCATCTAATGGACATTTCTATAGACCGATCTCAACTGGTGCATTTTACAGTTCAGCTAAATCTGCAGCTGCAGCTACCACGTTTAAAGGGCAAACTGGGTATTTAGTAACTATCACATCAGCAGACGAAGACGCATTCATATATAATAATGTACCTCAGTCTCAAATATGGTTTGCACTATCCGATGTTGCTCAAGAAGGGTATTGGAGAATAGATGCAGGTCCAGAAAATGGAACTTTAATTAAAACTCAAAATGGTCAATTTGCGGGTAACATAGCTGGTCAATATAATAACTGGGCTGGAGGAGAACCTAATAACGCAGGGGGTGAACACTATGCTGTTACTAAATGGAACGGATCCCAATGGAACGATTTACCAAATAATTTTTCTTGTCCCTATGTAATCGAATACGGTACGTGGACTGATCCAGCTAACCAAACATTTACACAGTTTTATACCGGGTTTGTTACCCACCAAATATCTTGTACTGCTGCAAATGCTCCTAATGCTCCTGGTGGTATTAACGGAAGTAGGATGCTGGCTGGAACTGTTGCTTTATCTGCAACCCCTCCTTCCGGATCTACTGTAGATTGGTACGCAAACTCAATTGGGGGAAATGTGTTATCAAATGGTCTAGGTGTTACTAATTACACTACACCTAGTATATCAAATACAACAACATACTATGCTCAGTCAAGAAACACAACAAGTGGATGTGTTAGCTCTTCAAGAACACCAGTCATTGCTACAGTAAACTATCCTATTCCATTTACGTATTCAGGGATTATATACAACTCTAAATCTATAGCTGTTCCTGGAATATCAGTTAAGTTATTTTATAAATTAAAATCAGGATTAACATATACGTTACTACAGACTTATACTACAAATTCATTAGGAAGTTTTTCAATAACTACTCAGCTGGATACAGCAATTTATGATTTTCAAGTTACACTAGATAATTTGTCTGTAGATCTACCAAATAATTTAGACGTAAATTTCTTTATTGATAAAATATTGAATCAGAATTTTCAAAAAATGGACTACTATAGAATGGATGTGAATACTAATTCTACACTTTCTGTTACTGATATATATTGGATATACATGAAAATAAATGGATTATCGTGGCCTATTGGAGTACCTAATTATAGAATTATTACGCAGACAGAATTTACATTAATAAATTCACACCCAGGAAATCCGGTACCATCTTATCCAGGATCACAAAGCATAACATTAACTAATCCGACGGCCGGTGGGTCTTCGGTATTTTATATAATAAAAACAGGAAAATCAGACTAATGAAAAATCTATTACTATCATTTTTACTATTTACAACCCCATTATTTATTTATGGGCAAAAAACGTTAAGAGATTCAGTATACATTAAAACTAATATGTTTGAGATTGTATACTCAGAAAAATTACAACAGCCTAAATTTATCAGATACACTGTACAATGTCCAAACGGAACTGCTCCGAGGACTGGGATGGATTTTTATATATGTGATTCAATTTTGACTTCAGACAATAAGGATTATGAAAATAACCCTTACGATAAAGGACATTTAGCTCCAGCAGCGGACTTTAATTGCACTAAGGAATTATTATATAAAACATTCACATATTTGAACTGCTCACTACAGCAAGAAAACCTAAATAGAACAACTTGGAGATTATTAGAAGTAAGAGAAAGAGAACTTGCTAGAACTAATAAAACAGTTACTGTCGAGATAAGATGTATATTTTCTAGCAAATCTATAGTATTACCAACTGGTGCAACAATACCTGATGGATACATTAAGACAATTAAATACGGAAATAATGTTGAGAGATATTATTTTAAAAATGAAAAGCCAGCATCAACTGACTACACTAAATATATTATTAAATAATGAAAAAAATTATCATATTTTTCGGACTTGTACTTATTGGTATAACAGCACAAGCACAAGATTGTGTAAAGGTAGACACGGTTTACGTTACAGCAAAGCTTAGAGAGCTAGGATCTAGGGATATAAGATTCGGTATAAAACAAATAGTCGAGGAGGAGTTATCTCAGAAGTTTTGTCTTTCTGACGAAGGTGATCCGGTTAAGGTTGAGGTATTCTATTTTGGCTTACCTAAAACGACAATAAGAATAGTTGGTGTAGAAAAAACTAATACAATAACACAGGTAGGTGTTAGGCTATACTATAAAGGTAACAAGTACGAAGGTATAGGTGAATCAGATACCGAAATAAGAGCTATTATGATAGAGGTTCAGGAAGGAGCTATTCCTTTCGAAAAAATGACTGTATCAACATCGCTTAAAAAAGCAATACACGAAGCAGCTTCTAAACTATGATTAGATCATGTATTATTTTATTAATATCTTTTAATTTATTCCCTTTATTTGCACAAATAAAAGTAGCAGATGTCGGGGATGGGTGGAAAAATAAAGTAGATAGTGCAATTTTAATAATAAAAAAATATGATCAAGAAAAATATAATGTTTTATTAGAGACGTGTCATAATATAGGATATTGGAACGGGGCTTTTTCAACAACTGAGGGAGATTCGATGATAACTATAGCTGTTAATGATATAAAGTCATCCAATATCTATAATATAGCTGCTATACTAGTTCATGAATCCATGCATCTATACATTAAGCAACTTTACTTTAAATTAGATCCTAATAAGGAAGAGTCCCTTTGCTACAGATACGAACTTAATTTTTTAATGAAAGTCCCTGAAGTTGATGCCTGGTTAATATCAAATGCTGTAAAGATGATAGAATACTACGAGAAATAAATCTTCTCCGGATATCCTCCAAAAACAAATTCAGTCACATAACAAAGCCAAATAGTAGAAGGACCGTGCCACGCGTCATTGTTGTAATATCCCGCAGTAGATTCGTTATGATCGTAAGAAAGAATCTTAGCATCATCAAAAGGCTCGTCACTAAAAGTAACATAACAATAGTCTGAATTTCCCGAAAGAATTTCTAATAAAATGTCAGCACCCATTACCATCTCTAGATCGTCTTTTTCTCCTTCCCATTCCGGTAGATCAGCAAACCATCTGTTATCTTCCTTATAGAATTTAAATCTTCTTGTCATACATCAATATCTAAAACTAAGACATCATTATAATCTTCCCAAAGACAATCAACTAAATAGTGAGTAACCTCTCCACAAATAACATCTTTTATCATCTTCTGTGGTGTGTGTCCAACTATTTGATTAACTCCTTCTAAAGGAAAGTCATTAAGAATTGTTGGTCTAACCCAGAAAGGACCTGCCCATAAGTTGTATCCTCCACTATGAGCATCCACATTAAATAAATTATCTACTCTTAGCTCAAATAGATCATTTATAAACTTTTCAAGATCCTCTGTATCAAAATCTTTAGTTATTTCATAATTTCTATATCTTGGATTATAAATGTCATTACGAGTGTCTTTTAACCATCCACTAGTAACACCAGCATGTGTCCATAAATACTTAACACCAGTGTTATCTTTTTCTAAATGTGCTACTTTAAAACATTCCCGATTTTCAGTAAATATCTGATAAAGATCTGGTTTCATTTCTGCTCTATATCCACTACACACTTCATTAGGAACAAAATATTGTATATCATGATTTCCAAGTAGAAGTATAACTTTATCAGGTAATGCTTTTTTAAATAGAAGAATTTTTTTAAGATTATCTAGAATCAATACGTTACTAAGATCATAGCTATCAACATAATCGCCAACAAATACTATCTTATCATATTGGGTATAAGGCATTTCTTTCCAAAATTCCTTATCGTCCGCGGGAACACCATTTTCGACCATCGTCAGCCAATGATTGAATTCATAATCACTTCCGTGAGTATGAAACATCCATTTATTACGACCGTGAACATCTCCTATGGTTAATATCTTTTTCACACTATAAATTTAATTTTAAATACTTGAGTAAAAAACCGATTCTATTTCTTTTTACTATATCTGCAAGATTTGCATAGATTATAAAGCCATCCCTTACCTATAGTTCTTACATTCTTATTGCTTCCACACCTTTCACAAGTTCTGTAGCATTCATCTTCTGCTTGCTTTACTATTTCTTCTATCTCTGGACCAAAATGTCCATATATTCTAAGTCCTGCAAACTTATCTTTAATATCCGTTACTATTTGTCCGTTAGTTAGCTTCTTACGCACTTTATACCAAAATCTATACTTAATCCCAATAACGGAATTTCCGGTTGCTAAAAAGTGTATTTTACGCTTAATAAACATAGGTATCCAACTGGGCCACATGGCTTTTTCAATATCCTCTATTGCTTTTTCAACTACATGCTTCCATCCTTTAGGAACACCTGGATATGAATATCCTATATGTTTATATTTTTCATTTATTTCCATCTACTTCATTTATTTCTTGATCATCTTGATCATTATTTTCTTCTGTTTTATCTTCACTTAAATATCTTATAGATCTTATCCACACCATTAAAGATACACCAGCTGATAATTTTCCAAAGAATTGGGCTTTGTATCCAATACCTAAAAATATAAGATATAGAATAGCAAAAATTCCTATTAATCCAAATCCAGGTTCCCATATGTATTTACCTTCTTTCAATTTGGAAAAATTGAATATCACAATGAATAGACACACAACATAGGTTAGTGCTAAAATTGGCATTCTTACATCAAATAGAATTGATAATTCTTCAGCAATTCCAATTCCGAAGAAAATGGCTAACAGGTGTTTAATATTAGAATCGTTTAAGTACATATAGTTTTTTACTTGATCTTGTGTATGCTGTATATTTTATTCTATTTCTTTCTACAACATTGGGGTTAACATCTATATCATCATCCAAAACAAAAGCTGTTGTATATGTGCTTCCTTGAGATTTATGAGCAGTTATAGAATAAGCATAGCTAACATCTGCAAATCTTCTGATAAAGTCGTAATACTTTATCCAAGATTTTTCTTTGCCTTTTTTCTCTATTGCTATCTTTTTTAATTTGTTTGCTAGAACAAAGAAATATGATTCGCTGTCCTCGTGAAGAATATCAATAAAATATGTGATTTTTTTGTCTTCATCATTTAAGAATGTAACTCCAGTTTCATAATATTTTAAGCCTCCTTCTTCGTCAGCAACCTTAACCTTCTCAGTTTTTATTTCAAATTTATCAACAGTAAATTCATCGTTAGTGTTGAAAAGAATTTGTCCCATCTCAATTATAGGATTATTTGCTATAAGCTTTTCTCCTAGTAATATCTTAGATCCAATAGATTCATCCCCGTATATAACTTTCCTTACTAATTGATTCATTTTCTCTACTGTCTTATTCCTCCATGCAATTATTTTAGAATATTCAGGATCTTCTTTAAATTCTTCACTATTAAAATACGATGAAAGTATATCATTAAAAGATTCTCTTATCGAAGAAGAATTAAGATTTAGAAATTCTATTCCCTCTCCTCTATCATTTAGATTAGATTCTATACCAGTCTCTATATAAGGATTTTCCAAATCAGTTCTAATTAATACTGATGTATCAATTATAGGATTATCGCCTTTCTGTCTCATGATGGTTTTTAACTCCAAAGTTTTTATACCATACATTTCTAATAATTCATCCATAAATGGAATACAATCAGGTTTTCCAACCGGAGGAATTTGAGCCGGATCTCCCATGCAGATTATTTTGATATCACTTCTATATCTAAGAATCTCGTGAAATAAATCATCGTTAAGCATAGAAACCTCATCTATTATAAGAAGCTTTGTCTTTTTTATCTGAGGCTCAAAATCTCCTTGATTTACAAACTCCTGTTGACCGTCGGAAGTGATTCTTTCAGTCAGTCCCAAAAGCTTATGTATTGTCTGAAAAGTTACTCTAGGATTTTTTATACCTGTAGTCTTTTTTATAACTCTAACAGATTTATTAGTTGGTCCAGTTACTGCTATTTTATACCAATTTTTGTTCGGATAAATCACGTCAAGAACATACTTCACCAAGAAACTAACACAATAGGTTTTACCTGTTCCTGCCCATCCTTTTAGTACATAAATACTATCGTCATTCCTATCATAAATAAAATCTTTCAATTCATCAAAAGATTTCTTCTGATCGCCATTTAATGTGGAAATATCTACTATTGACTTGTATTTTTTGTCCTTAACTTTTTCCCCGCTCATTCTTTATAAAATAACCTCGTCTATAACTTTAAATTTAATTGCCTCATTTGAATCCATATACCAATCTTTTTTTGATTTATAAACTCTCTCCAATCTTTTAGCCGGTATTTTTGTCTGCTCGAGAGTAATTTCTTCTACGTGTTTTTGTAGTCTTAGCATCTCAACTAATTCTTCTTCTATATCTTTAACCTTACCAACTGCTCCACCCCCAACTTGATGATAAAGATAAGTTGATCTTGGATACCCATATCTTTTATGCCCTGATATAGAAATTAAAAATCCACAAGACATAGCACATCCAGTAACTATCGTGTGAATAGGAGCTTTACTAGATTTCATTATTCCTAAAAGACCTAGACATTGATAGACTAATCCACCATACGAATCTATATATAACTTTATAGGTTTAGGTACGTATTGTAAATCATGAGCTTCGTATATTCTTTCAATATACTCATCGTGGTCGTTAATTCCAATAATTTCTTTAGAGATAGCATTAATGGAACTTTGTGATACCTGACGATCAAGAAATAATTTTCTTTCTTTTGGACTGGGCAAATTAATAGTTTCTGACATTTTATTTTGTTATGTGTATTTTTATTTGATGTAAACAATCTTTATTATATAGATTGAATATGGGTATAAAGTTTCTCTTAGCAATTCTAAGTGCTTGTCCAGTACCTCCTTCTATCCTACCACCTTTAGTCCAACACACAATAAAAGAAACGGGTGTTTTAAGGTCCTTGCCTAGAACTTGGAATGTGTTTCTAGTCATAAGCTTTTTTGCAGCTTCAGACAAATAGTTCCAAGAAGGATGGTGATCCTTAGCTATCTCTCTAGCTTCAGCTACTTTAGTCTGATCCATATTGTCAAGATAAAGATCAGAGATATTATCATTAAATCCTTTCCATGGTAGATATATTTCTTTGTCGTGAATGCAATGAGTTTCAAACATAAAATCAGACCCAGGAGCTGCTCCTGATCTTAAAGTGTATCCAAAAAGTCCTAAAAACCGAGCAGCTTCTTCAATCATTGGCTCTATTCCTGGGGGTGTTTCTCTAGAACCTATTCCAGCATAAAATTTATTAACAGATTCCATTATAATTATTTATTTTTTTCTTCCTGCAATTTCTTATAGTGATCTTTTCCTGATCCTTTTACATATTGTACAGAAACGCCCTTTGGCGTATGTAGTTCCACAAATAGCGGATTTCCTATAGCTAAGCAGATATTAATATTGTGAGAGTTAAGTTTCATCTCAATTAAGAATTCCCGATTTTTCCCTAAGAATTTAATCTTACTATCTGTAATATCTAAAGATTCATTAATCTTTATACTTATAGATTTTTCGTTATTAACAAAAGCTTCCCAATCTGTTACTGATGGTGCTTGGTGATTTTCGGTCATTAATTTACTACTTATTTGCTTTCACCCCAGCTACAGTATTTTCGTATATTCCTTTAGCTATAAAATGCTCTCTTATTTTTTTACCCAGCTCTGAATCGTTTGGGTATTTTTTAACCATCTCTTCGATAGCTCCGATTTCGTCAATTTTATTATCTCCCATATTCTTTTATTTATTATACTGGGATAAAACTATTTTATTTCATCAATAAACTTTCTGATGCTTTCGGATAATCTAATAAATTGTCACCCCCTTGATTTTTTCCTTGATTAACTTTTTGTTTGCTCCAGTATTCGTAAAGAGACTCTGCAGAAAAAAATCCAACATGAAATACATCAATAAAAAGTCTATCTAAAGACAAATCACTTATATTCTTTTTTTTCATCATATAAGCTATGTAATATGTATACATGACAGCTTCACCCGGAGATGAACAGGAAAGAGATATTAATATTCTTGATGCTTTATCAATCTTACAGTTAATACTATTTAATCTACCTTCTAATATTGATAAAATCCCATGCTGAGACTTAATATCATCATACATTTCATCTATCTCACTCTGTGAAAATTGAAGTAATTTAATGATAATTTTTTTTTGTGTTTCATCTAATCCTTTTCTCACTCCATCTTCGTCTAATGGTTTACAGAAGATCATTTCGACACTATTGGGTAATTGCGTTACTTCGTAATCTAAATAAGTCATGATTTTAATTTTTTAATTAGATCTTTAAATCTTGTGTGTGTCTCTTAATAAATTGTGCTTTGGTAAGAAGTGAAGCATTAGTTTTTAAACCAATCATTCTATTGATATCCTTCTCAGAGATGTATAGAGGTTTTTTATTCTTATAGAAAAAGCTACCCTGTGTTTTCTCTACGAAAGAAACTCTCTCAAGGAATTTAGAACAGTTCTCTTCCGTTATCTCCCTCATTCCCACTATCATTGTACAAAAAATTATTGTACGATAAGGTTCCTTCATTTGTGTATTTTCTTGTGTAATTTCACTTCTTTCCCACAATTTTTTGTAATTCTTTATTTCCCTTAAGTCATAATTTAGTGCCATAATATTTAAGATTAGTTTATTAGATTTTGATAATATTACAATTTTCCCAATTTAATGTATTAGAATTATCTTTCAAACTTGAGTTCTCCATCAACGTAAACTTTAATGATTGATTCGTCTTTAGTAATTCTTTTAATATATGCTCCAGGATTTTTAATCTTGTCATATACTAATCTTAGACCTTTGTCGTTAAAAGTCTCTACTACAGAACCGCCAGGAATATGGCTTTCTGGATTTGTCCGGTAATTATCCAGGACCTTAATTATTTTTTCACCCATATTAGTTATTTTGGGTAAATATAGAAACTTCTAGTTGTATAAAAAAATGATTTCTGAAATTATGCTAACTGAGCTTCAGATCCCCATGTTTTTTTATATGGACCTACATATCTGAATGCTGCAGTTTGTGAAGGATTTCTTGCAGCAACACTAGACCAGCTATTCAAGTTATAGTTCATTTCAATCTGTCCTTTTTTATCTCCTTTAAATCCCCCGGATGAATTAGAAATTATATTTCCTCCATTTATAACAACACCTACGTGACCAGCTTTTGATCCTCTAGCAGTTAGAATTATGTCGCCAGGTTGTGATCCTGTTTTCCAATCTGTTATTTTTTTCCAAACACCGTCGCTTTTTTCACTTTCTTTACTCATGTAACTCCAAAGAGATCCTGTACCAAGAGTGATAGCTCCAGATCCAGCTATAGCATATCCAGTTGCTCTATAAAATATAATAGAAACAGCTGCTGCACATCCTAGATTACCCCCTCCTGTTCCTGGTATTTTTCTTGTTGGTACATTAAGATTAGCATAAGCTGAATTGACTATATTTCCTATAGGACCTCTAAGGGGTTGTTTATAATCAGCACCGTCATTCTTATCCATTATTCCCGCAGTAGATCCGTAAGAATCCATTTGGTCAGTATTTATATTAGCTATAGGAGCTAATGCTTGTCCTAACCCAGAAGGAGCTTCGGCTGGAAAAAGATTAGGTTCTGCTATTCCAGTTTCTTCAACAGATATTCCCATTAGTTTATTAAACATAGCTATATCAGCCTTAAATAATTGTTCATTTACAATTTTAAAATTCTCTATGGTTTTAAGGTGTTTCATTATTAAATATATTTTATCAATGCCTCAACTGCATCATTGTTTGTCTCCATGTGATTATTTTTGCTATTTGCTACAGATTTTGAAACAGTCTGCGAGATAGTATTTCTTGCTGTATTATTATTTGCTCCAAAACTGGTATAATAATATTCAACTTTTTCTTTATTGTCTTTAGCTAGTTTAGTGTAGAAATCTGATACAGAAGAATTACCCATCCAAATATCAACTAGATAGATTTTATCAAATTTATCAGCACCAACACTTTTTAATAATTCCATTCCTGGTTTATATCCCCCAGAAAATAAATAAAGTATCTTTTTAGATGGAGTTATATCTTTTTTAATTACTGAATCATAAGAAGCCTTACCATTGACATTTGAATTAGATGCGACAAAAAGATTAAACTTGTTTCCTGTTTTATTAAAGTAATCGTACATATACTCTCCACTTTGTTTCCCGCCTACTGGAATTCCCCCAAAAACAATAGCTAATGGCGATGATTTACTTGCACCATCACTAAATTTGCCATAATCTCCTACAACTCCTGCTGCCTTATCTGGTGCAGGCCCTGTTCCTCCTCCTGCTCCTCCTGTTCCTCCACTATCATCTTTAGATTTAGAATCATCATTTTTTAAAATACCTTTAGTAAGCTCCCTAGTAATGTTTCCAAACAATTGTTCGTTTACTTGTTTAAACTCATCTATTGATTTCAAATGCTTCATTCTATTACTTCTATTATGTATATAACCTAATATAAAAAATAGTCCTATAATAATACAGGATCTTATCATCTACTATATATCAAAAGAATACGAGGGTTTTATTTGATAATGTATTTATTGATTAAGTATCCAAGCAAATATAAGAGGAGCAACTATCGTTGCATCAGATTCTACTATAAATTTTGGAGTGTCTGCGTCCAATTTACCCCATGTTATTTTCTCATTCGGTACTGCTCCTGAGTAAGATCCATAAGATGTTGTTGAATCTGATATTTGACAGAAGTAAGACCAGAATGGCACATCTTCCCATTCAAGATCCTGATACATCATCGGAACAACACATATTGGAAAATCACCAGCAATGCCTCCGCCAATTTGGAAAAATCCTATTCCAGGCTCTGAACAATTATTTCTGTACCATTCACTAAGATAAACCATATATTCAATACCATTTCTTACAGTATTCGGGTCTAATTCGCCTTTTATAACATAAGAAGCAAATATATTCCCTAATGTTGAATCTTCCCATCCAGGTACAACCATCGGTAGATTTCTTTCTGCTGCAGCAACCATCCAAGAGTCCTTAGGATCAATCTCATAATACTGTGTGAGAACACCACTATTAATTAACATATACATGAATTCATGTGGAAAATATTTTTCTCCCACATCTTCTGCTTCTTTCCAAAGATTATAGATATGTGATTGTAATCTCCTAAAAGCCTCTTCTTCGGGAATACATGTATCAGTAACTCTATTTAAACCTTGGTCTAGCAATTCTCTTTCTTGCTCGGGTGTAAGATCCCTATAATTTGGTATTCTTTTATAATGTGAATGTGCTACGAGATTCATTAGATCCTCTTCTAAGTTAGCTCCAGTACAAGAGATAATATCAACTTTACCAGCTCTAATCATTTCTGCTAAAGAAATACCTAGCTCTGCTGTACTCATTGCACCAGCAAGCGAAACTAGCATTTTACCTCCCTTATCTATGTGAGTCTCGTAGCCAATTGCTGCATCTTTTAATGCAGCGGCATTAAAATGCTTGTAATTTCTTTCTATAAACATTGATATAGGACCTTTCTTCTTTGCCATATTCTTTTTTATTTAATTATAGTGTGAGAGAATGAAATTATTTCGAATATATAATATACAATTATATGTAGTAAATTCTTACATTTACAAAAAACTAATATAAAACCCCATGAAGTCTTACGAAAAACAATTAGAAGAATTTGGAAAAGAAATTGCTGATGAAGTTATCTTAAAAGAGAAAAATTATAAATACGAAGTATTTTTAGACAGATATGAAATAGCAAGATCTTTATCTTCTATACACAATCAGGATTTAAGAAAAGCAACGGAAGATTTAGACAGATCCATAGATAAGTCTTTGTCTAGAATAAGAAACCAGGATCAATACTAGATATTTCTAACTAATCTCACATACAATTGATTAGATTGATTAGTAATGTGTGGTGAATATCCTTTGCCTAAATTGTAATACCAAGCTTTATTACCAGATGAAGATGCTGACCAATATTTTTCTGGCTTAAATCCACCTATTCCTAATTTAGAAAAGTTATAGATATCTTTAAATTCCAATTCGGTAGGTAATCTCCATCCGTTTCCCCCCAATGCTTCAAGTTCTCCTGCAACTGATGTCCATGGCATTTTATTAGGAAGATCCTCAAACATTATTTCTAGCCTATTTAAAATAATATTGTTCATATATCACTATATATTAAAGAAGGTGTAATATATAATATATGTTCAAATATATTTCAAAAATCCTAGCACAATTCTCAACTCCACAAAAAATTGTGGCTCTTTCCATGCTACTTTTAGCAATTGTAATAATTAGTATAGCACCTTCTTTTATATCATCAATAACATTAGATAGGGACGAATTAGATAGTGAAATAAAAAAACAAGATGTGAAGATAGAGAAATTAGAATCTGATGTTGATTCATTAGAATCTAGTATAAGAAGAAACGAAAAAGAATGTACAAATCAAATAGTATTCAGGGAAGAAGAATTTTTACAAATGCTAGATCAATTAAAAGGTGATATTCGAAGCAATAATAGAAACACAGAAGAAAGAATAGTAAGACTTAATACTATTTCAAAAGAAAAAAGAATATACACCGTTGGTGATTCCTCCGTATCTATGATGCTTGTACCTGAATCACCTAGAGAGGAGAAAGTAATAGTTTACAAAAAACCCCGGATCAGTTCAACTATATCTATGATAGATGAGATGAAAAAGAAGATAAAAAAGAATTAATTATCTAGGAAAATCTTTACCTCTAGCAACTACGTGTATTTCGCAATTCTCTGGTTTAAATAAATCCTTAGTTATCTGTATAGCTCTTTCAACATCAAAATCTTTGCAAGAGAATATATCAATGAAGCAATATCCTTTATCTTCAAACGAATGAACAGATATATGACTTTCCGCAATAATAACGATTCCAGTAATTCCTTTATCCTCAGGGACTAATCCCGAATAAGGAAAAACATATGGTTGAGTTATAGGAGTCATGTGAATTAACCCAGGAAGGGATTTTAAATAATCAAAATGCAAGTTATAATCCGATAATACCTCTTTTGGGCATCCTTTTAAATCTAGGGTAATATGAGGTCCGAATTCTTCCATTTTTTAAAAAAATTATTTATTGATTATATATCAACTATTATTAAATAAAAAAGCATAAAAAAAGCCTGCTTTTTAAAAAGCAGGCTAATAATTTATTAACAATGTTTTACTTATAATTGTTCTTTTCCACCTTTACCAAAAAGACCAAATTTTCCTAACATAGATGCGCCTTTATTAAATGCACCTAAATTACCCATCTTACTAGCATCAACATTTTCAAATTTATTAACAGATTCAAAATCTGAATTAAATACCTCAATCTCGAACATTAAAGGAGAAATTGATTTAGTAATAAATCTATTAAATCCCCCATCTGAGTTTTTTCTATGAGACATAAAAAGACCTGCTTCTAATATTTGTGAATCATTTCCATTTTTTTCTGCAGACATTAAAAAATCTGCCAATTCAGTAATAGAAAGAGTCTCTGGTATAGATGATTGTATCGGATTAGTTATTTGATCGTCGAAAGGCATCCAATCAAAAATTAGATCGTCTGTGCTTCCTATATTAGAATCAAAATTTTCAAAAAGCTTAATATATTTCATTTTAATATTTTTTTATAGATTATATATCTTTATTTTCGTATAAAACAAAAATATAATAAAGCAGTTAATGAAATAACAGGAATAAATAAAATTAAAAATTCATTGACACCACTAATAGGTTTACAACTAAGATCACAATTAGGATCCCCGCAATATAAACATTTATTTCCTTCTCCTTTTTTCATTTTTCTTCTTGTTATTTGTGTAACAATATCTATCTAAAGGAAGAGCATTTACCAGAAGTATAACAGGTTTCTTCTGTTCCTGTGTATCTTCATAATTTTTCCAAGAATACGCAATTGAATGACCAATATCATTATTAAGAAGCCATAATGTATCTCTATTAGGAGAAACTAAAGATATTCTTTGGTTCCATGAATCTTGTGTATATGACGTCGCATAAAACAATAAGAATAAGCTTAAGGAAAAGATTTTCATAATATATTTGGATATTATATAAATATAGAATATTTTTGTTTCCCGAAAAAATAAAAAAAAATGGATCTAAAAAAAGAATACATAAAAATAATCTCAGAAAGAGTATCACTAAAAGAAGATGATTTTAGCCATACAGAGAAAGAAATAGTAAATCTAGGGTTTGATATGGTCAAAGAGAAGATAGACGAAATACGAGAGCTTAACGAGGAGATAATAAGGCTTAAAATAGAAATATCAAATCTTAAAGCTTATGCAGACGATAAAGATTATTAATTACTTACCAGTAAATCTACTGATCATTCCATACCCTTTAGTAACATTAGGCATTTCTTTCCTTAAATTTTCACATTTATCTTTCAGACCCTGTGGAATAACTGGGGGTTTAGAATCCGTACTATCTTCGTCATGTCTTATAAAATAACTAGCAATATATTTTAATAGATTAATCATATCCGATTTGGTAACAAATTCGGATTTATATTCCATATTGGCCAATTCGTAATCGTTGACTTCGTCTTTATCTAAATAATAAGCAGATTCAATATCAATGTTATTTAATACATATTCTCCTCCTTCTGGGGCATTCATATAATCTCCAGGATCATAAGGTAAATAATCACCGCTAAATATGATCTCACACGTTAAACTAGGAGAATATTCAGCTTTTGCTACAGGGAAAGTAAATGACATTTCCAAACTTCCATCGCCATCTTGTTCATCGGGATCTGTTTCATTTGTTCCGTCATATTCAGTCTCAAATAATGGTTGTTTTTTATCATTCTCTAACATGTAAGAATAAACACCAAGAAAACATAATTCTTCCGGTTCTAACTTATCAATCCAAAATTTAGCTTCTGGCCATAAGTACTTAGAATCAAAATTTTCAAATAATTTTATGTTTTTCACTATTTATATATCGTGTATTATTTGTGCTTTCCTGATTTAAAATTTTCAATCACATCTCCCACTTTATATTTTACGTCGGAATAAAAAAGAATCCCACATTCAGTAATATAAGCATAAGGTGGATTATCTCTTCTTTCTATAATAGCCTCATTTACTACACAATCAAAGTGCTTTTCGTCAGTGGCTATATAATAATCATCATCTATTTCTAATTGATCATTGGAAGAACTCTGTCCTTTGTGTATTGGATTAGAACAGTTCCCTTTGTGTGATCCCCAAGAAAAGTTCCCGTGTCCAACTTTAACGTATTCGCATCCATCTAGAGTGTAAATGGCATAGTTAGTAACTTCTATAACATTGGGCTTATTTAATTTCTCTTCGGGACTAGTATTACAAGAATTAAGAGACATTAAAACAACAGGGATAATAAATAATATAGGAAAGATATTTCTATTCATTTTTTTTATTTTACGTAAATCTATAGAATATTCGGTTAAGAAAAAAATGATTCCTTAGAAAATACCCTATTATATAAAAATAAGTAGGTATAAATAAAAATTAGACTCAAAGGCCAAAATAAACATCCTATTAATAATACCAATGGTCTTTTTATTTTTTGGTTAAATATAGATATCAACCACACAATAATACCAGAAGATAACATAAGTGTCATAAAAATAACAAACAATGTATACATACGGATTAAATTAAATAAATTCTAAATCATCAAATGATCTAAGATAGTTCATTTCCCAGACTTGTGATTCTTTCACTTTTTTCTTTTTGTTATTTTTGTCTTTCGATCCTGTTTCGGATTTAGATTTATCTGCAGCAGTTTTTATCAACTCAACCTCTTTCTTTGATAATTCTTTTATCTTGTCGACATTGAATACAGGCTTGCCCTTTTTTTCTTCCTTGTGATCGTGTTTCTTTCCTGTATGCAATTCGTGCATATACTCGTCCATTATTTTTTTATTCTTGTCATATGATGCAAGCTGATTCTTAAACCAATTTTTAACATTGTCTACCATTGGTTGTATATACTTTTTAATAACTTTGGCTGCGCAATCAGTCATAGGTTTAACAACTGTTGATAATCCCTTAGCTAGTAATCCGCCTAAACCTCCTTTTGCTCCTTTTTGGAATTTAGAAATTGAATCCGATATTTTAGCAGGAATGTTAATTAGTGCATCTATCCCTTTTGTTATCCCGCTACCAACTTCTAACAAAGACTTAAATAACCATGTAAACATTGAACTTAATATTGCAGGGGCTACAGTAGCAAAAACTGTTGTTGCAACTTTACCCATTCCCTCTGCTGCTGCGTGGGATAATGATATGCCAGCTTTTTTTAAAGCATGCATTCCTAAATCCTCAATTCCTTTTTCTATAGCTGCTCCCGGTGCTTTTAAAAATCCTTTCAGTGTCATTTTAGCGGAAGTGTTAGTTGCAACTGCTCTTGCGCCAGCACTAGGATCAACTAATCCTCCTGCTCCTGTTATAACATCATTTATTCCCAATAGAAGTAACAAAGTACCAACCAAACCCTCAGGAAGAGCCGTAGCTAAAGCAGTATAAAATTTCTGCTCCGGACTAATACCGCCTTTACCAAATGCTTTAATTGCACCGTCGTATTTGTGCCATCCCTCATATAGGTGAATACCTCCAGAAATCATCTGACATAGACCGCCAATTGGTATAAGTAATGCTCCAAGACCAGTTGCAGATGCACCAGCTCCAGCTATACCAAGAACTGCAGAAAGTATACTAAATACTAGTGCGGCCCATTCTAAGAATGTCATTCCTTGTACGAATTTTACTACTGCATTTCCGCAAGATTTTAAAAAGCTCCAAGCTTTCTCTGCTCCGTAAGATATTGCTTTACCTGCTGATTTTATAATCTTTTCGCCTTTATCCCAGGCATTACCTGCTGATTTTTTTAAATTTCCCCAAGCTTTATGGATATCATCCATGGTAAGCCATTCGTTTATTTTATTGAATGTTATCTTCTCTATTAAAAATCCTTCCCCGTCTTTAATAACAAGTGCATGTGTACCACAATCTAAATAATCAGAATTACCAATCCCAGCTCCTTCAAACCAATGTGATTTTGCTTCGTAAAGCATAGAGCATTCATAAAAAGCAAAAGAATTCTCTAAAAGAGACTCGTCAATATATCCCTCACTTTCTAAAAGAAAGTCGGAGAAGTAATTTTTAAATTCTTGAAATGAATATTTTGCTTGTGATTTATTTTCTTGTAAAGAAAAAAGGTCGTCATAGTCTATCCCCATATTTCTTAAGTGAAAAGACTGAAAAGATTCTATATAACTCATAATTTTGTAAATAATATAAACTATATATCCAATTTAAAAATATTATCCAAGATAAGATTTTAGTAATTTGCTTCTTGTAGAAACCCTGAGCTTCTTAATGCTCTTCTCTTTTATCTGTCTTGCACGTTCTCTAGAGATCTCTAATTTGTTTCCAATCTCATCTAAAGATATTGGACATATATGATCTATTCCATAGAACATTTTAATTACATCTTTAGAACGGGGATCTAGTGTGCTAAGGCTCCTTTCTATTTCAATTTTTAATGATTCCTGTATTAACATTCTGTCTGCTAAAGGAGAATCATTATTAACCAATACTTCAAGCATAGACGAAGAATCTTCGTTACCGCCTAAAGGTGCATCAATAGATGAAGATTTTAATGATGCGGTAATAGTCTCGGAAACTTTACATTCTAATATATTTAATGCAGCAGAAATCTCTTCGTGTGTAGGCATTCTTTCTAAATCCTGTTCCAATTTACATACTACCTTATTTATTTTTCCTAATACACCTACTTGGTTCAGCGGCATTCTTATTATTCTTGATTTTTCAGAAAGAGCTTCTAGTATAGATTGTCTGATCCACCAAACAGCATATGAAATAAATTTGAATCCCCTAGTTTCGTCGAATTTTTTAGCAGCTTTTATTAAACCCACATTACCCTCGTTTATAATATCTATTAAAGGTAATCCCTGATTCTGATATTGTTTAGCAACAGATACGACAAATCTTAAATTTGCTTTAGTTAGCTTCTGTAAAGCATCTTGGTCTCCATTCCTAATTTTTCTTGCTAATATTGTTTCTTCCTCTGCTGTAATCATCTCTTCTTTTGAAATATCACTCAGATATTTCTCCAAAGACTTATCCGCACGATTAGTAATGGATTGTCCGATTTTAAGTTGTCTCATTTATAAGGTTTTAAAAGTTTATAAACGCTAAAGTAGAAAATTCTTATTTTATAAAAAAATGATTCTTCTATCTTTCGAAATCGCACAAAAATAAAAGAGTGATTCTATTTAATTGCTTCACAAATTCCGCCATCGGAATAAGTTTGATATCCCCGACTTTGAAACCAGTTATAAATTTCTTCTTTTTTATCCTGTGTTAAATTATAATCTTCAAATATGATAAGATCTGGCAATTTAATCTTGGATTCATCTATACTCATAATCAGCTCAGCATCTAGTCCTTCCACATCTAAATGTAGCCAATCAATATGCCCTTTGCATTCATTCATAATTAAATCAGTAATACTAATTGATTTTCTTTTCGAAGAACTAATTTCTTCAGTCTCCCAATGTCTGATAACATTCTCGACAATCGTATTAGTGTATCCCGCGCCTCCTTCAAAAAACTCAACGTCCTCTCCGTTGGTAGTTACTAATTCCTGTACTGTTTTAACTAGAGAATTATTCTTGTAGTTATTCTTTAATCTATTATATTGTTTATCTGAAGCTTCGACCAGTATAATCTCACACTCTCTTTTTTCGACAATTGGTACCCATTCTCCAAACTCGCCGTCATGAGTTCCTATAACAAGTCCTCTTGGAAATTTTCCTGCTGATATAATGCTCTTATTAAATATGTATAGAGATTTATAAAAATGATTTCCATGCTCCATAATGTCCCATTCTTTTTTATAAACTAGCCTATCTGTGCTATCACATATCTCAACATCGAACATTTCAGTATTAGGGAAAGTAGCAAACCAATTATCATTTAGCTCGGTTGACCATTGTTCTTCACCACTTACATGTTTTTTTATTTTTAATCTTAGGGGTAAATTTTTATTGTATTTACTAATTTCACCTACATTAACTTTAATACCATCAGTGTTATATGTTACAGTAATCATTTTTTATGTTTTTTAATGAAATAATTTATGTCTTGACTCCACATTATCATAGCATTTTCTTTTATCTTAGTTTCGGTCCAATCCCACCAAGCTATGTCTAATAAGTCAATTATCTGCTGATCTTCAAATCTATACTTTAAATGCTTTGCTGGGTTTCCTCCTACAACTGAATATGGCTCAACATCTTTTGTGACTAAAGAACCAGCAGCAACAATTGATCCGTGTCCAATCCTAACACCGGACATTATAGTTGATTTAGCGCCAATCCAGACATCACTTCCTATTGTTATATCTCCCTTACAAGAAGGATGTCCCATTCCCATGTGCATTTCTGCAATCTCATTAGTAACCGGTCCTAGAAGCTGTGAACTTGTTGTTATCCAATCAGATCTATGATTAGCATGTAAAAAGAAATTACAATCCCTACCTATTGAACAATACTTTCCAACATTGATCTTGTATTCATCGCTCCAAGAAATTATATTGACATTTCGATCAAAATAAGTTCCTCTGTCCGCATTCCATAAATGTATATTTTCTATCATGATATCTCTAATAAATTGTTATATATTTTTACTCTGCTGTTTGTTTTAACTATTTCAACTATATACCTTCTATCTGTTAATTCTATATCTGATATGTAAAATAACCAATATTGAAATAAGTTCTGATTTTTTAAAGATTCTACCACCTTTCCGTCGATTGTTTTAATAATAAAATCGACATTCTCATTAATTTTTTTAGTGCTCAAGAAAGAATTTTTATCGAATGAGATGCTGTTGTCTTTATAGTAAACCAAAATCTCCTCGCAATCAATTACAGAGTTGCCATAATCACCTTGGATGTTTTTATACTGCCAATCATGTTTTAATCCATGAAAGCAAAATACATCATTCTGATGACTAGGTAATATTAAATGCTCCGAAAGTTCAGTTGCATGGAAAGGATGATTCATATCTGTAAATTTAGACATGTTAATGTTTGATGATTCCTCTATATCACATAAATGTAATGATTTATTTAAACCATATTTTGATAAAATAACATTCGCTGAATCCTCATCATGTAATGTAAAAATACCGGGTCTGCTATCCTTATACTCCTCATACATTTGTAGTTGTTCTTTAAAAAACCATTCGGAGTTTTTGTCGAATAACATTACGTTTGTTTTTCTTCTAGGAAATACAGTAACTTCTACGTTTGCTGCTTCTGCTAAAATATCAACAGTACTAGTCCAGTCTTCACCATCGATTATATTACACAAATACAATCTATCATGAGTGTGTTGATTAATTAGAGGATAATTTTCGAGTTGATTAAAATATGATGCGAAGTCGTCAGAAGCTGTTGTTAAATACACATCACTATCAATGAATATAAATTTCTTATCCGGTAAGAAATTAATAACATCCACCATTAATCTTGGCTTACAACTAATGATATTTTCATCCCTTCCTCTTGAATCTTTCTTTCCTGATTCTATGTCAATTCTTTTAAAGATAAATTGATCACTGGTTAAGAATTTATTTGGTATGTTGTAATCAAAATTAATAGAGTAAATTATACATTTTCTATTGGAGTATTTATTTATTGAATCCATTAAGAATGAAATTGTATGGGAATAATTTTCCGTAAACCCAAACACCCAATAAAAATCGCCAATAAACTTCTTGTCGTATCGTCCAAAGATCTTATTTTCGACTTTTTGAAAAATTGTGTGATCTTTTCTAATGAAATGATAGAGATGCTTTTCTACATCACCAACTATTAATTTACCTCCACTCCAACAAACATCATAGGTGTTCTTACCTCCATTTTCGGATTCACAATTCATTGAATTGAAGATCTTGACCTTGTATTTTTCTTTAGCCAAATCACTTAAAGTATGTTCTTCGTAACACTCAACGTTATCACTTAACATACATCCAATATAATCACCTTTTTTATAAAGATCTCGTAAATCTTGAGTATTTTTTATAATTAAAAATGGACCTGCTAATCTATTATGGAAAGTTTCTTCGCCAATAGTAATAAAATCATAATGATTCAAATATGGTTTTACTCCATTATAGACATCACCGAATAAAGTATCGATATCGTAACAACCGAAATAATCATAATCTACAAGATATTCCTCAAATATATCACCGAAAGCTGCCTTTAGATCGCAAGTTTTTTTATTATTCGATATCTTAATATTATAGTTTAATTTACCAGACAGTCTTATTTCAATATCATCCTTTGTTGTATTAACTACTGTATAGTTTTTAGAATCTAATTTAATATCTTGATCAGTGAATAATATAAAGTCAAACCCAATAATATCTTTCGTGGTTTCATAATGAAACCAAAAGTAGTCTGGTATTTTACCAAACCAAACTTGTATTAAAACTATTTTATTATTCATTTTTTAAAATTTTATTTTCCCAATATTTTATAAATTCATCAATAGTTCTACCATCTCGTTTTTCTAATTCTAATAAATTATCTTTAACTAACCCAATTGTTTGTTCAGCCCATTTAATATCATTCATACCATAAGCAACCCCGCACATCTGAATTGGATTTTGTAATCGATATTCAATAGGTGTAATATCTTTATTTGGATTTAGTATTATACTTTTAGCCCCGCATAATGTAGCTGCGGTAGTATAATAACTTTTATCGTCAAATGTTAAAACATATTCATATTTATTAAATTCATCTAACAAATAATCTAGATCCTTTTTTCCATTATAATGTGGTATATCTGTTGACCCTAAATGATTTAAAAATTCTATTCCCCAATCAGGTGTATTTTTATGTATAATATGTCCGAATCCTTTTCGACGCGGGTTATTAGTATTATAAAATTTATCAAAATTATAATCAAAAACGGTCAATGGAAGTTGTTTGGCCCCTTCAGGTACTTTGAAGGTACCATAATTAAAAATAACATCATCAACATTAAATGTATCCCATTGTTCTTGTGAATAATCATGTAATATCCATCTAGAATTGTACATAGTATTAAATTGATTACCATATGTTGTTTGTGGTGAAATGGATATTGTTCTACTTAAATTGAAATTAAATCCTTCCCATGTAAAATTGTTTCTCCACCCATCATCAAAAATTTCTGAGACATGTGTTGGTATAACCTCAATATTCTCGTGATTATATTTTGGGTTATTAAACACATAAACATGATGCCCCTTTAAAGCTATCTCATATGCTAATTTATGTAAAGCAAAAGATGCTCCTTTATTTTCTAACCCGATTGAAATCATCGTGTTAACTATAAAAGTTAATTTATTTTCACTACTCTTTAATAACATATTATTTAATCATTTTTGTAGGACAACCTACGTAAATTCCGGGTTCTCCAATATGTTTAACAACCGCACTATTCATACCAATTGTGGATAAACTATGAATTGATAATTTTTCTCTTATAGATGAGTTATTACCCATATAAACACAATCAAATATTTTAACATTACCAGAAACAATCGCACCCGGCATAGCACTAAAGTAATCTCCTATTTCACAATCATGTCCAATGTGATTACCTCTATTTAGAATTGCGTGTTTACCTATCTTTATATTTGTAGTTAAAATTGAATAAGCACCAATAAAACTCCCATCACCTATTTCAATATTTTCATCCATAATTAAAGCCGTTGGATGAACCCAGCTGAAATATTTTGTTTCTTTAGGTAATCTTTGGGTAATATCAAATCGGTCTTTTGAATTAGAAACAGCAACCATTACATCATATTCATTAGGATCAAACTCAGATATTCGATTTGTCCCGTACACAACATATTCGTCGTCAACAAAACAAGTTAATTTAGCACCCATTTGAGCCATGACTTCTCTTGCGTGTCCACCATATCCGATTAATGCCCTTTTCATTTCTTCTGAATAATAATTTTAATGTTATCGTGAGTATCGTAGTGAGCACCAATCAATTTCCAATCAGTAACATTATTTAACACATGTTGATATACATGAGCTCCTTTACCGATCATTGGATATTTAATCACATCGTCAGCCCTTTGGCCATCGTTATGAAACCATTCAAGATAAGTACCTTGTCGATAATTATCATCGATTATTATAATACTTCCACTCTCCATTTTTGATTCGATTGATTTGAATTCTTCCCATCCATGTAACGCACTTGGTAACGGATTAAATAAATCAAAATCCCAACTATCTAAATGAACTAAATTTGGGATTTCTTCAAGCCCCTTTAGAAAAGAAACAGAATCATCAACGTGAATAGAGTAATCTAATCCCGGAATTGCATTTTTAAATATTGCTTTACTTTTTTCTGTAATATCTGGAAATATATCAACTGAGATCATTTTACCTCCCGTTTTTTTTGCAACATAACCTAAAAATAAGCCAAATAACCCATCTCCATAACTTGAAGAAGCACCAGTCTCTAAAAAAATAATATTTTCAAATTTGAAGCTGTCATTTATTGAATCGATTAAAGTTTGACATTGTTTTCTTCGAGTTCCGTGTCCTACAGAATTATCATAATCCTGTATTACTCCCCGCATATGATTTAGATAATCCAGGTATCCTTCTAAAAATAATTGTTTCATTGATTATAAACTTTAAATTTTAATAAATCAGCTCCATGATCGTACATAATATTATTAATATATTATTTTATTATTTAATAAACCACCAAGTACCAAACCACTCTTTAGTTAAATTAGGAGTGTATCCATGTTTATTGCAAAACTCATCAACAGCAGTATTAACACCAAAAATCCCATTATATATTGGAGTACCATCTAATCTTGAGGTATAAATATATTTATCTTTCCCGTTCGGAGCAAAATTTGGGTCATTATACCAATCCATATTAATATAGTCATGTCCTGAAAAGATACCACCTTTTTTTAACTTTGGGAACCATAAACTAATGTCTTCAACAACAAAATCATAAGCGTGATTAGCATCAATAAAAATAAAGTCTAATGACTCGTCTTGAAACATATCCGCAGCGATTTCTGAAGTTGATCTTACCATAATACCTTTATCCTCAAAACCTTTAATATTTTCCATAGTATCTTGATAAGCTTCCATATGATTTTTATGATTACTATCATCCTCATATTCATCACCCAATGGTCTCCAAACATCAACCATATAAAGGGTTCCTTCCCAGTTGTTTAAAATGTGTTTAGAAAATTCTCCTTTAAACACACCAATTTCAACTCCTTTACCGCTTGGAATTAATTTTTTTAAATCACTAATTAAATCATATCTATTATCGTATATAATATTATTCATATATTATTTTATTATTTTATTATTTTTGAATATCGTGAATTCAGTTAAATCCCTATAGCCATTCAATTCGCTCATATCCGAATTATGTCTAGGATAATTTTGCATTAAACATAAACCATGTGCAGCTTCCTGTGGCGTCATATACATATTCCAGCCAATCATATCGATATTATCATCCTTATAATATTTCTCACTTCTTCCCTCGTATCTTGCACGCTTAAACCAATCTGCTGCATCCTTATTATCTGTCAATATCATTCCTCCTTTACCTATAGGTAGCTGTTTCTTGATATGAAAAGAAAGACACATAAACGAACTGCTAATATACATGCTGGATGTTAATCTTTTTGCTGAGTCATAAATAGAATATGGCTTAAGTTGGTATTGGCCTACCCAGTGGTTTGTTTCCTGGTTAGTATCAAAAATGACATCACCTCCAGCATTTATTATGCTCATAGGCACAGAAAGGTATGTTTTTGATGGTATAGTAACACTACCAACATTTAGGTATTTACAACACAGAAAAATAGCACTAGTGCAGCTATCAACCGATACAGCGTAGGTTGATCCTGTATATTCAGCAATCTCCTCCTCAAACATCTGCACTATCTTATATGGATTATGTAGCATAATTAATTTTTTTTTAGAATGTAAAATTTCTTTTCAAATCCACATGATTCAAAAAATCTAATACTCTCATAATTGTCCAATTTTATTTTAGCAAAAGCAGATTTCCAGATTTCCATACATTCATTAACCATAAATCTACCAACACCCATTCTTTGAAAATCTGGATGCGTGCAGATCCTAATATCATCATCAATAACACCAATATACCCGGCAGGTGATCCATCAAATAATGCAACTCGATAATTTTTGCTGTGTACTTTCATATATTCGCTCTGCTCCTCTGCGCTTATATGTGATGTTTTAATAAATCCATTAATAACCCTTTCGTCAAGTCTTAATAACCTAACAAATTCCCAATATGTCTCTGAGCATTGTACCAGTTTTATATTTTTTAATTTAACAAGCCAGCTTGAATCTGAAAATATTCTATCAGGTTTTCCAAAAAATTCATTAACTGCACGTATAACTCCAGGAGAATCTAAATTATAGTCATGACCGCAAATAATCGATCCCGGACTCAGTCTTTTTAGTGAAGCCTCTATATCTTTTTTAATATAATCATACTCGTGATTTGCATCTATGTATATTACATCAAGCTCTGGTAGTTCTGGTAATGCACTCTCAGCATCCATTTTTAATTTGACTATATTCATACCCCTTGTTGCATCATCAAATTTGGTTTCTACTAGTCTGAAGCTATGATTTTTTTCTATATTCTCATACACGTTCAATTCATCTTCCCATATATCTATAGCGTACATTTTTCTTACCTTGCCTGATTTCATAAACATGCTGGTGCTTTCTCCAGCATAACACCCAATCTCACCCATTATAATATTATCTGGTAAGGCTTTAATCAGATCAAGCAGTCCCTGTGTATTAGAGGAATTTCTCATTTCTATTATTTTCATATCTTCATTATTATTGGTCCAGAAATCACAATCAAGCCATTCATCATTCACATTATGGCAATTCATTGAATCCTGTACGGTTCCTATTTTTTTAGCCTCCGAATTTATGAGACTAATTATATCGTCATCACTCTTATATTCTAGCATAGATGGAAAATTATATCTCGAATTTGTAATGGTATTTCTTCCCATTAAACCCAATTCCCTGACGGTGGTCATTCCCGTTCCTCCATTGAGGTTTATACTTACAAAGCATCTATCGTAATAGTTTTCTTTTAGTGTTTTAGGGGGAAGGTACCCATATAGACTACCGGTATTTACATATATGATCTCGTAGTTTATTCTTTCTTGTATCCTGCATATCCTATCAAAATCAAATTCATTCTTTCTTGACTCGAATCCAATATAACAATATATTTTATCACCTAACACGTTTGGTTTAAATTCTGAGTAATCTTTAAGCTCCAATTCTACATTCTTAATCTTATATCTTGTATTCTCTGGTAAGAATGGACTTCCTATAAGGATGATGCTGTCCGAGTATTCTATTCTTTCAAGGAATGTACAATCATATGGACTTATTGGATAGATAATCTTTAATCCTCTATGATTATTAATGATATCAACCTGCTCTATTCCAAGAAAGAAGCAGGGTTTATTTACATCATTATAATCGTCCAATTTCCATCTATCAAGGAATCCTGGCTTAAAGAAGCCAAGGCATCCTGCAACGCTAGTTTGCTCTATTCTCATTGTTTGTATATTTTAAATTTGGACAAATCAGGGTATGGTAATTCCAAATCAACATTATGTTTTTTAGAGCCATCTAAATTATAAAATTGACTCATCATTAATAATCCTCTCGCAGCTAACTCTGGCATCATATAAAAATTCCACCCCAGCATATCAAAATTATCATCATGATATGAGCACTCTCTCCTTCCACTAAACCTTGCTCTTTTAAACCATAGCATAGCTTGGTAATCGTCAGTTAAAATTGCGCCTCCCTTACTTAATTTTAATGTCTTATAAGGACCAGTAAATGAAAGACACATATGCGATCCCGGAATATACATATCAGCATCAAATCTTAATGCTGAATCCCAAACATTACTTGGCGATAGCTGATATGCACCTTTAATCTTATCTCCCTTAACAGGAGTAAAATTAACCTTAAGACCTGCATGAATAATCTCACACGGAACTGAGGGGTATGTTTTAGATGGGCAATCTACTTTTCCTGATGATAAACTTTTCTTTATGTTTTTTTCGTAATACAAAGCTAAAAATAAAGCATTACTCATGTTGTCCAATGCAATTGCATGAGGTGATCCCGTGTAATCACACAGGGATCTTTCAAAATCTTCAGTAATTTTATGTACTCCTTGTGCCATATTAATAAAATTCTATTTCGTTTGCTATGTTTTTAAAATAATCTTCGTATAAGAATACATCATCCTTATCATAAACCATCATTTTTTCAATATTACTATCAACTATATGATAGCACCACTCTCCATAAGACAAAAACTCGTGATTCAATTCTATCTGATTTCCATCAGTAAAGACTACAATAATCTTTCTAAAATCTGGTGCTGGTTTTTTATTAACACTATAAATAGCTACAGTAGGTCTATCCCTAATTAAATAAAAACGTGTGTAACAATCTTTAAATTTTTCATCATAATAAACCTTAGTGTGTTTTGTGTTTAAATGTGTATCTGAAAATACTTCCCTCAATTCTTCATAGATGTATAATTCGTCAGTATTTGATTTTATTAAATTTTTATACATAAATTCTTCCATCGTCACAAAATTACGATTACCATTTTCCCGATTCAAATATTCGATATAGTCCTGCTCGTTACTAATATTCCAAAAATTATTTAAGAAAAAATCAATTTCACAAAAGAAATAATGTGCTTCAACTCCACCTTCGCCATCTTTCCCTGTAAAAAAAACACCCTTTTTACTATTTAATTCACAAGAATTATTCATCTCTTTAATTCTATTTTTAGTCTCATTACCTAATAGAGCATCATATTCCATCTTATAAAAATGAGTATATCCCAGATCTTTTGCAATTTTTACACCATTAAATATATTAATTAAAACTGAAAGACCGTGAGGCTGCGAGTGTATAAAAATGTTTGATACTTTAAATGATTCATTAATGGTATAATAACTAACTAATTTGCTATTATCGAATTCGTATTCACCAGTAAAAAGCTGATTTCTTTTATCATAAAAAAGAAAATCTACTTTATCTTGGGTTTCCTTGGAAATCTTAGTATTGGTCATTAATAACACATCATCTCCAAAGCTTTTTGACGAATCAAGAAAGTTATTTAAAATTTTTTCATCCACCTCGTCAGTGATAAAAGCATCAAGTATTAAGATCGACTTCATTTTTTAGTTTAATAATATTAATTTATACACCAAATGTGATCTTAAGTTTCTACCACTACGCACAAAAAACCCCAGAATTTTAAAGTTCTGGGGTTTTTTTAAATTTATCCTAAAAGACCCTTGATCTTATCCTTATTTTCTATTAGCTTTTTAATTAATCCTTGAAGTTCTCCTGTAAGTATCTTACCTCCATCAACTTTAACTTCTTTTCCTGATAGGCTCTTAATCATGTTAGCAACTTTAACTATAGCTTTCTCTGTATTTTTACCGTATGCTCCGTCTGTTGTTAATTTTATTCCTATTCCTAAATTGTTATAATCTTCCTGGAATTTTTTAATGACTGGTGCATTAGCTCCATCTTTTTTAAGATTTCCCTTTTCGACGTTACCACTCTTAATATCTTTGTCCGCCTCTTTTTTTTCATCACCCGCTTCTACTTTTCCAGTAAGCTCTTTTTTGTCTTTAGTAAATTCTTTTCCATCTTTATCTTTAAAGAACACCTTATCGCCCTCAATTTTAATTATTTCGCTTTGAGCTTCCTCTCCGTTTTCTCTTTTATATTTAACTATATCACCCGCTTTATATTCTATAGCTTTTTCCGACTCACTTGCTTTAGCATCAGCAATTGCTTTATCATCTATCTCTTTAGCTTTGTCTGACATTGAATTTATACTTGTGATAATAGTAGACATAGTATCTGCTATCTTCTTATCAACACCAATTTTAGTTAATTCTGATTTTTGTAGATCGTTAGTTTTTTGTATTATTTCATCAATTTCTGAATTCATTGATTCAAGTTTGTCTTTTCTTTCTTTCCTTTTCATCTTCTCCCAAGCTCCCTTATCTGAGAGTAACTTTTGGTATTCATCAAATTTACTGATAACCTCAGAAGCTTTACCTTTTAAGGTCTCACTGCTAGGATTTTTTTGCTGAGAGATCATTTCAGAGTAAATAGATTTCATTTTATCAGAAAGAGCATCTCTTTCGTCATCAAATGTATTTTTCTCGTAAAGTGAAGGGTAATGATAATTGTCAAATCCTAATAGATTTTTATAAGGAGAGACATTACGATTTTCTTTTAATGGCTGGTTTTTAAGAATATCTTGGTAGCTTATGATCTTACTAGTAACCATCTTATTGATTACGTCATTATATTTCTTAGCTTCTTCTGTTGAAGCAACATCATTATAAAGATCTTTAATAGATGAAGCTGCTTTATTAGCTTCTTCTTTTACAGCTGCATATTTAGGATCTACTTTATCGGAAACCTTTTTAATTACAGCTTCCATTGTATTTGCTCTTTTAGTAGGATCTTTTTCCTCCGATACCGATAATAAATCCGCAAGTACATCTGGGTAATTAGGTGCCTTAGTTGCTGCAAACATATAGCACTTAAAAAATAGAGATATTACTTCGCTTATAGTTTTTACTGCTCCTGATGTTTCACCTGCTGCTCCAGTTCCCCCAGTTCCTCCAGTTCCTCCGGTTCCTCCAGTTCCTCCTGTAGATCCAGATGCTCCTTTATTAGATCCAAAAAGCTCCTCCGCTTTCTTTGCTGCAAGTTTTTCTGTTTCTGTGCCACCTCCACCAGTTGCACCAGTTCCTGCTGCTTCTTGTTCAAATATTTGGGTATAGCTGCTAAAATTTAATATGTTACGATATTCCATTTATTTATTTTTTTATATATTTATTTTTTGGGATTTATATCATAGACTCCTAAGGGAAGATTGGTAATACTTTGATCTTGTTTAAATTTCCATACAGCTTTTTTAAAATCCTCAACATATTGTTCGGGCATTTGTACACAAACTCTTTTTATCTTAATATTAATTATATCATCATCTATTACATTCTTTTTAATCAGATCTGCCTTAAATAATTCCGGTCTATAAACATTAGTATTATCACCTTGTACACCCGTAATAGGAACGTTTATACTGCCAGTGCCTGATATAGAAACAGTAACAAATTGTTCAGCTTCAGCTTCTGGAGAATTTTTAATAGTGGCTTTACCTACAGTGGCTTTACCTTTAATAAATTGAATTCTTTTTTTGTCAACAAAAGGGTAATTATTTAGATCCTCTATAGTTTTGTCTCTTCTTCTTTCTGCTAATCCTTGATTATCAAATCCTTTAGCTCCTACTGCAGAAGCACCGCTATCAACAACAACTTTAACTGTGCCATTGGTATTCAGTAGAAGATCATTAATTAATTGAACTATTTCAGTAAACTTCTTAGATGCTTGATCTAAAGAGTCTACACCAATTTTAAAATTCCCTGATCCTGTTGCTTTTACTTCCTTAGGAATATCTACACCATTAGGGTATTTTGCTTTCATACGGTCAATACTACTTGTATCCTGTCCAGTAATAGATTCGAATGTTTTTAGATATTTCATGTTCTATATATTAATATAGACTATATATCCTTTTTTTTATTATTCCTCCTTAGATTTTCTGATCTTGATATTGCTTCTAAATTATTTGGATCATCATTATATCGATCTCCATCTATATGTACAATAACGTGACCTTCTGGAATAGCCCCAAATGTTTCCTCGTAAGCAACTCTGGGTCTCCTAGCTCTTTTTCCTGTACCGTTCCAAAGATAAGCGCAGTCTTTTTTCATTACCTGAACACCTCCACTCCAACATGTATGATTTTCCCCCGTATGGTGATCTCCTTTAGTGAATACAGTATCGGATTTTCCGTTAACTCCTTTCTTTCCTTTATTCCACGGAATTAATCCTTTAGAGAATTGGCCTTTACTATTTCTCAATATTATTTGATTTTTTTATAAATCCAGCATCCATCATTTATACCTGCAAATTTAGGTATACTCAAATAGTCACATTCTTCAAAATCCCGATAAAGAGCTTCAAAAAAATTATCGTCACCTGTACATCCGCCATCACTTTCTCCTATATAGATTAAATATGTTCCCACTTTCATGTTTGATACAACTTCATGAGCCATTGGATTATCATAAGGAGGCCAAGCCATAAAAACATTACGATCTTCATATTTTTTGACCGCTTCGCTAGCATTTAATTTCTCGATCTTACAATGGAATTTACCATCTCTACACCATCCATTTTTTTTATTTGGCTGTATATCAGTTGGTATGATATCAGCTCCCTGTACTATTGCTATGCTTTCTGTGTAGCCAAAACCACAGCCAACGGAAACTATCGGACCATACTCTAATAATTTAGTGATCAATTCCTGTGTTGGTACGTGCCATGATGTTCCTACCCTGAATTTCTCTCTCCTTCCGTAGATATCCCCGATATTATCAAGTTCTCTCATTTTTTTCATCATACTTAAAAAATCCATATTTGGAGATACTATCTCTTTTATATCTTCTGGTGCAAATACTATATTATCCATAATTTTTTAATTAGATTTTAGTGAACCAATACAGACATTATTATCTGTTATATCCTCTTTATAACCCCATATATCAGAAGTTATCATATGACAAGCATGTTTTTTGTTTTGAATCTTTCCTATTCCTTCGATAGTTTTAACGTACCCTGGCCAAGATTTACTGTGTGAATCATCCTTAGTCCATGGACATTCTTTGCATGGCTTTCTATCCATTTGCTTTACAGGTTAGGCATCCATTTTCTATTAATGGGTTACTTCTTTCTCCTGGACTTCCTTTATACTTAATCCAAGGGCCAGAAGGATCTCCTTCGCCGTTCCATTTATTCAGTGCCTCAAGAGCTTCTGATTCTGTCGGATAACAATATCTTCCTAGATACCCAATTTCCGTCATTCCTATTATTAATCCAGTAGTGAAAATAAAATCTTTCAGTCCGCAAATACCTTTTCCTGGTATCTCTTTGATTTCTGAATATCCTTCTGTCTCTAGGTATGCTTTTAAATCCATATTGTTATTTTTATAAAACAAATATAGAAACATCTATTAAAACAAAAAAATGATTCCTGCTATATTAATAGATTTATTTCAAGTAAAATTCTAAATGCTCCCAAACACTATTATATAAATCCTCGTGTGCATCTCCATCTTCGTCTCCTGAAATATCAACTATATTCTCGTCAAGCAAGTCGTCTACAATAATGCTTACCATATCTTCAAATTCTATATTTCTTGGATCCATCGAATCATATTTTTCTTCGATAGATGATTTTTGATTTTTTGTCAGTTCCATATTATTTTATTAATTAAATTTTTTGGTGCATTAATGATTCCAAATATATTCTTGATTCGGCAATTAATGCTTCCTCACACGATCCATCTTCATCTTCAGTTAAATTTATAACACCTTCCAATATTATATGATTCACTGACATTTCGAGTATATGCTCAAATGAAGGATCCCTTTCTTTTATATAAAAATCGTAATGATCCCTAATAACTTTTTTTTCCTCGTGTGTTAATTTCATTTTTTTATTAGTTTGTAGTCAGGACAGGATTCGAACCTCTACGATGATATGACACCATCTACGTTAGCAATTACACTTGCTCATCTTCGGGATGTGAACCCTTTTACGTTAGCGTCTACCATTCCGCCACCTGACTATAAAGATCTTTTTACAGATCTTTAAAAACACTAAACACTTCTGAAATAGGTGTTTCATTATTGAACACATGAAGTGTATCACCATTCATTGTTCTAGCTCTCATCTCAATACTAATAGTCTCGTGATTGTAATACATTGCGTATCTTCCACTTTCAGCATTGAACCAAAGGATATTTCCCATTCCCCCGTCTTTTACGGACTTAACCTCGATATCCCCTTCGGATTTCCAGATCACTGCTCCCATAAGAGCTAAAGAAATCTCTTGTACGCCCTTAGCGTGGTGATCGGCTCTACCTAGAACACCATTGAAGTAATCTTTCAGCAAATCTGCTGATTGCATTTTAACAGCCATAATTATGATATTTGTTAATTAATAATAATGTAAATGTATAGATTTATCTATAAAGAAAAAAATGATTTCTTAAAAAAAATCATTCCCATATAAAATATGTAGATTTATCTTTCTGGTGCTCTACATATCCCGCAGGATTATATTGAGATTCATCGAAAGTACAGGAGTATTTGTGCCCAATATATCTTGTAGTAAGTCCAGGAAATGATCTAGATCCACCTTCTCTGTCTATTGAACCACCTGATATTAATTGATCCTCTCTGACATCAACACCAAGTTCTTCTGCTATTCCGCGAATTAAAGAATTCAAAGGGTCTTCACCTATTTCCATTTTCTCCGACATTGAAGATTCTTTCACTCTAGTTCTTTCTCTTCCGTCTTTAAATATTTGTTTTTCTTCTTTTAGTTTAAGACCTTTATAAAATATCTCGCACATTACAAATTCTATCTCTCTTACAAGAACACCATTTTTATCCACCAGCGAACATTCATTGGATTCTATTTCTTTCGCTAAATGTTCTATAGTTTTTGCGTAACCTTTACCCCATTCATTAATAGAAATACCATAACTGATTAGATATGATTTTAAATCAGTATTACTACCAGATTCTAAATTTTCAAATTGTCTAGAAGAAAGAATGTATTTCATATTCTATATATTATATAAGAACACAAAAAATATTTCTTATTTAGAATAATTAGCCCTTGCTTTTTCCCATATTTTCCCAAGATGACTCTGTCCGATCCAAGAATCTTCTTCAATTAGAGCACCCCAAAATAAATTACTTCCTCTTTTACCACGAGAAGCCACATCCTCATATATTGGAAGATTATCCGTTTTTAATAGCTCTTTTAAAAGATCAGGATGCTGAGATATTTTTAATTCCACACACATCTCCATGTTTTTTAAATCTTCTGAAGATAGAGGTGTAACTGCAATCTTACTAATGTCGCCAGACTCTTTAAGACGCTTCATTATACCCTTAGCTTTCAATTTAGCACCCATCGGGCTTTTCTCGTCCCGTATCTCTTTCTGTATCAAGGGATCGTTAAAACGAAGAGCTTGAAATAGAGCTTCGGTAGTTCGCCAAACTTCGCCGTTGTATGTTACTGGATGTGGTGACATATTACCTAACCAGCCATAAGGTAAAGCAACTTTAGTGAATGATATATACTTCATATTAACAGATTTTATATAGCAAATATAGAATATACTAATGAAATAAAAAAACGATTTAATGATACATTTAAAATCATTTATAAATTTTATCAACGAGGGTGCTTGGTACGAGGAAAATGGGAAAAATGTAAAAGTTTTTGTTTCTTTAAAAAATGATCCTAATAATCCGAACGAATTATTAAAAACCCCATATCTAAATGGAGACAACTTTAATAAAGTTGGTATGGGAGGTATTAAAGTTTATTATGGATTACATCCCAAAACACCTTATTCAGGGGTAAGGGGAGCAAACGGAGATCCAGCATCTCAAAGAGCTAAGGGATACATCATGAATAATCTTAAAGATTCAAACCCTGATATTTTTTCAATGGCCACAGGAGAAACGTTAGAAGGATTTATTCAAGGAACTGCAATTAAAAATTTATCATCGAAGAATATAAACTATATAGTTACTGTGGGATCATCACAGGGATTAGTAAAAACTATGAGAGATTCTTTATTAAATTTATACCCGGAAGCAAATGTAATAGATTTAACTAAGATTGATTACTTTAATGCAGATGATGCAATAGATAAAGAAGCTTTAGAAAGAGCTATCCAAAGGGAAATGGAAATACCCAGATTTGATTCTGATAAAAACCCTATAGATAGATTTTCTACCACTGCTTCTCTTGTAGAAGATTGGGCAAAAAGAATAGCAAAAAGTCTTAGAGAAAGAATAGAAGGTGGTGAAGAAAATCCCTCATTTAATATTAAATCAACAGGTATTAAAGGAAGTGTAAGATCCCTTCTTAGACCTAAATATAATACAGCAAAAGAAGAATTCGTTGACGCGGTAGTAGATTGCGTATTTGGTAACGAAAACGGGGATACTGGAAAAATGCTCATAATAGATGATAACACCCAGCATTTTGTAGATTTTGCAAATATATCAAATAAAATAATCGAGATTCTTGCAGGAATAATAGATATCACTTCAAATAAAACACAAGAGGCTTTATTATCCAGTAATTTATTTGATAATATTATAGACAACTACAAAAAACGTAATGCAATAAGAAAAGCAGAAGCTGACATAGATAATATAATTCCAGATATTAATGACGAATCTATTAAAAAAAGAATAGAAAACAATATAATAGGGTATGTTCTGTACACATTCAATAGTCAAATATCACACGAAACATATACATTAACAGCAAAACAAAGATTAGAAATAGGAGCTAGAGTTTTTGCTTTAATAAATCAAGTTAAAATGCAAATACCAAAATATAGATACATTGATGCTGCTCAACCTTTTGCTATTAAATCGATTGCTAAAGAAAAAGGGATAGGGTCAGAAGAACAAATAAAAGAGATGTACAAAGAATATTTAATTAAAAATAAAATTCTTAATAACCTCAACTGGACAAGAATATGAAACACTTAATACTTTTTGAAAATTTCTTTAATGAAAAAGAGCCTACACCAATATCAATAGGAGGTATAGAATCTATGATATCTAATAAAGGTAAAACGCCTTTTATAGTTGCAGTAGATCCCAATATAGAAGCAGAATATATTTCTGCAGGATCTAATAAATGGCAAGAACCAGGATCAATCACTATGGTAAGAGTTAATGATCTATCTAAGATATTAAACAAACAGATAGTAATAAGTCCACACGGATATAATATAAGAGAAAGACCCACGGTTATCCTAGTATCAACTAGAGATTTTTCTAAGCTTTCTGAAATAATTTTAGATAACTCTTATTCGTTCATTGTTGATTCTCCGCTTTATGGAATAATCACCAATGGAATAGATTATTATAAATTGAAATAACTAATTTACGAATTTACTATCAATTATTAGTACATCACCAACAATGATGTGGGAAATTCCATTATTCTGCAAAAATAAAGTTGCTGAGGTGTTAAATTCTAGTCCATCAATCTTTCCCTCTTCGTTAACTACCATTATCTTATTATCAGGAATTCTGACAAATTCTATATAACCTTTAACGCAATCCTGCATTTCTTTTAAAGTTATCATCTTTCCAGAAAACTCTATTTTTTCTGATTTACCTGATGACTTTAATAAAATTCCGTGAGCTTTCATATTAATTTAGATTATTAAGTATTGAATATTTATTTTTAATATCTTCAATTTTTTTGTAGTCTGTTCCCACTATTGCATCTCGATCTGGAGATTCTATACCTTTAAGAGATCTTTTAATAATAATAGATTCCACCGTGTCTATATAATCTTTATTTAGACAAGAAATCATAATGGAAAGTGCAACTATATTTAACATTTTTGAAATTTCTTCATAATCTTTTATATCATCCTTCGCCTTCAATTCCATTATAAATCTAGTGTCAAACGTATTAGAAACAAATCCCTGTAGATTATTAAAAGGAATTGCTGGAAGCCCATCATACAGTTTTTTAATCCCATCTTCCACATTATCAATATTGCTATATTTCTGTCTTATTAGACCAGTATTTCTGAATTTAATGTCTGGATTTTTCACTTTATTTGTTACATTCTCAGTGTACCATTTCCACATAGATTCAAATGTCCCATGTCCAAGATCTCCAATTAATTCACTAAACTCCTTCGTATTACACATATAGAGAGTTGCAGTGAGTTTAATCATATTACCAATCCTTCTATCATTCTCTGTCTCTAAAAAATCCTCGCCAATAGAAAAAAATTCAGTGCCTAAAAATAATCTCCCTTTCTGTTTTTTACTTCTTCCTTCCATATCTTTTAATTTTTAATTGTGATGCAAATCTATAAAGCATAAATCGTATAAAAAAATGATTTATTAAGATGTAAAATTCTTTATCATCTGGTAGATCATTTTATAAACTTTTATTGAAGCCCAGATCACAAAATAGATCAATGCTACAAGAAGGATTATGCTCATAATAAAAGGACTATTGAGTATATAAATAACTACTCCTATTAGAGCTAATAATAATAATGTGGTTGTTATATGAAGTTTCATTTTTTTGTTTATTTGGTTAATTATACTTTATACTAATTCTCTGCTATAAAGATTAGCTAATATTATCCTGGCTAATTTAAAATCTTTAGCCCTATTAAGTCTAAGTCCATAAGCAAAAGCTACGCATTTTAAATGTGGTAATGCTTCACTGATTGTCATTTTTCCTATTTCCATATTATTAATTTTGGTAAAAGTATAGATTAATCCAAAAAGAAAAAAATGATTCATATATAACTTATGATTAAATATTTTGCATACGGATCTAATATGGATATGACAAGACTATCTAATAGAGGTGTAAATCCAGAAACGAGGCACAAAGGCACTCTAAAAAATTGGAAATTAAAATTTAATAAGAAAGCATCTGCAGGAGATTGGAGCTTTGCCAATATAGAACAGTCAGAAGGAGATATCGTAGAAGGATTAGTTTTTACGATAAAAGAAAGCGATCTCAAACTACTTGATAAATTTGAAGGGGCACCAAAACATTATAGAAGAGAGATCTTAGAGATAGAAACTGACAGAGAAGCAATTAAGTGTATAACTTATATAGCACAGCCTGAACATATAATGGAAGGACTACTTCCAGTAAAAGAGTATATGGATTTTTTGATAAAAGGATCGGCATTATTATCTTGCGAATATCAAAAGATGCTACTAGAAATAGATAAAACGATTTAACCGAAAAAGTATCCGAGTAATCCAATAAATGAAAACCAAATAATCACATAAATAATCGGGTGTATTTCTCTCTTATTTTCTTTCATAATCTATATTATTTGATATTCTTCCAATCAGGTGTTATATTAAATATAAGATCTACAATCTTTGACTTAGCATCAGAAGAATTATCATATGTGGGTACAGGGATTTGTTTGTCTTCTGAATTATAAATTTGAATAATCTTTTTCATATCCGCTGCTTCAATCTTTCTCCTTTCACCTTCATTGTCTCTGATAACATAGAAATCTCCTCTAGTGCTTTTCCAAAAATCAGAAAGAGTCACTCCACCTTGATAAATTGGAGATTTAGAAGTGATCTTATAATCTTTAACACCATTAGGTCCTTTGATTCTAAGAGCAGAATGTGTAGCATAATCCTCACCATGTTTTCTCATTGTCTTCTTAACCACACAAAATTTATATGCAGTATCTGGCTTATGTAGCTGAACCCAATCTGTGGCTTCACCTGTGGGATGAGCATAAATTCCAGATTCATTTACAAAGTCTTCGTATTTAGAAATATTTCTCATATATTATGCTATTGCAGTTACGAATTTTTCGGTGAGATTTCCAGATTTATGTATAACCTCTTCATAGCCTTCTTTACCTTCATATTTTTCAAGTCCGCTATAATCGCCAGAATGACCTAATCCTCCTCTTCTTGCTATCTCATAATGTTTGCCATCTTGGATCTTTGTTAAAGGAACAGACACAACTAACTTATTTCCTCCTAATTCCATTTTAATATTTTTAATATCTGGCTTGGCACTAATAGTTTTAAGGTATTCATTTAATTCTAAAGTTAGCACATTCAGAAGCTGATGTATGGTATCTCCTTTACCTCCTTTAGCATGTTTAAGAAGAAATCCGGATTGTGGGCCATCATAAATAATATTAAAAGCGGTAGGAGTTTTATTTATAGCAATCTTAGGAACTGTTTTATCGTTAACTTTACTTACCCCATTCCAAAATGCTTCCTTTCCAAAATGAGTCCAACAGTCATTATTTGGACAAGAAGACTCATCATTTCTTGTAGGAGATACAGGACCGCTAGGAGTAGAAGTCGAGGTCTCCTCTGATTTATCTCCGAAGCCTAATGCTTTAGCAAGTATGTTAGCATCCGGAAATAATTGTTCATTAATAAATTGGTCTATTGATTTAATATGCTTCATATACTATATATCTCTATGAATTATATATTAGATTTAAGATATTCTATGTTTCTATAATGTACCATTTACCTTCGAAGTCTTCCACAAGACATGTGGTATTCTCACAGAAATCTCCGCTATTCATATAATCAGACTCTAGTTTTGGTTGGTGTATATGTCCACATACTGCAACATCATACCCTTTCTCCCTTGTTAATCCCTTAGCATTTTTTTCAAAGTCGTCTATGAAGTTAATTGCACCCTTTACTGACTGTTTAATTGTCTTTGCCAATGAATAGTAAGGGAGATTAAATTTTTTTCTTATGAAGTTGTATAAAGTGTTTAATCTGATTACGAAATCATAAGACCATCCACCAACAACTGCTAGCCATCTCACTTTCATAATAACAAAATCTAGAACATCTCCATGAAAGCAATAATAACTTCTACCGTCTGCTCCTATGTGTGTGTACTTTCTAACAATCTCTATATTATTTAAAGTGAATGGAATAAATGGTTTTAGAAAATCATCATGGTTACCTCTGATGTAAATCACCTTAGTGTCTTTCTCAGATCTTTTCATAAACTTTCTGAACACCTTTGTGCATTCAGGTTTCCATTTATTGCTTCCTTTCAATGCCCATCCATCTATAATGTCTCCATTAAGTATTAGAGTCTCTGATTCATTCTCTTCTAGAAATTTTATAATCTTATCAGTCTGTGATTGTCTTGCTCCTAGATGCAAGTCGCTCATTATTATAGTTCTCCACTTTTTCATTTCCAATACCCTTTATCACTTTCAAAAAACTTCTTATTGTTGCTGTTAAAGAAAGATCCCAGCATCAACTTTAGCATATACCATATTCCTTTGGATTCGAATCTTCTAGGAGGAGTGTACACAATATTGTTTATTCTTCCGAATTTTTTTGGTGTTATTTGTTTGGAAAAAATATAATCCTCTGCAACTTTTATATCCTCGTCAAATCCTCCAATTTCTTTGAAAGTATTTGATCTCACTAACATATAACCACCAAGACAAAAAGGAGTGGTCCATTTAGATGCCATTTGTATTAAATCGAATGTCTTATAGACATAATTATATTTACCATTGTCAGATCTAAATTTAGTGGTGACTAAATCTAATACGTATTTGTTTATTTTTATAATAGATCTGATAATCACTTTGGGATCTAACAGAAATACATCTGCATCCATGAATAGAACATATGGTGTTGTAACTAGTTTAAATCCGTTGTTTCTTGCCTTTGCGGGAAGTCCCCCGTCCATTAAATGAAGATCAAACATATCTGTCGTGCGTCCATACTCTAATCTTTCGATTAAATCTTGCTTTGTTACACCGTCATTAGAAGCGTCACAAACAATAACTTTAACACCATTAATACCTGATTGATAATTTAAAAGGTCTAAGGTTTTTAGAATGGTATTCTTTTCGTTTTTACAAGGAATAACGATAGTTAATTGATCCGATAATTTAATCATTCGATTATTTATTTTTTAGGAAATCCCCCATTTATTTATATATTCCTAAAAAATTAAGAGAAGATACGAATTAGTAAAAAGTAATCTTATTTTAACGTGAAACTGAATTAAATTGATTTATATTGTCCTTATAATAAATGATATACTCGATTCCTCTGACCAATCTATAATTTTAGCCTGATCCCTGTTCAAGTCAATCTCACCACCATCTCCATCATACCCTACTGCATCTTCTGAATTAAGAAATTTTTCAACCTCTATAGGATCATCGATTAATACACTTGATCCATATCCGAAATCACTATCAACTTGTAATACTATTTCACTAGTGAGTGTCACTGAGTAATTATTCTTGATATGATCAAAAACACCTAATTTCTTTAAGCTGATTATATATTTTGATTGTTTGTAATTAGCTCTTTTCAAACCATCGCTCAGTGAATCACCCCAATCCAAGAATTCTTTATAGCTAGAGAAATCTCTATGTATAGGAATCAATTCTATATGGCCAAGTTTTAATGTACTCATATTTTTCTATATATAAAACAGTAATAATATCCAGTATCTTCAAATGATTGACAACTGTCCATATGAACATCAGATTCTTCACCATCTTCATCAAATCCATAACATTCCTTTCCTTTATGAAAGTTCTCTATTTCATCCTCGTCATCTATCATAACCAAATTCCCATCATCTGTAACAACATCAATTTGGGTCACGACACTAACTTGGTATAGATCACTAAAATTTCGATAAATTTTTAATTTACTAAATTCATCTACTATATACGAGCTAACATCTACTAAAGTGAATTTATATTCGGAACCCAATTCACTTAAATAATCTTTAAGATCACTATAACAATGAAAGTAACTCTTATTTGGCTCAATTGGGATTAATTCAATATGACCAATTTTTAAGGTTCTCATATTTATTTCTTTATATTATTATATACCTATTACCCAAACAGTAGGATCAACATGATTATAGAAATGCCAGAACATTCTTCTTCTACCACCCACAGTGTAATAGTTACCTCTATATAGTATAAACTGAGTACAAGGTAATTCTCCTCCGCTGGCTTCGACACGATTAAAATGAGCTATTGATCCTTTTATGTAAATCCAGAATTGAGCCATGTTTATAGTGATATCAGGATACTTCTGTACAAGACCTAATGTGTTACTAATAGTCGCATCATCTAATCCTGCAGCGATTGCTTTATTGTATTCTCTCTCACATTCATCTAAAAAATCTGGATTTTTTTCTAAAGCATCCCAATCGTGATTCTTAAAATTAGAACTTAATCTTGGACGTATATAATCTAAAGGCATCTTTTCCATCTCCCCTTGTTCAAACAATTCACGACACCAAATAATAAGGGGAATAAACCTTGGGTCATTCTGCTCCGCTAGTATTAAAAGTGCTTCAGTTGTGATCTCGTCAGACTTACTAGGTGGATCTACGTGTTTTTCTAACCATTTAGGCTCGCCATTAAATCCGTCTGCTTTGATGTCAAATATCTTCTGATCAATATCAGAAGGAAGAAGAGCCTTTAACTCCGGATAATTCTTAAAAACTCGGTAGAATTCTTTAAACTCATACTCTGGTTTTTTATAGACCGGATTTTTCTTAGCTAAAAAAGCTTCAAATAGTTTTATATGTTTCATAATTTATCCAATTTAATTCTTATCATCTCCGAATCCAAATCTTCTCATCATAGATCCTCCTTTTATCATACTAGCATCGTCTCTCATTATATCGCTAAATACATCAGCAAAAATTGGATTGTTACCCCATTCTTTACCCACTTTAGCATAATCTAATACATTATTATTTTTTAAATCTAATAACATCTTACGCATCTTAGATTTACCAGATTCACTATTAGCATATTCCTCAACAATCACTCTTAGATCTTTATCACCTAATAATTCAGAAACAGTTTTAAAGAATTCTTCTATCTTATTATAATCCCAATTATTTAACACTTCTAAAATTTTCGCCTTGACCATATCTAAAGGATCGGGGGTGTAGGAATCACCGGATTCATATGCTGCTATAATATCTTTTAATATCTGAATAGCGGTATTAGATTTTATTACAGAAATCTCATCCATTCTCCATGTTGCGATAGTCTGTTTAGAGAATTCTTTAATTTTATTTAGAAATGCTTTATCTAAACCTTTGAATGTTTTAACCTTCGTTTTAAAAGTTCCAACCTCAGGAGATCCTTCTAATGTGATATCTATTTTACTATTAAGAAATAGTCCTTCGCCTTTATTAAAAACTCCTAGCGGTGTTACGTTTTTTAATGTGACCACTAATTCGTAAGGATCATTATCAGAAATACTAGGAGAGAAATCTAAAATAGAATCGAAAAACTTATATGAAGGAGTCTCTAAAACCTTCATGGGATCACTAATATATTTATCTGATTCCGCCATCGCTTTAGTAACAGCTTGATCTGCTAAATCCCCATTATATTTTCTACTAAGTTCTAATACATTTTGATAAAATTTGTTGCCCTTTATCTTATTATATGTGTTACTACCAATAATTCCGCCAAAAACAAAATCTTCAAATTCAGAAGATTTTACTCCTCTTGATAAAGCATTAGCCAAATAATAAATGTACACATAATCAAAAACTTTATCCCATGTATCCAATTTAGCATTCTGTGGTCCCACTTGATAAGCACCATAATAAAAAACACCATTCTTAGTGATCTTAAAATCATACGAAGGTCCATCTATTCTAATAGAACCTCCTCTAATTATATTAAGGTCGATTACCATTCTGGGTATTAGAGATTGTAAATTTCTAAAGGATGGCATTTGTTTTAATTTAGCTAACTCATTCTCATTCGTAGGAAGCTCTAAACTGTGCGTCTTACTTTCAAAAAGTGCAAATGACTTAAGATGTTTCATACTACTATATATCTAATTATTATCACACAAAAAAAGACCCTAAGGTCTTTTTGATTTTACGAGAATTTTATTTATTTATTTTCAATTAGTAACTCTCCTACAACCTCTATTTTACCTACAAGCTCTTGAAATTTCACCTGAGATATATTCATAGAGTTTCTAGTGGCTTCATAAAGATCTGTAAGTAAATCGTCATACTCAGATTTAAGAGACTCCATATCTAATTCGCCATCTACACTTTTTTGGTAATAAGGAAGTTTAACATGAAAATGATGATATGTTAATAAAGCATCGCCACCTTTTTCTTTTGCAGCCTTAGATATTTTTGTTGCACCTGCTAATCTATTTTCTGCAAATTCTTGAATGGTCTCTTTTTCCTCGTTTACCCCGGAATTTTCTTTCACACAGTTAGGTACAGGTCTACCGTCTTTATCTTTGGTTCCAATTTGCTTGTAGCCAGCCCAGCAAGGTCCTTTTTTTTCGAGTATAAATTTATCGTATGCTAATATCATATGCTATATATCAAAAAAAGATATATAATAGAATGAAAAATATTTTTCAATACTCCAAATTCATTAATGAGATGTGGGACACAATCCCAGACATCAATGTCATAAATAGAATCCCAGCAAGAGATGAAGATATCACATACGAATTTGAAATAGACGGAGCTATATACAAAGTGTTCATCATGGTGAGAAGGTGGGAAGACAACACAGCCACTCTGGAAATACATTTTGCATCTAAATCAAAAATCACAGACACAGAATACTCAGACTCACTCACAGGAAGAAACAACATGCAGGATGTTATGGGAAGTGTGTGGTGGGCAGTAAAGGAATGGGCTAAAGAAAGAAGCAAAGGAGGAGACCTAGCATCTATTATAGTGGTAGCTAAATCTGAATCTCAAGGAGACGAAAGAAGATCTAAGATATATGCCAACTTCATAGCGAAGAAAGCTCAAGAAGCAGGAATGATCATTACAAAAACCGTAGACATCTCAGACGTATACAATAACTTGATGCAAAGCCTAAGGGATTCTAGTGCTATTGTAACTAAATATTCTATTGAGAGATTTCCTTTAGATAGGTTAAAAAGCCTATAATAATATAAAGAAATCCGGGTCTTCTTGTAGCATCACATAGTTACCTGCTTGAGCATATCTTACAGCTTCATCAGTTTCACTAGATGATAATTTACGTTCTTCAATCTTAATAAAAACAGCTTCAGGCGATTTTTGTCCAATCCTATTTAAAATATTCGTATCCACCATAGTACTATTGCGTAACACATAGAATCCTTCAGCAGCATCATTAAGAGATTCTAATGAACTTAAATCAGAAGATGTAGATAAATCAAATACGCCCATAGGAGGATTACCTAATATATCAAATACCTCCATAAATTTATGGAAGTCCCAAGCATTCTTTACAATAACAGGCATTATCATTCTAGCTTTAGCCATAATCTTCTCCATTCCTGGAATTCCTTTAAAAGTAGCTCTAATATTTCTTTCGAAGGTTATTTTTTTATTAAGTGTATCAGCTAGATCATTAATATCTCCATACGCCTTCCACGAATTGTATCCAGTACCTGCTTCGCTAAGATTAAATGATTCAAATATTCTAATGTGTTTCATATGCTATATTATATATCCAAGATTAAGAATATTCCTAGTAAATAAAAATAAACCCAAATGATACAATTTTTTCTATAACCCTTAACAGCCTCAATATAGATCTAAATGATGCCTCTTTTAATCATAGTCTTTAAAATAGACACAGGAGAAATTCCAGGAACTAGAAGAAATTCAAATTCACCATTATCTAAATCAATACTTTCTATTAAATCATCAATTTTATAATGTGAACTTATTCCGATTTTATCCTTGATATAATCATTGATAGAAGGAAGTATAGCAACCATACTATCATATAAATCTTTAATACTAGGATCCTCCGTATCGAAATAAAAATCTTTATACGATGGCTCATTAGAAGAGACACGTTCATAATAATCATACGAATTAACACTCATTGACCAACCAGCACCAGTCATATACTCTTCTGGATCCTCTTCAACTATCTCAGTAACCATCGCCTCAAATCCCCATAACAAATAATCTTCGCCATTAGGATACTCATCATGCTCTATAAATATTTTCTTAGCAGATTCTTCATCCTTATCAATGATAACCATGATCTTTCTAAAAGTGTAATCAGGACCCCCATTGGCCTGGTAATCTATAATCCATCCTTTCATATCTTATATATCACACATAATTCAAGAGAATTCTAAGCCATCTTAGATCACGGCCCCTGGGCCATATCCAAAGTTAAGAATATTTTCTTCGAATAAAAAATGTGATCATTTTATCAGTCCTCTTGCTAAAAGACGGGTAACTATATCTGGACTAATATGGACATTATAGTCCCTAACTAAAGCACTTAGTAGAGGAAGCACTTTCTCCAATTCTTTAGCGAATTCACCATAAGAGTAAAATTCCAATTCAGCATCAGGAAACTCCTCATCATCATCCAAATGATTTCCATAAAATCTCGCAGCCTCTTGTATATTAGTATAAGGTGCACTAATTTCTATGTGACAATCCGTTATGTAATCATCCTTCCCATCTATAACATCGGTGAAGAAATCACCGATCTGTCCGAAATCCATATTAGTGGGATTCTTAAAATTATCAATCTTCTTAGAAACATCAAGCCATGTGTCTTTTAAATCTCTAACTAAATTAAATTTTATTTCATCAGGAGAATCACCGGAATATAATCTATAAGTGCGATACGGTCCTGCAGATCCATCTGTAATCTCCCAAGCATTAACAAAGTAAATCATATCTTATATATCCACACATAACCAAAGAGAATTCCAAGCCATCTAAGGCTAAAGGCCCCCTGGGCCACTTCCAAAGTGTGTAGAAAAATCTAAAAGCCCGGAGGGCAAACTATTGTCGCACAAAAAAGCCAGCTAGAAGCTGGCTTAATATATTATTTAGATCCTGAGATTACATACCAGCCCAATTATCGCTTTCGTCATCTAAATGATCAAAGAAATCGTCAACAGACATAGATTCTGTTCCATTGTTTCCTTGATAATGAGTGATCATTCCTCTTTCTAAAGCAAATAAAGGAAGACCTCCATATTTCGGTGTGCCTTTTGTCTCCACATCCGTTCCGTCTGGCATAGTAATGTATTCGTAATCATCCACATTAATTTCTCCTGTGGTGCAAGCTCTCCATTCATTTTGACTCTCCCATTCGATATAAGCAAGTCCTTCTCTTCCGTCAATCAAAATGTCGTATAAATTCTCATCCGATCCAAACTTAACTGCAACTTCTTTATAGGATTCGGAAACATCTCTAAGTTCCTCTGCAACATCATTTGGAAATATACCATACCAAATTGAGTCTTCTTCATGGAATAAGAATACTGATTCTCCCATTCTTGTAACGTCCTTATAAGTAGCAGAAGAATCTGAACTCATAAATTGTTCAAATAATTTTACGTGTTTCATATTTAATT